CTGAAAACAAGCATAGTGGAGAAAAAGATGTCGATTACATCTTATCATATGACGTTGCTCGTGCTGAAGGCGCACAAGCGGCAAGTTGTGCTTTATGTGTAATCAAAATCAAACCACGTGGAGATGGCACTTATGTACAACACTTAGTTAATATTTACAGTTTCAAGGGTTCGCACTTCCGTGAGCAAGCATTATTCTTGAAGCGAAAAGTCAATGACTTCAAAGCTCGTATGCTTGTAGTCGATGCCAACGGTGTCGGTAAAGGCTTAGTTGACTACTTGGTTCTTGAAATTGACGAAAACCCTCCCTACAGCGTTGTAAATGATGAAACTTGGGATAGATGGAAGTTGGAGAATAGCTTACCTCTGATTTATGCAATGTCCACCAATAAACGTGAAATGAAGGCTTCTGACATTCATAGCGTGTTTATTCAGGCTATATCGCAACAACGAATCAAGATGCCATACAGTGAGTCGCAAGCAATAGCGGCATTACCGAACAGCGTGAAAAAGGATGCAGAATTGATGGTTAAAGAAGTTCAAGGATTCCGCATGGTCGATCTTCTATGCGAAGAGATTATGAACCTTGAACACAAACAGAACAATAATCAGATCATAGTAGAGCAGATTTCCAAGAAGATTCAAAAAGACAAATTCTCTGCATTCGAGTATTGCCTGTGGTACATCTACACATTAGAACGGGAAAATCAGATTAGACGACAAGAGCGTGGAGATGCTTGGAAATATTTCGCTGTCCGTAAGCCAAGGTCTATTTTCGACAGGTAGGAGGTGAGTTGAATTGAGGGGCAAGAAAGCAAAGAACAATATTTACAGTACGGTTCCATTGGATTACAAAGCGATTGCCAGAATGGTAGTTAAAGACTTGAAACGTAGCAAAGTTTATAATAACTTCGTTGCGAACTATACGCGTGAAGATGTTCGAAGAATGCTGAAGAATCCGCATTCATATGAACGTCAGCTTCGACAGTTAAGTCAATTCTTGTATGCGCGTAGTACACACTATATGCGCTTGGTTGAACACTTTGCACTAATGCCTACGTGGTCTTATATAGTTGTTCCTACTGGTGTCGATACATCCAAGGTCAAGCCGAAGACCATGAAAACCCAATTCCAACGTTTTGCTGATTTCATCGAAACATTCAATTTGAAGCATGAGTTTAAAAAGGCATCGCTTGTTGCATGGAGAGATGATGTATTCTATGGTTACGAAGTTCGTAATGGAGATTCGATGCAATTCATGATGCTAGACCCTGATTACTGTGCTATTAGTAGCATGGAAGATGGAGTTTTTAACTTCGCATTCGACTTCAACTATTTTGGTTCTCGTCCATATGAGATGAAGCTACACATGTTTCCCGAAGAGTTTCAGGCTCGCTACCAATTGTTCGCGCAAGACCCGATAAATTATCGCTGGCAAGAGCTAAGTACAGATCGTCAAATTGTACTTAAAGTCAATGAAGATAGAATTTATGGTCTTCCGCCATTTGTGGGTATTTTTGAAGAACTTTTTGAAATTGAAGACTTTAAAAACTTGCGTAAAATTAAGGAAGAAATTAGTAACTATGCTGTTTTGGCTCAACAAATTCCAATGGATGAAAAGTCGCAGAACGCCAACGACTTTAAGATCGACTTGGATACAGCAATGCAATTCCACAACAAGGCAACTGAAGCGTTACCAGAACATGTTGGACTTATTACTTCTCCAATGAAAATCCAGAGTTTTTCTTTCAGTAAAGATAAGATTGATGTGGATAACGTTGCCGCCGCAGAACGAGACTTATATACGAAGATTGGCGTAAGTCAAATTTTGTTCAATACAGACTCATCTACAGCAGTGGGAGTTGGGGCTTCTCTAATTACAGACGAAGCACTTGTATTTGCATGGTTGACTCAAGTCGAACGTTGGTTGAATCGACGCGCTAAGAAGGAAAATTCATTAAAAAACGCGCCATTCAAGACTCAACTGCTTAACGTGACACACCACAATCAGAAAGAAACATTTGAAATGATTCTGGAAGGTGCAACCGTTGGATTGCCTGTTAAAATGATGGCAGTGGCAGTTTTAGGTCTTTCTCCATCCGCAATGCTGAATATGACTTTCCTTGAAAACGATGTCCTTAACCTTCATGAGACTTTAGTTCCACTTCAATCTAGCCACACTCAAAATGGAAAAGATGGTGGTGCACCGAAGAAACCAGATGACAAATTGAGCACCGAAGGTATTAAGAGTCGCAATAAGCAACAGTCATAACGGCAAAGGGAGGTGAAAGTGATGAATGCGGTATGTAGGTCGATTCCTGTATATTTCGAGTCCCAAGGTGTTAGTCATCAAGACTCTCGTTTTATTCGAATGAAGTTTTGGTTGATGCATACTGGGAAAAATCGAAACAAAAGCTATTTCACGAAAGAAGTCGTGGAACAAGCGTTGCCAACACTTTACAACACTCCTATTTTGGGATTTATTGAAGAAGACAAATATGGTAACAAAGATTTCACCGATCATCGAAGCATAGTAGTGAAAGAAGATGGGCAGTACAAAATCAAGTACATCGGTCAGGCGTTTGGGATTATACCTGAATCTTGTAACCCGAAGTGGGAAATGAGAATCGGAGACGATGGTATCGAACGAGAGTATTTAACCGTTGAAGGGCTTGTTTGGAAGAAATTTTCAGACGCAGTTGATATTATTGAGCGCGACAAAGTTAAAAATCATAGTATGGAACTTTCAGACGTGTTCTCGGGTGAATATAAAAACGATGGCTTGTTCCACTTCTCGCGCTTTGAATTTGATGGGGCATGTTTGCTTGGAACTGGTGTTTTGCCAGCAATGAATTCGTCTACTGGTGAAATCTATTTTACAATGAGTCGCTTTATGGAATTCGTACAAGAGCAAATGCGCGAGTTGAAAGAAGTGCTGTTTTCTTCCATGACTAATACAAAAGAGGAGGTTGGACAAATGCCAGAAAAATTAGAACTATTGCAAAAGTTCTCCTTCACAGAAGAAATGATTGCCGAAAAGGGGATTGACCTTGAAGCCATTTCTGTCGAAGAACTGGAAGCAAAATTAAAAGAATTTAAGGACAATTCCGAAGTTGCAATTCAGGATGAAGAGGCTTCAATGGAAGACAACGTTGAATTTACTGCTGATGATGAAGAAGATAAAACAGTAATAGCCGAAGGCGAAGAGGAAGTTCAAACGGAGTTCTCACTATCTTCTTCGCAGATGACGGAAGAACTTCGTCGTGTTTTGCGTGACTTCCGCAAAGCATATCAAGACGATGTAAATATCACATATCAGGCTTTTTGGTATGTTGATAGTTTGCCAGAGTCAAATAAGGTTATTTGCTATGACGTTGACAACGATTATTATGTTGGAATCGACTTTTCAGTAAATGGTGATGCTGTTGCTATCAATTTTGATGCAGTGCAACGCTATAAAGCAGAATGGGTTCCAATGCAGAATTCGGAAGAAGCGCCTGTTGGAACAGATTTTGTGACGAGAGAACACATGGAATACATGTTGGCTCGACGCGAAAATGAAGTGCGTTCCAGTTTTACAGCAGACAATGAAATTACTGTTTTGCGAGAATCTGTTTCTAATTTGGAAGCAGAATTAAATGAACTTCGTTCGTTTAAAGCTAAAATTATAGAACAAGAGCGCGAGGCAGTGTTCACAGAATTTGCAACTCGACTATCTGAAGAAGAAATCGCGCAAGTTCGTGAATCGAGCGCAGAAATGTCTGCTGATGATGTCCGAAAGGAACTTTTGGCTATCTTTGGAGCGAAGGCAATTGCTGGAAATGGCAATTTCACAGCACAGAAGCCAGAAACAACCTTTGCTAAGAGTGGCGTAATGGGTGTATCAGTAACCATCAACGCCGATAAACCATACTCTCATATTCTAGAAAAACATTTAGGCAAACGCTTATAATGTTTTCAGAAAATATAAATACCAATTGGAGGTAACAAGTAATGGCATACGGTATCGTTCGTCTTGATAAAGTACGTGCAGTGCGTACTGGTGAAATCGAATCTGTTGTTTACGAAGCAGGAGACTTGCAGAACGGTTTCGTTGGGGTGGCAGGCGACCTAAAAGCTGGCGAACGCGAACTTCGCGTTTTGACACAACCAACCGACAGAACTGCAAAGATCGTTTTGATCGCAAACCCTGAAATTAACTACTCGGAGTACCTACGCACAGATTATGCGTTGGAGAACTTCTTCATTAAGGCTGGCAAAGCGGCACGTGCTTATCGTTTGGCTCGTGGAGATATGTTCTCTATCACTTACGATGTAGTTGATTTGATCGGTGCTACACCAACGAAAAATAACTACCTTGTAACACAAGCTGGTTCTTTCAAGTTGAAGGAAGTAACTACGTTGGATGGTACAGAAGGATTTGTTGGTAAGATCGCTGATCTCGAACAATGGGGCACTTCGACTGTGATTGGTTCCAATGGAACTATTGCACGTATTAACAAGTTTGTTGTAGTTGACGTTATCCAGAACTAATTCTGGTACGTCAATAATTTACGGAATTTTCCGACTAGGAGGTACACAACAATGGCATTCGAAAAAGAAGCATTGGTTAAACTTTGCGTCGATGGCTATAAAGGAAACGTAACGCAGTATTCGGTTGGCGAAGTTTCCGAAGTTATTCGCAAAGAGTTTATTGAATTGATGGGAACAGACAAGCCAAATCCACGAGAGTTTCGCGCACATGCTCCGCAAATCTATGCAATTCTGGAAGAAGTTCTGGATGACTTGATCACCAAAGGCATCACGCAGACTCGATTTTTCGATCAGTTTGTTGAATATCGTGATCTAAATCTGGGTGATCGTAATGAGTTTTACGTAGAAGACCGTACAACTCTATTCATTTCCGAAGTGGCACATGGACACTGGAATCTGCGTCGTCAGAAGTTGAACGTAGGTCAGTCCTTCCACGTAGACACTAAGGTCTATGGTGCGGCTGTATATGGCGACTTCCTTCGTTTTGTAACTGGACGTTTGGATTGGGCAGGTCTTGTAAACAAACTGCAAGAAGCAGTTCAATTGAAGTTGGCAGAAGATATTTACACTGGTTTCTTGGGCGCAACGCAATACTTGCCAACGCAGTTCAAGAAAACTGGCTCATTCGACGCAAACGCTATGAGCGACTTGATCCAACACGTATCTGTAGCTAATAACTACAAGCCTTTAGTTATTGCTGGTACACGTAATGCGTTGAAGAAAATTACTGGTTCTTATACGGGCACACCGTTCATGGCTTCTCAGAACATGCTTGACATTCTGAACCAGCAAGGCTACTTGAACGTATTCGACGGCGTTCCTTTGCTTGAAATTCCACAAGTGTTCAAGCGTAACACTTTTGACTTCAAGTTGGATGATAACGTTCTGATGGTACTAGCTACTGACAACAAGCCTGTCAAGGTTGTTCGCGAAGGTCAATCCATGATTAAGGAAGTATCTAGTGGTACTGAAAACTTGGATATGAGCATTGAACACATGTTCTTAACTCAGTATGGTGTTGCGACTGTGTTTAACAACGCATACGGTGTCTACACTGTTTCATAATTGATTGCGGGGATAGTTTTCTATCCCCTAATCTTATTACATCATAAGGGATAAATGGAGGTCACATAAATGGCAACATCAAAATCGAAAGCAACAGAAGAAGTTGTAGCAACGGAAATGAAGGAAGTAAAAGCGGCAACTGCCGAAACGGAATTGGAAGCATCTCACCAAGCTCCACAACGGAAGGAAAAGAAAAAGATTGATTTAAATGAAATGATTCCGTTGAAGAATTTGACTAGCGGATCACTAATTTATGTATCCAAGCGTACAGGTTTGATCACCGAATGGGAGAAACTTGGTGACGTGCAATACATGGAATGGCAAGAAGTTATGAATATGAAGTCTTCTCAACCACGCTTTACCAATGAGCCTTGGGTAGAAATCATGGATGAGGATGCAGTTGAAAATCTTGGGCTGAAATCGGTTTACGAAAAGCTAGTTCCTGCTGATGAGCTTGATCAATTCTTTATGAAGGCTCCCAAAGAAATTGAGCAATTCTTGCGCGTAGCTCCGCAAGGAACGCGTAAGCTAATCGGTGACAAGGCGGCAGAGCTTGTCCGTAATCGCCAACTTGTAAACGTTTTGACCATCAAAACCCTAGAGCGCGAATTGTCAATTGATCTTCTTGATTTGCTAGAATTGTAATTTGAAAAGGAGGTTGCTAACGATGGCAACGCCGTACAGTGCGGTATTCGACTCCTTTCTTATGAAAGTAACCGACTATAATTTTCTGAAGTTGTCGCAAGAAGACCTCGAAGAAGAACTGTTAGGTTTCATGAAATCATCAATTGTGAAATTTTATAAGTCTAAAATTGATCTTAGTGATAGAGATGACACCTTAAAGCAGTTCAATAAGACTCTAACAGATTTCGAGGTGGAAGTAATCGCGACTTTGATGGTCGTTGAATATTTGAAACCAGAAATTGTTAAGATGCAATTGATTCGCCAACAGTTGACGGATGCGGATTTTAAAATTTATTCCCAAGCTAACCATCTAAGTGCGATTTCCGATCTATACGACAAGATGAAGTCGGAAGCAAGTAAGTTAATTGTAGACTATTCATATGCGAAAGGGAATTTAGGTGATCTGAAATGATGTCGATGGACGAAAAAGCATTCCGCGACTACATTTCGGTACTAGCCAACAAGAAAATCTATAAGATTCTCCCTTTGTATGAAGAAAAGAATAAAGGAGTCTCTAAATATGTAGACTCCTTACTTCTTGAACTTAAAGGTCTTGGCAAAGTGTTCGAAATGTTGGACGCAAATGCAGACTATATTACACTTTTGGCAACTTTTGAAGCATTGTCGGATGAATGTTTTAATTTTGACGCAAGCAATGAAGTTGTTAAGCGCGAAGTGTTCAAGTGTATTACCGTAACAAAACGCATTCTCGAAACAACCACCAAACAAAAGGGGTTGTGATGTTTGTGGGATACTTGGACAAATACAGAAAACGTTTAGAAGCTAGTGGTATTGACGAGATTGATGCGTACAATCAGGCAACAAGCGACTTTATTAACGAGCAGTTCTCCAATGCGCCATCATACAGAAAGGCAAAGTTAAATGGTGTCGATCTCGATATTCGAGTAACTTTTGATAGTCAAGCGACAAAAGATAGCTTGGGTTCTCGAAAAAGAAATGTCTTATTCAGACCAAATACGAATGTGTCTTCTGGTTCCATTTTAGAGTTTGACGATCAAAAATGGCTGTTATTTGACGTTTTCAAAGATCAACTAGCGCCTAGGGCATCTGCCCAACTTTGCAACGACAATCTTCAATGGGCAGAAAAAGATGGGACTATTAGGTCATTCCCTTGTGTTGCAAGCAGTTTAAATCTTATTCGTTATCGCATTGATAATAATAAGTACGGAATCGACTCTCTAGACAACGGTTTGTTTGTGTTTGTGTCAATGAATCCCTATACTCTCTCGATTGTAGCGAGTCAAAGATTTATCTTTGGAAATCAAGTATTCGAAGTGTCTGGTTTAGATGAAAGCACATTCAATGGTGTAATTCAGATTATACTCCGTAATTCCTTAAAAACCGAAAAAGATGATTTAGCAGGTAAAATTGCTGATAATTCAGCGATTTATAAGAAGGCACAACCACATACGGGTAATGTCGAAATGTCGAACGGGGGTGGCGATCTGTGGTGATGAATCCTATGAATGTAAATTACATTTCTCCAAATCTGACGATTATCTTAAAAGAAATATTGGATAATCAGATTTTGGTAAAGTGGCTCCAATACGACGATCTAAACCCATTGGCACAGCCTGACGTGACAAATTCTATTTCTCTAATGTTCGACAGAGTTTTTCCATATCCTTTTGACGCTCAATTGCAAACAGAAGATGCTACACAATTGCGCGTATATACTCCACTTATCTACTTCTCAGAAGACGAAACAATCGCAGGAGTGACGGTAAATTTTGACATAGTGTGCGCGAAACGGACATTGTGGCTAGCAAATACTGGTTCTTCAGTAATTCGACCAATTGAGATAATGAAAGAGATTATTAGAACCTTTCGTGGAAAAACGATTGGTACGGTAGGTAAGCTAAAATTCGAAAGAGCAACACATCTATATGTTAATGACCAGTTTGATTTGATTCGTCTTGAGGCAGAGATGTTTACAATCGGTAGGTGATAATAGTGTCTCTTCTAAACCTATCGCAAGAAGATATTGACTTAAAGCTATTGCGTGGTGATGCGTTCCAAGTTGGCAAGTTCGTCGTTCATCCTGTAACGTTAAACCGTATTGTAGACATTGGGTATCGAAATTTCAGTTCTTATCTTGGGGTTGTTACGGCAGAAATCAAGGATATACTGGATTCTTCTGTTGACCCCGAAATCGTAAAGGAGTACGCGCTTTACGATATTTATGTTCATTCGAACAATGAGGAATTATTGGAATTGTTTGTTAATGGCCTGTCATGGTTTCTTGGTGAAGACCCAAACGATCTGTCGTATGTACCAGATTTCGGTCTAGTTTATGGTGGAATCGAAGAAAGTATAGACCAAGTTAGACTGATAGACAAAAAGAATTTCGCTGAAATTGTCGAAATAATCAAACTGCAATGTGGTATGAATGGCTCCCTTAAAAATACGACTTACAAGGCATCGAATGCCAAAGCACAGGAGATCATTGAAAAAATCAATAAAGGCAGAGAGATTGTTGACAAACACACGAAGAAGTCCACAGACGAAATTCGATTTGTAGATATCATTAGCGCTGTTGCGGCAAAGAGTAATAGTTATACGTTGCTAGACATATGGACACTAACTCTTCCACAATTTTATAACGCGTACAAAAGACTAGAGAAAATTTCGAGTTACGAAGTTGGGATTCTCGCAAGCGTCAATGGTGCAAAAGTTGACCTAAAACATTGGTCTTCACAAATTTAAAAGTATTGCTCAAAATTGACCGAAAGGTCATTTTGATATATCACTATCCATTTAGGAGGTTTATAACATGGCAGAACGTTTTGGTGTATTTGAGGTGGCAAACCTTACCTTTTTTGACCTTATTACCAATAAGCCCGTTCTTTATTTGGACACGCTAAAAATGACCAACTTTGAGTCTACAGCCGATGTAAAGTATGCGACTGGTGGCGAAGGTGCAGGTCGAATTCTTGCTTGGGATAGCAACAAAACCGCTCAATTGACTATTCAGAACGCATTGCTTGATCCGACAGCGCTTGCTATGCAAACTGGAAATCCGCTTCAGACTGGCGTGGCGGTTCCGATTTATAAGCGCGAAGTGTTGACATTCGACAACGCAGGGGTTTTGACGCTTACCAAGCAAGCTATTGCAGGTACTATTACTGTATATAGCACAACTAACGGAAGATCGCATGACGACGAAATTACTGATGCGAATGCCGCTGGCGGTGGTGGTGTAGCTTCGGCAACAGAGTATACGGTGTCTACTTCAGGAGGAGTAACGAAGTTGACGACTGACGCAATTAATGCTGGTCATAAAGCAATTGTTTACTATCAATTCATGAGCCAGAACACAGCTTCGGTAATTACTTTGGATGCCACAAACTTCCCTGGCTACTATCGAGTGATCGGAGACACTGTAATTCGAAACGAACGTACAGGTCAAGACGAGCCGTTCCAAGTTTTCATTCCGAAGGCGAAGCTAATGCCAGAATTCAGTCTAGAATTGAACCCATCTGGCGACCCAACTGTATTCGACTTCAACTTGGAGCTATTCAAAGACGGTAATTCGAAGTTGCTTCAATTCATCCACTACCCTGAAGCGTAATGGGGTGAAAAAGGGGAAGAGATTCAGCATCTCTTCCCCTTTTTCTTTTTATATTTATACCTTAGATAAAATGTGACTTTCATCTAGAAAGAAGGGCTTCATTTGTTCAAGTTTTTATTTAGAAATGATGGTCACGTTCATTGTTTCTGCGACAAGGTATATGACCACACCACAAAAGACGGATTAAGAGTAATAATAATGGCCTGCAATAAGTGTGGTTTGCAACGGGATTATGTTTACGAAGTACAAAAGGAGGAAAGCTAAAATGGCAAAACAATCAAAACTTACAGTTGCTAATCTTCGCAAAGAAGACAAAAAGCTGTTCGGGGGCACGAGAAAGGTAGTCATTGATGGTTTCACACTGGAAATTGATTCGATTTTCCGTGATACAAAAATTGAACAAATGGTATACGAACTGATCAATGCTGGTGATAAATTTCGAAAAAATGGCGCAAAACTGGAAACAATCTTGTCGCCATATGCAATACTTTTGACAATGAAGTATTTTACATCTCTAGATATTCCCAATGATTTGGATGGTCAAATGGAAGTAATGAATTTGTTGCTTGACTTGAAGTTATTTGACAAGATCGTCAACGAAATGCCTGAAGATGAAATGTATAAGATCGGTCAGCGCATAGTTGATCTTGGTCAGTCGGCATTGGACACTCTCGACGAATTTGAACGCGAAGCGGCAAAACTGGACATCGAAAACGAAGAAGTGGCTAGGTTACTTTTGAATAAGGGTGATAAAAATGCCGACATTTAATAATCTTGATGATCTGGCTAGACATTTATTGAACGACTTGGAGCGTGGCATGATGGGTGTCGGTCAGGTTGCAAAGAAAGTGGTGCAGGAACGCTTGGATAAGGATGTCTATTCATTCGACCCAAGTGTTTACCAACGTACAAGAGAATTACGCGAAAGTGTAGATTTTGAACCTAGTATCGAAGGTAAGGAAGCTGTTGTAGTCATTGACCATAATACTGATATGATACATGCGGTTGGAAGACCGTATTACCAACACCACAGCGCAGTTAAGAGCTATACTCCGCAAGACTATAGTCAATATGTTGCACAGACTGTAAATGACGGTACAAGTGGTCATATTTTCGGTCAGGGCTTTTGGACGAAACCCCGTCCATATATGGATAACGCTTTCAAAGAACTACAAAGTAGTGGGCGACACGTGAAGTCCTTGGCAAACTATCTTCGTTCACAGGGCTATAAGGTTGAGGTGACATAAGATGTCGGGAAATAAACGAAAGTACGTACATTACGCTACTCCTGAAAAGCTGGATCAAGTAAATCCTAAAAATAAACGTCATATAAAAAATTACTTTAACTCAAAGGCGATGACACTTTCGGACTCTACGAAGTACTCATATGAATCAGATTTTAATCAGTGGTTAGTATTCATATTGGAAGAGTATGACAATCAAGATTTAATGTCATTTGATGCAGAAGAAATTTCTGAAATGCTCGAAGCGTTTGTAGCATTCTGTCGAGATACTTTGGGCAATAACGAAAGACGCATACAAAGACGTTTAAGTTGTATATCTTCTTTCTTCAAACTTCTACGTAAGAAGAGAAAAATGACCGAAGACCCAATGGAATACATTGAACGCCCTAAAGTACGAAAAGACGAGAAATTGCAAGTGAAACAGACTTATTTGACAGAAGAACAAATCGCAATGATTCGTAGTGGCTTGAAGAAGGAAGGAAATTTACAACTAGAATTGTTCTTCGAATTTGGTCTATCTACGATGGCGCGTGCAAATGCAATTTCGAATATTCGCATTGAACAAATCAACTTTGAAGAGAAAGAAGTTAACGGGGTACTTGAAAAAGAAGGCAAAACTGTTGATCTATTCCCTTCTGAATATACGTTTGAACTTATTAAAAAGTGGCTTGCATATCGAAAAAAGGAAAAGATTGAATCGGAATATCTTTTTATCACCAAGTACAAGGGTGAATGGAAAAAGGTCGAAAAAGGCACTTTGCAGGGTAGTTGGATTAAGAAAATTGGTGCAATGATCAATATTCCAGAATTGCATTGTCACGATTTGCGACATTCTGGAAGTAATTTGAAATATCAAATGGGTATGCCTTTGGAAGAGGTTTCGGCTCTGCTGAATCACAGTGGCACACAAGTTACACAAGACCATTATATTAAGCGTAACAACAAAAAGTTAAAAGAATCGAATAAGAAGTTTGAAATTTAAGATCGTAGGGAACTCATCCCTGCGATCTTTGCATCTTTAAAAGGGGTGAATTAACTATGGGTACTGGTAGAGGTAATCGTGATCTTAATATTGTAATTCGTGCCAGTTTGGATACTTCGAGAGATGCTATCACCGATCTAAACGCACAAGTTAGTCTAATTGCACAAAGAATCCAGCCCTTGCGTATTCGTGCCGAATTCGATAGCAAGCAATTAAACGAGGTATTAAAACAAATTCAGCAAGCACAACGAATCGTGCAAAATGGATTTGGTCGCAATGTCTCTAATAGGATTCGTGTATTTGACGAAGCAGATATTAAAGGTCAAATTCGTACTGCCGAAAGTCTTGGACATGCGGTAGCTCAACTTCGTAAGCAATTTGGTGATGGACGAGTATCTTCTTCTACTTCTCTGCATCCACTAACTAACGAACTACAAGGATTTACGATAAAAATAGAAGAAGCCAACGGTTACATGCGCAAGTTCCGTGGTGAATTGATCCATATTAGAGATGCACAAGGCGATCTTCGTAGATCATTTCAAATCGTAAATGTTGGTGAACTCGATAAGGCAGAGAAGATGTTGCATCGAGTAAACCTTGAACAATATAAGATGTTGCAACAGGTGCAACAGCTACGTGCAAACGGTGTGGTTCCGCAAAAAACAATTGATAATCTGGAAAGCGTAGTTCGCGGAAGTACAAATCTTGAAGAATTAAAATACGCAAAAACATACTATAAGGAAATTATTGAACTTCAGCGTCAATTGTTGGCTGTCGAGCGCGAACGTGCACAAACAGCCCGCGAACATCAACGTTATCAAGAGATGTTGGAACGATTATTCCGTCAGCAACAAATTGAACAAGAACGCGCCGCTCAACGCGAAGCAGAAAGAATTAAGCGTTTGACTGAGCAACAGCAATATCAGCTCGAAATGAGTCGCCAAAATGAAAATCTTCGAGTGTCCAGAATGGGGACTGTTCTTCAATCTGATCTTCCGCTAGGCATCTTCAATAATAAGTCTGCAATGCAAGACTTGATTGCAAGTCAGTATCAATCTCGACTAAAGGGCATCAGTGCAGACATGATCAATTTGACTCGCGTCATTGATGCAAACGGAAACGAAATTTATAAATGGTCTACAAGAGTTGCCGAAGGAAACGGAAAGATGGTAGTCCTTTCGGGCAGTATCGACAAAGCAACTAGGTCTTTGTATGAATTTGACCAAAACATGAAAGATGCTCCACGCGGAAAACTTGGCATGTTAGAAGAATTAAAAATTGCTCTTGAAAGGGTTCCGACATGGGCAATTGCTACTACTGCGATTTATGGTACAAAACACGCTCTCGAACAAATGATTCAAACAATCATAGAAGTAGACGCGAACATGACGCAATTAAAGCGTGTAATGGACGAAGAAACTGACTTTGATGCAATGCTAGAAAAGTCAATTGACCTAGCAGGACAACTTGGACGCGATCTGTCGGATGTTCAAAAGACTATGGCAGACTTTGCTCAACAAGGTTTCAATCAGTATCAATTGGGAGATGTAACACGGACAGCTATTGTTGCCGCCAACGTTTCTGATTTGACGGCACAACAAGCGGCGAGTGATCTAACGTCTGCAATGATACAATTTAACATTGCGGCAAAAGACTCGATCACCATTGTCGATAAATTAAATGAAGTTGACAACAATTTTGCTGTTACAACGAAAACTTTGGCAGAAGGTATCCATAAAGCTGGTTCATCAGCAAAGACTTATGGCGTTACGCTAGACGAATTGATTGGACACATCACGGCGATTTCTGCCGCGACTCGTGAGAGTGGCAATGTGGTTGGTAACGGCTTAAAAACAATCTACTCCCGACTTGGCGGTGACGATCAAGTTTCTGCATTGCGATCTGTAGGTATTGAATACTACAAACTGAACGGAGAAGCAAGGTCAGTTTCTGACGTATTGGGCGAACTTGCTACGAAATGGGATAACCTTTCGAATACCCAACAACAACAGCTTGGCGTAGTTCTAGCTGGCAGATATCAATTGACTAGATTCTTGGCACTAATGACGAACTGGCAAATGGGAGCAGAGGCAACTAATACTGCTTTACATTCGACTGGTTCTGCTATGCAGGAAAATGCTCGTTATCAAAAGTCGCTAGAAGCAGAGATTAGTAAGTTAAAGACTGCATGGGAAGCATTGTCTGTAACCATTGGCGAAAACGGACTAGGGCAAGCATTTGGTGCTATCGTTAAAACTTTAACCGTTATGGCGAACGGTTTTACCAAATTGACAGAAGCAACCTACGGATTGAACGTATGGGTTCCTGTTCTTGCTGGAACTTTCATTGGTCTTCGCGCAGTATTTAATAGCGTAACCGCTTCTATGGGAGCTATGGGTATTGCGGCAAAAGGATTGCAATTGTCGTTTGGATGGATTGGCGTAATCGCTACTGGCGTTTCTTTGCTCACGTCAGCTCTAATAGGAAGTTCTCAGGCAGTTAGTGATGATGCGCAAAAATTGATTGATAGCGCGAAAGAACACGAAACTGTTGCGAATCAAGTAACAAAATTGTCAGACCGTTATGTAGAACTTTCAGAAAAAGTTGGAAAAACAACACAAGAACAGCAAGAGTTAAAAAGTGTTATGCAAGAATTGGAAAGAATCGCCCCAACTGTTGCTGATGCTTTTAAGAAAAATGCCGACAATTTAGACGAAGCAAGCCAAAAAGCTAAGGCTTATGCAGAATCAATGCGTAGTGCTAGTGATGCAGAAAAAGAAAGAGCTAGAACTATATTACAAATTCAACTAAGCAAACAAGAACAAGAAGCAAAAGAAGCGAAAGATGAATTGGATAGCACTTCATCCGAAATGGATTCAAGATACCTGAATCGTGTGCGAGAACTTCAAAAGGCATATAACACAGAAGACATCCAAGAAATTAAACAAAAAGTAGACGCAGAACTAAAAGAACTTAGCGGAAAAATGATTCAAGGAATCAAAGTTAGCTCTCAGGAGATCAGAGCCGTTGAAGAAAGAAAGCGCTGGATTCGAGAAATTGAGTCAAGTTTTACTGACTTTAATAGTAAATTCGGAGAAAAACAACAAAAGTATCAAGAAGCGCAAGGTGCTGTTGATTTAACAAGAAAGCAACTTCAGGCAATAAACGATTTGACCAATGCCAATAGTCAGGCAGAACCAGTAATAAGAGGTGCGAATGCCGCATTGATGGAGCAAGGCGATGTGTCAAACGAGAACGCTTCGCAACTCGGAGCTAACGAATCTCGTATTGCTGATCTTGCAAGTCGTTACGATGAATTAACGGATTCTTTGGGCACTGTGAACAAACTGCTAAATGATTCTGCGCAAGGCAAACAAATTAGTGCAGACGAAGCCATGAAGTTGATTATGAAAGAGAAAGAACTTGCCAATGCTTTCACAATTGAGAGTGGTCAAGTAAAGATTAATCAACAGGCAATTGAAGTTTGGAGAAATGCTAAAATTAAAGCATTCCAAGATTCAATTGCGGCACAGAATGCAGACCTAGCCAACTCTTCTTCTGCTTTGATGCAAAAGTTAAAAATGTATGGTGTAGAAATCCAAGCAATCCAATCTGTTGCAGATGCTAAAACAGCATTGGCACAAATGGACGCACGTCATGCAAGCGATTTGGCTAAAGCCAAAGCAGGGCAAGACGGTTACAATTTTGACTATATCGACATGGATTATCTGAAAACAAAGAGCGAAGTCCTTGATGTAATGAGCTATTACCAGCAGATTGAAAGTCTTAAAGGTATGGCAGGAGTTTCGTTAAAACAATCAGGACTAAGTTCGAGCGACCTTAATCCGAAAGAATCGAAAGGTAAATCAGCAAGCGGTGCAAGCATAGAACCTGTGGATGTTTACCAGATGGATGTCTATAAGGCAAAAGCTACCGAATTAGAAGGTCAACTAAAGCGTTTGGATGATCGGAAGCAAGAAATGGTCAATACATCCAAAGAATATAGAGGCGTTATTGATCAAGAAATAGCAGTAATGAAACAACAACAGCAAAACTTTCATGCAGAAGCGAATCATTATCGCGCTCAAAACAAAACGTATAACGATACCCTCTATAATTTGCGAACGCTTTACAAGCAGGACAATGAAACAATCAGACGAGCGAATGAACTTGCAAAGAAAATCGAGGAAAATAATAATAAGATTGCTCAACTTGGCAATAGTTATATGGATACTGCCAGAAAGATTGAACAACTAGATTGGGACAAGCAAATCAGTTATCTCGATGAATTGCATTTAAATGTGACTTCGGTCGAATCTAGTCTGCAACTTCTGCAAAAACGTGTTGCTACGATGGACAAAACTTCACAAGATTACCGAGTCGGATTGCAAGAAGCGATTGCTATGTATCAAACACAGCAACGAGCAGTTCATGAAGAAGCAAATGCTATACGCGCTCTCATGAATTCTGGTACTTTGTCGCAAGAACAGACAGACCAAATGAAAAAACGTCTAAACGAACTTCAGATTGCATGGTGGGATTATGCTGGCAGTATTAAGAAAACACAGGATGAATTAAAGGGAGTCTTGAATACCTTAGCCGATGACGTAATTTCAGCTTGGAAGGAATATTATCAAGACTTGCAAAAAGTCGAAGAAGAAGCCTTTAAGAAGCGCGAACAAGACGAAAGAGATCGTCACGAAAAAGAGTTGAAACGTATTGATGACGAATATAAGGCTTTTGAAGATGCGACAAACAAGAAAATCAGATTGTTAGAAGATAAAGCAAACGAGGAAGACTTCCAAGATCAATTAAAGAAAGACCAAAAAGAAGCTCAGGAGTTGCAACGTCAGATTGACGTTTTGGCGCTCGATAACAGCTTCGAAGCAAAAGCAAAACGCGAAGAATTAGAACGACAACTTGCAGAAAAGCGCGAGGAAATTCAGAAAAATATTACAAAACATAACCGCGAACAAACAAAACGACAATTGGAAGATGATCTCGATTCAATGAAAAAACGAACGGATAAGGCCAAAGAAGAAGAAGATAGACGCAATAAAAACGAAGAAGATTCCATTAGAAAACAATTAGAAGCGTCCAAGAAGAAATACGAAGAACTAATCAATGATGATCGTCATTGGTCAGAAGTTCGAAAACAAATTCTTGATCAAAATTTTAAAGACATCCAAGAAAACTTTGGCACGATGACTCAAACACTTAAAGACCTATCTGGCATTATCGGAACTTCGTTATCAAACAACTTGATAGATAAACTAAACAATGCAAAAAAACTTATGGAGGAAATTAACAAATCAGATAAGAAGGATTCGAATGGCAAAGAACTCCCTCCTTCTTGGACTGATGGTGTAGGTACTGGCTACAATCCAAATTGGAAATCGAGCCAAGAATTGTATAAACGAGACAAAGCGGCACGAGACAAAGAGATTCAGCGTGTAAAGTCTGTAATTGAATATCGAAAGAAGAACAAGATGGACATTTCAGAGCAAGAAGCGTATCTGAGACGGCTTGAAAGCTATCACACTGGGGGCTTGGTTGATGGGGGTAGCAACGGTTCAGGCTCTAGCATTATGAGGGCTGTCAACAGCTTGTTCAACGTTAAGCCGAACGAAAGGATCGTGAAAGCCCTAAAGGGAGAGCTTTTTGCACCAGAAGAAAATGTAACCAAAAACTTTATTCCTAACATTAAAAACATGCTGAAATCGTCCTCAAACGCCGTAGCCGTTGAAGCCAATAAGACGTTCCATCTAACTATCCATATTGACAATTTGAATGGAACAAAGAAAGATGCCGACTACCTATTAGGGGAAATTGTCAAAGGTACTAAAAAACTTGGTCTTAACATTTAAAGTGGGGAATCTAAATTCCCCACTCCTACTTAATTTAATCGTTGTTGCATATCATTTAATGTCCGTGGTATGATTGAAGTATCAGAATATTTAGGAAAGGGTTGGCAACAAATGTTATTTATGAAGATTAAGCGATATGAAATGGAGCCTTTTTGTAATTTTCTTATGACATTCACAAATCTACAAGCGAAGGAGTCGAGGATGCTTGGACGTTTTGTAAATAGACATCTGAAGACACAGATTGCAGAATTTAATCAAGAGCGCGTCGATATTATTCGTCGTTATGCAGAGTTCAATGAAGACGGTTCGATCATGGTGGACATTGATGAGCGTGGAAATGAAATGATCAAAGTAAATGACGTTAACGCATTTCATCGTGACATGGAAGAGTTGTTCAATGAGGACTATATTATTGAACTTAACGAACCCAACAAAGAAATGCTTGTTGCTTTGCGAGACATCGTATTGAATAAGTGTGATCGTTTGTTTAGCGCACAAGAAGCGCTGGTTTATGATCGTTGGTGCGAACTTGTAGAACAGATTGTGTATAAAGATTAATCAGACAAGAGGTGACTGTTATGGCGATCTATGAGTCATTGGATTTTTGTTACGATGGTCGTTTCAGCTATGATCTGGGACTTATTAATGTAAGGGTGGAAGATGGCATGTATGACGAGCCTTTCGGAAGCACGAGAACAATTCAAGAAGTAAAGGTTCGAGGTTGGCATAAACCACACTTTCAATTCGTCGATACTGAGCCTCTTGAATTTGAACTTGAATTTGCATTTTTGGGAGCTTACGATGACAACAAATTGCGAGAGGTGGCACGTTGGCTTACACCATCATACTACAAACCATTGTATTTCTTGAATAATCCTGATCGAATCTACTATTGTATGCCAGTAGAAGACATTAGATTCATTCACAATGGATTAAAGCAAGGTTACATTAAATTAAAGATGCGTTGCGATGGTTCTTACGCTTACTCTCCGTATTATACAACTGACGAGATTGACACTACAGAGCAATCATCATTTGTAATTGACAATCTTGGTGACTTGCCAATTCGACCTGAGATTGGGATTACTAAGATTGGTGACGGCGACATAAGCATTATCAATACAACTAACTCAGGGAAGGAATTCAAATTTGTTTCCTTGAAAAATGATGAAGTCATTTATGTTGATAATCATTGGGAACATATTGAAACAAACCTTGTGAACATCTTCAGGTACACAAATTTCAACAACAATTGGTTGGAATTGGTTACTGGCAGAAACGTATTTAATGTAACGGGTGGCGCGAAAATTATGGTTCGATATCAATTTATGTTTATTTAATAGGAGGTGAAAATATGTCGTCATTTATTGATTTGGATTTACGAAAGATTCCTTCTGGCGTAGATATGTTTCTTGCAAAGCCAAATAAGTCAACGATTGCTAAACTTAAATCTGCATACAACGTGAACTTAAATATGAAATTAGGAAATATTTTTGAATTGACTTTTGAGTTGCCGCTGTATATTGATGTAAAGCATGAATTGGTTAAAAATCCTGTTGTAGACATGATCAAAGAAAAGTTTCTTGTTAAGCTCGTGTGTGGAAACATTTCTGACTGGTACGTAATTTCCGCTCTTACCGAAAAGGGGGAAGAAGGAGCGGATTCCATAGAGGTACATGCGTTTTTGCTTTCATATGAATTGAAGGATAAAACGTTGCGCAAGTTCAAGGCGACATCCGTTAAACTAACGACAGCGTTGATGGGTGGCATTGCTCTTGATAGGAATGGCCAAAATCCAATTATTATTGATAGCGCACTTGGATCTTCTCTTTGGTCAGTCGGATATGTAGACGCTATTTTTGATACTACGTTTCGTGCTTTCGAGGTTTCTTCATCCACCTTGCTTGAATATGTTTTTGAAGTTGCAAATTCATTCAATGCGCTGATTGTATGGGACACGCACAATCGTAAGATTAATTTCTACGATCCTTTAAAATATGGGATTGATCGCGGATTACGTTTTAGTTATGGAAAATATCTATCTTCTATTTCTAAAGAATCGAATGCTGATGAAATGGTAACGAGACTGAAGGCATATGGTAAGGACGAGTTAACATTTAACGAAGTCAATATAACTGGTCAAAATTACATCGAAGACTTCTCCTTCTTTATGTTTCCGTTCGAGAGAGACGAAAACAGAGTGGTTATTCAGCATAGTAATTATATGGATGATGATTTGTGCCATGCGATACTTGACTATCAACAGTATGTGAATTCCCGATCTGGCGAATTTAAGAGCTTGTTGGAGCAAAAAACATTGCTTACAGCACAATTTGACACGGAAGACGCTAAATTGCAAGAATTACAGGGGAAGCTCGATACAATCCAAGCTCAGATTGATATCGCGTTATCTACAAATAATGATACAACTACATTGCGACAACAACAAGCAACATTGCAACAACAATTCAATTCACAGAAGGCTATCGTAGATGGTATTGATCTTCAAATTGATGCCGTTGTTGCGAGTATAGCGCAACTTAGAAATGACCTTAAAATGGAAAATCATTTCTCAAGTGAACTTATTAACGAACTTTCGTACTATATCATTGAGCGTGAGTGGTCAGATTCTAATCTTACCCATGCTCAGGATTTGTATGACGAAGCCTTAAAGCGTTTTGCCGAAATGAAACAACCAGCCATGAAGATTGATATTGAAGTGGTCAACTTTTTAGAATTGGTTGAAGCGCAAAGAGATTGGGGAAAACTAAATCTTGGAGATTATGTAACGATCCAACATGAAAGATTTGGCATTGATGTGCAAGCCAAGATTATTGAAGTGAAGATCAGCTTTGAAGACGGACGAATTGATATAACTATTGCTAACACCAAAGATATTTCCGACGATGGTCAGAAGTTGATTAAAATTTTAAATAACTCTGCATCAACGTCTGCTACTGTGAATATCTCGAAATACGGATGGAATGCAATCGGTGATTTGAGGAGTACGGTCAATAACTATATCAACGGTACGCTCGATGCAACAAAGCAAACGATCCTTGCAGGAGCAAATGAATCAGTTGACATTAGCAGAAGAGGTATTATCGTTCGAGACTCGACCGACCCAAACACGTACCTTGTAATGCAACACGGAGTTCTTGCAATTACGCCAGATGGCGGTAATACATGGAATCATGCTATTACCAAAAATGGAATAGTTGGTGAACGTATTTATGGTAAACTATTGGCTGGCGTAAATTTGGTAATAGATGCTTCCGATGCACAAGGCACAAAGCTGTTCACAGTTGACGGAAACGGTGTGACGATTTCAGGAACCAAATTAACAATCACAGGTGGTTTGCCGCCAAGTCAGCTTGACCCAAGTTTTGCAAATGGTTTAGTAAATCTTGGCACAGCATACAATGGTATCGTCATTGACTCTGCGAACGGACTTGTTGTTACAAGATCGGACATGAAGGCGAAAATCACTCTCGCTGGCACTTCGCCTGATGGATTCTCTGGTTTAAAGATTGAACAAAACACTGGAACATCTTCAAATCCAACTTGGGTAAAATCGTTCTATGTTGATGCTAATGGAAATCTGGTCGCGAATAATCTAACGACAAACAATTTGATTATTAAAGATGGCACTGGAACCGTCACATTGATTGATGCAAGCACCAAGACCATTGATTTCTCGAAGTTTACAGTAATCAATGGCAAAGATTCAGCTTTAAAGGGTGTAGTCGTTAAAGATGCGAATGGTGTAACAACGTTCTCTGTAGATGTGAACGGAAACGTAACAATTGCTGGAAATGCATCTATCAGTGGAAATATTAATATGACAAGTGGTTCTATTACTTGGGGTAACGTTGCGGCACCAAGTTATAGTCAAATTACAGGAACTAAACCTCCAACAGATGCCAACAACACGTATAGTGAGTTGTTGTACAATTCTGGAATCAGGGGATTCGTCAATGTTAATGGTACATTGTATTTGAGTGCAGACTATATTCGCGCTGGTACAATTTCTGCAAACTACATTAACGGTGGAGTCTTGTCTGGCGTAACAGTAAATGTTGCGACAAACGTTAATGTTGGCAATATGATATATTTAAATCCGAGCACATTCAGTTCTGGAATCCAGTGGGGAAGCAACAATCTAGCCAACATTACTATTGACCAAATCTCTAAGGCAATGTTTATTCAGAATAATCAAGGTGGAGGGGTATACGCTGTTGGTTCAGGTGGAACGTTTAGACTCGATCAACAACCAGTGGCAGTATTTGGATAAGGAGGAATTATGATGGCAATTCAACTATCAATTGAATATCGTGGAATTGTCTGCGATCAGGCGTATATTCGCATTTTGGAAGTATCATGTGATTATAATTTAAAAATTGCAAGAATTGCATATGTTACTTATGTTAGCCAAGATGCCCGAAATAACGACAATGAACCGATAATCTATAATGAATTCAAATTCGTCAAGGATGAAGATTTTGACAGATTTTTCGGCATAAATGTTATTTCTGCCGAAGGTGTAAATCCAATAGGTCAGGCGTACAATTTCCTGAAAACTCAATCAGAACTTGCAGATGCGGTAGATTGTTGATCAGTCTACCCCATTTGTTTGTTAGATGATTTTTTAGAATATTGTGATTTCAAGCGAGGTGAAGACGTAAATGGCATCAACATCAGCAACAGCCCTTAGTTCAAGTTCAATTAGGGTAACTATTTCAGGCTTATCTAATCCCGCAAATGCCTACGTGCAGTTTCAGGTTAACAACAACACACTTGGAACTGTTCATACTTGGACTGATAGCTCAACATCGACTTCAACTTCTATTACCTTGACAGGATTGAGTCCAAATACGACATATAGTTTCTCAACGTTTGCCAATTACGAAGGAACTAACTATTCAACTGGTTCTGCATCTGCGACTACATTGTCCCCACCAGCCCCGTCAACGCCAAGCCCCCCATTGGGTTCGAGAACGGGGGAAGGTGAGATTTATGTACAATGGAATTCTGTTCCAGATGCTACATCATACCAACTTAGAGTAAGAAACTACGCTGGAAGTTCTTACTATACAACGTCCAGTACATCAAGATATGTTGGTGGATTAGAGTACGGTGTTTCTTACTTTCTTTCTGTTCAAGCAATTAATAATTACGGAAGTTCCAGCTATTCGAGCGAATCGACCTTAACGACAGCACCAAAGACCCCATTTATTAATCAAAATAAGAACGAAGCTGGATATATAGAAGTATATGCATCTGGCATGTCTGGAAACTATACTGGATTTAAGTTTATTCTTTATGATCAATGGGGAGGATACTTAAATTCTAGCACACAAACCTCTTCAGTTTGCGGATTTAACGTTAATGCTGGAACAACCTATATACTTGGCGTTCAATCTTATTTTGATATAAGCGGAACGACGATTTGGAGTTACAATGAATCTAGGATTACGATTACGAACGCGAAACCAGCACAATTTAGTTGGTCTACTAATGTGTCAAGTCGATCAACCTTTAATCTGCTTGCCAGCGATTGGAATAAGTTTACTTCACGAATTAATGAATGGAGGAAGATGAAGTCATTAACTAGTGTCAATTTTACTACCGCAATTTCAGGAGGAAAATTTGATGCTTTTATGTTTAATGAAGCAAACAATGCGATCAATGCTATGATTTCCACTGGTATTTCAAACAAGAGCAGAAATGATCCCGTAAATGCAAACGACTTAAACACTCTTGTCAACAAAATGAACTCTATAACCTGATTATTGCGCTAAACTTAATTAAGATCACAGCAGGAATAAAAGCATATAAATAAATATAAATAATAATGTATTAAATTCATTGTTGACACGGCATACATTTATGTTGTATTATAGAATTAAGAGGACGTGAGACTACTGTTTCACGTCTATTTCAGTTCGGGAATATGGGTATTTATTAGAATATTTAGAATATTTAGAATGTTAGGAGGATAATTCATGTCATCTCCACAACAAGATAGAATTTATGTTATTTGGCGACAAGGAACCATTCAAGACCCGTATGTCGATATTTCGGAACCTGTGGCGATTATCAATGGTATTGCTACGCTATCAGAGATTCCAGATCATGTAACTCGTGTTACGGTAAATGGTTATTTTGAAACTGAATCAACAACCCCGAAGTCGAATGAATTTTGCGTCAACTATCAGAATGGCATTGTACAATTTAACACATCAGAAAATAATAAAACCCCAGTGTTCGAATATAAGGGTAGAGGTGTTATTAAGTATCCAGCCAGCCGTATTATTGTGCAAGACCCAAATAATAATACGGTTTATTTGTCATTACAGGATATAATCAATAATCACGCAGATGTTATTGAGACAGAACAAACTTTATCCGAAATCAAGGCTGAAGCAGATGAGGCGATAGCAAATGCGCGACAGGCTACTATTGAAGCACAAACAGCGACGACAAACGCAATTACTGCTACTGAAAACACGAATGTAGCTATAGATCAGGCAAATGAAGCAACTGCAAATGCAAATACTGCGGCACAATCCGCGAATGATGCCGCTACAAACGCTAATACGACAAACACGAATATTTCGAATGCTGAACAGGAACGTGTTACAGCAGAAAATAATCGTGTTTCTGCTGAATCGAATCGTATACTGGCAGAAAATAATCGTGTAGCTTCAGAAGCTAGCAGAGAAACAGCCGAAACAAATAGGTCAATAGCCGAAGCTGAACGTGTGACTGCTGAATCCGCTCGTTCGACCGCTGAAACTGGACGTGTAAGCGCCGAAGAATCGCGTGTATTGGCAGAGAGCGAACGCATATCAACGGAGAGCGAACGTGCGAATGCAGAATTGTTACGTATTCAATCTGAAATTGCACGGGTGCAAGCAGAACAAGATCGCGTAGAATCTGAAAACGATCGCATTAACTCTGAATTGTCAAGAGAAATGTCTGAAATCTTGCGCGTCGATGCCGAATCTATTCGTGTGACCAATGAAGAAACAAGACAATTTAACGAAGATGTACGTCAAGCTAATGAGATTGCAAGACAAAATGCAATCAATAACTTAACACAAGTTGGGAATTGGTCATCTTCCGTATCATATAGTCAGAGAAATATTGTTCGATATGGAACGGCAACCTATATTGCTTTGTCGGACAACACTAACATGCAACCAGACATAAATCAAGCTGTTTGGGCTATCCTTGCTCTTGACGGGGTAGATGGCACTGGCACTGGCACAGTTACTAGCGTTACTTCCGCAAACGGAGACATTATTGTCAGCAATTCTACCACTAATCCAGTATTGACTCTTAATTCTGCAACATCTGGCGCAAATAAAATTTTGAAAACAGATAGCAGAGGAGATATCAATCTTTCTGGGAAGGTTCATGCTTACGGTATTATTATAAAGAATTCGGGAACAGCTACTTCATCTACAAATTATGGCTCATATAATTTGATATTGAAGCGTTCGAATTGGAATTCACAAAATTCTACTGAGGAAATAATTAACACATTTATTTATACTGATCCCACTGGAACTTTCAAGATTCAGGATGTTAATGAAACCGAAAGTAATACTATGTTAACATTAGACAAAAGTGGTAACGCCGTATTTGGCGGTTCAGTTACAGCTACCAACTTTATAGGTTCTATTCCTTGGGCTAGCATTGCCGACAAGCCTACGGTCGCTTCTGGTTGGCTGACGGACGTTATTACAACTGCTGGTGGTCAAACTATTAGTGGCGATTTGAATGTAACTGGAATAGCAGAGTTCTTCGATTTGCGAGGTGAAACAATTACAAGTTCAGCAGGAGTTTACCTAAAGCCAATTGGCATGGCGACTTCTGAAATATTAAGTGTCGGTTCTCCAAGTTTATCATATTATCGCTCTATTTGGGATGGCTCAAATGCAGTATTGAAAACAACAAAATTGTTTGTCGATGAAACTGGAAATCTGGTTGTGCAGAATGAAAATGGAACAGACGTTCTTTTGATAGATCAATTTGGTAAAATTTCATCGAAAGTCGCTGACGGTACTGCTCCATTTAGCGTTTTATCAAAAACGTTGGTAGCAAATCTAAACTCAGAGCGAGTAAATGGTGTTAAAATTACTGTGGGAAAAGTTGCACCTGCTTCACCAAGCGAAGGCGACATTTGGTTTGACACTAATTAGCAGAATGGAGGAAAGAAGCGTGGCAAAGGGAAAAATTTTAAACAATGGAGTTTGGATTGAAATTGATGCCACTAATGCAGATAAACTAGGAGGTCAGCTACCGTCTTATTATGCAGTTAAGGGGACGCAAAACGCTACAAGCATAGGAGATTGGAACAATGTTATAACCAATGGGCTTTATGACGGTCAAAATATGGCAAATGCATGTCCTAGTGAAACGAATCATACTTGGCGTTATTGCGTAGTCCATAATCATAGCGCGAATGGGACTAATTGGGTTACTCAAACGATGTGGGATTTTGCTGGCGGAGCTAAGTATGAACGACAAAAAATTGGCAATGGAAGCGGAGGAACGTGGAGTCCTTGGAGGAAGATTCTTGACCAACGTGATTACGATACGCTTTTCAACTCTGTAAGTAATGGGAAGGCACAAGTAGCTACCGCCATTACTGGAAAAGGGGGCACGGTATCTGGAACTGCCCCTCATACCTTTCAACAGCTAGCAGATGGAGTCAATTCTATTCCAGTAGGAGATTATTCGATTGGTGAAACCATCTCTGCTACGAAGATCGGTGTTGTTGCCGTTGTGGAAAAAACCTATCCAGCGCGTGGTGCAAACACATACATGGTAACTGAAACAGATTGGAGAACATGTAGCGGATATTATACTTCCAGATATACCATATCCGCAAATGACGTTACCAGCGTTGCTTGGACATGGGAGCCAGGGACGACCTACAGTAGCGTTAAAATGTGTTTGGGTGCTAATGGTACAGCATATCTTGGAATGACTAGTGGTTTTGCAAAAGCGTTAAATGCAACTGGCGGTCACGTGGCGAGCGCTACTATAGGTGGCACTAGTTGGGATTTAACAGCATTGGCTTATAGTTCCTACGATAATACTGTAATATATGGTAATACTAATGGCTATATTTATAAGCGAGATTCGGCACTTTCTGCAATCTGGCAGTATATATCTTCTGGACTAAATTCGCAAATAAATTCCATTGTTGTAGATAATTTTGGTGGAATTTATTATAGCGATTTAGCAGGTAATATCGTAAAATTAGGTCCAAACGGTGGGTTCGTTTGGAAGAATTCTACATTAGGAAACACTGTATTGAGAGTTAGTGCCAACGGTGAACTATATGCCTTGCAAAATGGAGGAAGCATACTTTATAGGCTTTTTCCAGACTCAGGAAATGTTTTTTGGAGCGTAAACCTAAATTCAGACTCATCTTCAAGCAATAGTCAATTTATGGCTGGAATTGACTCTACGGATGGGTATATCTACGCAATTGGAAGAAATGATGGATTAAAGAAAGTAAATCCGTCAAGTGGAGCGATGGATTCGACGGTTACGAGGATATCTCAAAGTGACGGCTTTAATGGAACTACCCAAGGATTTTACAATGGAAACCTCTATCTTTGGAATGGCAACAGTGCAATAATAAAGTGTAAGGTAAGAGTGACGTTAAAATAACAAAAGTGAAGGAGTAATTGATAATGGCGATTTTCATTAGATGGATCGAAGTACCTAGTGGGAAATATTTGGTGAACTATCAATGTTTTGACCCTTCAATACTATCTGAAGAAGACAAAGCGGACGGAATTCTTGTTGATTCTCTGCCGCAGGAACCAGTGGTTAGTGCCAATGAATCTTTAGTTGGCTTATTTGTTGATCCTGCGACCCTGCCGCAAGAGCCAGACGCTAATACCATCTATTCAGAGGTAAAGTTGTGGTATGAGGTAGGTCAAAAACCTCTGACTAACAAAGAAAGAATTTCAAAATTGGAATTTGACAAGGCTACTTCGGAAGCAAAAATTTCTGAATTGTCTGAAAGAAATAGAAATTTAGAATCTTCCAATAAAGCGTTGTCCGACACTGTAGACGGTTTGATTGCCTATATGACGGAAGCTGGAATTTTATAATCAGGAGGGGCAAGCCATGCCAATTTACACTTTTAAAACATCAAACTATGCGAATACAATTTATTGTCAAGGAACACAGCGTTTTACGGCAAGAGACGGATACTCTGGTATTCCTCTTGAATATCATGAGCCAGTAAAACAATATGCGGCAAACAACTTTTATAAGAGTGTTATCGACAATGCACTTGTAAAAACATGGATTACACAAGAAGAATACGATCAAACACTTGCTTATAATCCAGACATGCCAGAGACTACGCCAACAGACAGCGCGGATTAATCTGAGGGTACATTTGTACCCTCACTCACATTGGAGGTGTAACTATGTTGAACGAAATGTTAAAAAGATTTTATGAAGGCCAATATCTTATGTTAATGGGCGAAATGGGAAATGCTCATTATGCTACCGTTATACTAGTTAATGATATAACTAGATTGCAAGATGTAATCGAGGGCTTGCTGAGTGAGACGATTGGAGAACTGTATATCACGCTTGACCGTGGCGATCATATTCATTTTCAAGGTGTTGAATACGATCTTCGACTGTTTGACTACACGCAAGGTATTGTAATTGCATAGATGAAATTGGCATTTTATGAAAATAAAATAGGCAGAAAATCCCACTATATATTTATATTCTTTGCATTAAACTAAGCATGTAATAATGGATATATTTATTAGCACCAATAAGTTAAAATAAGATAAATATTTATCAAAGGAGGTAATTTCTATGTAGGCTTATATTATTTGGTAAAACAATGGGGAGGTGTAGTCAAATGTCTTGGGAAGGTCAAGATAGACGTGTCATTGATTCAAATTTGTCTGACAAGTTGGACAAACTAGCAGATACAATGAACGAAATTAAGGAGCGTGTCGTGAGGATGGAAACACGACAGGAGGATCAGATAAAACGAGCAGAAAAGACTGAGCAGGTCGCTTATGAGGCTGAACGCAAAGCAAGCGAAGCTCTGTTGCAATGCAAAGATAATGAAAAAGACTTGGAAGTTGCCAAATTGGATTTCCAGAACCAACTCAAAGACTTTAGGCAATTTATTGACGACAGAAACAGAGTCTTTCAATGGATTATTGGCGGTCTTGTCACAATTTGCATTGGTATTGGTACGATGTATTTCCAAGCAAATTAAAGTATAGAATTGGAGCTAGGGGAGGTGAATTTCAATGAAGTTTTTGAAAGATGGTTTTTCTATAGATGAAATGAAGGTGTCTTCTCTAGTGATCTGTCTATTTGTAATAACGGGGTTTGGATGCTACGCTTACTTTAAGTACGGAGACATCACGAACAATTGGTTGACTCTACTAGAAACCATAATCATGTCTATTGCTGGCGTTAATGTTGTCGGCAGTATTTCCAGTGTTATTCGCAGTAATAGGGGTGACATTTCAAATAGCCCATTTTCACCTACCTCTGGCGAACCAATTCAATATGATCATACGCAAAAAGGAGGATTTTAGAAATGCAAGCACTTCAAGCTCATAATATTATGGGTGTTGACATAAGTAATCATCAAGGAAATGTTGATTTCTCTAAGTTCAAAGCACAAGGCATTCAGTTTGTCTACGTTAAAGCGTCCGAAGGTTCAACGTTCAAAGACCCATATCTTGTTAACAACGTGACAAAAGCGAATGCGGCTGGTATTCCAGTGGGAGCGTATCACTTCGCTCGTCCCGACAATAACAGTGCTGACAAGGAGGCTCAATGGTATTTGTCTGTAATTAAGGGCTTAAAATTAGACCTTTGTCCAGTACTTGATATTGAAGTTGGAACAATTGGAGCAAATGCATTAGTCGGGTGGATTAAGCGATTCCGTGAAATTGTTGAAAATGAACTTCAAATGCGCGTAATATTATATACGGGAAAATGGTTTGCAGACATGAAAAATGGCTTCAATAATGCTCTTGCGGATATGCCATTGTGGTATGCTAACTATACAAGTGGGAACCTCGCAACTGTACAATTGCCCAATTTCGGTGGCTGGACAGATTGGACAATTTGGCAATTTACAGATAAGGGGGCTGTAGTTGGCGTAAATGGTGGAGTGGATATGAACTATGCACGTTCTCTGGACGCTATACGTCAGTCGCTAAAACCTCAATTCAATGTTTATCAGAATGACAAATTCCTTAGATCATTTGTAAATCAAGCAGATGCAGTAAGTTACGCAAAACAGTGGGAAAATGCTTCCGTTGTTCGCATCTCTGATAATGAGTGGATTTGGGACAACTACAAGCAAGTCAAGAAGGATGAAGTTCAAATGGATAAAGATGCAATCCAAAAGGTAATTGCGATTCTTGGAAGTATTTACAGTGCTACAAATGATCAAAACGTTCAAGAAGTTCTACACCAGTCAGCTAACTTTCTGCGCACTAAGGCTGGATTACCAACTACCTAATATGATAGGGGAGAAGGGGAAAGATGATGGACTACACGGTTCTCAGCATCATTACATGCCTTGCGGTATTAGCAATTGGCATATATATGATTGTCGGACACTTCCGAAAGGGGAAAGTTGATTTCGGTGTCGTGGCGACAATAGCTGAACACGCTGTTCGATACGTTGAACAGGTATATAAGCTAGAGTCTAACGAACACAAGAAGCGTTTTGCTGTCGATGCAGTAGTGCAAATATTGAGAGATATGAAAATTAATGTCAACGAAACGACAAAACGTGCAATTGAGATCGCAATTGAATCTGCGGTCAATCTGTTGCCAGAAACACGAAAAGAAACCACTACCAATTAAGGTAGTGGTTTCTTTTTTATTCTTCTATTTGTATTGAATTCCAAATAGACCACAATTCCTCCTTGTTTACGTGTCCGTTATGCTCTTTCATTATGGCTATTTGTTTTTCAAGTTTTTCGTACATTACAAAAGATTCTGCTCTTACTCTTGGTTCCATCTTTTTATTCCATAGCATAGAATTTAATAAGTTTAATGCGCCAATAATCTTATCGTCTGAATCAAACTCTTCGTTTCGATAAGAAGTAACCCATTGACCTTGTAGATAGCGAATCCAATTTTGTATATCAAGGCACCACTTCTTGACGGTCAATCATATCACCTCCTCCATTGTTTTGTCACAATCGCCACATTTTACATTGACGACCTTCGATGCTCTGATGCTCATTTCACAATTTGGACACTGATACTTCCAAGATGTTTTGCGCTTTCCCTCGTTTTCACTTTGATCTTCTCCGCTTCTGTACCCCCTACCACCGAATGTTCTAGCCATTGTGAAGGCTTCAAGGTTGCGGTCAGGCATACGCAATAGAGTGTTCAATAGCTTCTCGGTAGGAGACGTAAATGCCCATCCGTATTTATCGTTGTGCTCGACTTTCAAGTCAACGCGCTCTGCTTGCTCCTTGAATCGTTTGTTGTGATATGTGTTTCCTCTGCTGGTGTCTTTTATTTCCCTCATGGCGCAATACAGGTGTACCATCTCATGAAGCATCGTTTCCGCAATCTCTTCGTAAGGGCGGTTGGCATACTCTGCCGTGATTGTGATTTCGTAGTTCGATATTTTATTCTCCTTGTCTCTCCATATCTTACCGACAGTACACCAACCTAATACGTTCGCTCTGCGATTGCCTTGATGCTGAATTAAGATAACTGGTTCGATCAGAACATTATTGAAATAGGTCTTATTCAGATAGCGAAAAATCTTATGTAACTCGACAATCGCACGTTCCATATCACTTCTTAAAATCTCGGCTGTTGCCACTATTTACACCCCCAATACTATGTTGTCCGTCCTTATTGAATATTATACTTCAAAAATCAAAACAAAGCAAGAGGGAACAAGTGTTCCCTCTTGCTTTGTAAGTTCTAGGCATATCATTTTTTCCCTTTCAAAGATTGCATTGCTTCCTTTGATGGTTTCTTTTTGGCAGATTTTTTTGGCAAAGGCTTCTTGATAGGTTTAGACTTTTGTGGTCTTACAGTTTTTTCCCATTCTATCAGTTTATTTTCAATTAACCAAGCTAGGCAAATCCCAAATGCGTCACTATCGTCGTATCCGTCCTTGCCTTTTGCTTCAGAATTGAATATTACTTCTGGATATTTTGCTGATACCACATCACGAATCATCTTCTTCGTTGCGTTACCAGCTAAAACCTTAGCCTTCCATTCGGATGCTGTATAATACCTTTGGTTTACATCGTGGAATAGAAAATTGATTACACCGTGAACCTTATCTAACTTTGCTTTTGACTGTACATTCTTTTGTGCACCTGTAGCTAAGAACGTATCTTCTATGGCAATAGCTGTTGGCGGGTACTGACGGCGAAGGTCAGAAATATATTTCGCAATCCAATAAAGCCTTTTTCCGTCTGACATTTTATCATCAGTTGGAATGATTGACACATACACTGGTCGTAGCGTCTTCATATCGAAGATCGCTACGCCAGAAGAATTTAAGGATAAATCAAACCCATACAAGTAACTCATTGTTTGTTATTTCCTCTCACAAAATGTTTTACACCATATTTGTCTAAGTACGCTATGCGCATTTCTGGACTCATGCTTTTTAGAATTTTTAAAAGGTCTATCTTCATATTTTGTCGCGGATATATTAAATAGTACTTATGGCTCATTGAAGGAATATGCTGATATAAAGTATCTTCTTGGTGATATGACTTCAAATGAACGCCAGATTCTTTAATTATGTCAACCAAAGGAGCAAAGATGCTTTCTGCCGTTAATCCAAACCACCCGTATTTGGGGCGTTGTGGCAGTAGATGTTCAGGCAATAGAAGTTTATTCATCAACTTTATCCACCATCCTGTGTTTTAGTTTTGCAACTTCGATATACTTGTCCAATTCGCCAGTTGGAACCCAGTTGCCACTTGCGTCCATCGTCTGCTTGGCGCGAGTTGCAAACTTGCTGACTTCAATGATGTCGTTAACAAACATTGTTTCAACCATCGAACCATCAATTTCTTTCTTGAAGAAAAATGCTTTCTTCATCTTCACTTCTTCTTCAACGCCATATTTCAAATTCAAAAGCGTGATCTTCGGAGTGTACTTGGTGTCGATGCCAACGACCATATACAAATTTTCATTGATGTTGCAGTAGTTGGTCATTGCATAACCATAGTATTCTCGTTCATTTCTGATGGTTTCACTGATTGCATCATATGCTTCCTTGGCCGAAAGCTCGTGCAATGCCTTTCCGATTTCGTTGTCAAACGAATGTTCGAACTCACGAATTTCTGCAATACGTGCTACCTTCGTCTTTTCCTTATGGGTTGTTTTGTAACGTTTGTCAAACAATTGCCACACCTTAATCAAACGTTCGCGCTTCCCGAACAAGTCGAAGAAACCGAGTTTGATTAAGATTTGCAATTGCCTTGCATTAACAGAGGTTTTCTCTTTGATTGCTACAAGCATTTCTGTGAAGTCCTTGTAGCCCCAACCGATCTCTTTAAGTTCTCTAGCAATCTGGCGGTTACAGTGTTTGATTAGCGTCAAACCGTAGTTAATTTTACCGTTAACTACTTCACAGGTGGCAGAAGGATGCACAATCGACAACGGTTTGATTTCAACGCCAAGACGACGAGCTTCACGATAACACACATCCATACGGTCGTGCTTGCCCTCGTAGGAGTTAAAGAGGGCAGTCATGAATTGCACAGGGAAGTACGTTTTCAGATATGCACATGCAAAGGCAATGATTGCGTATGCGTAACTGTGGGAAGCATTGAAGGAGTATTTTGCAAACTCCAACATATCTGCCCAAAGTTGCTCGAATTGCTCTTTAGTCCATCCCATTTTTAACAAACCCTCTAGCAATTCAGGGCGAACTTCGTCCATGACAGACTGAATCTTTTTGCCTGTTGCGATACGAAGTTTGTCAGGATTCCGAAGTCCAGCCATTCGACCAATGTCAATCAACTGTTCTTGGAAAACAATGATCCCGAACGATTTCTCCAAGATCGGTTTCAGAGTTGGATGAAGATAACTATATTTCTCTAAGCCATGCTTACGAGCAATGTAGTTCGGAATATACTTCAAACTTCCGGGTCTGTACAAAGCATTCGCAACTGCAAGATCGTCAATGCCTGTTGGCTTCATTTCTTTCAGCGTCTTCTTCATGCCTTCGGATTCGAATTGAAATACGCCATCAGTAAAACCATTCTGGAATACTTCGAGAACTTTTGGGTCTTCGAAATCCATGTAATCAGGATCAAGTAATTTCTCTGCAAGCTGTTCCAGTGATTGACGGTCATTAACATTATAGTTGATGCCCTTCGCATCGCCCCATTCTAAAAGAATGGGCAAAAGATTTTGATCATCCAAAATCATGTCGATAGTATCGTACTCCACGTCTACTGTTCGAAGACCAAGGGTGTCGATCTTAACAAGCCCCAATGCTTCGCAGTCCTTCATGTCCAAGTGGAACACTAATTCACCTTCGTTGACCGAAAGACCAGTATAGTGATTCAGTTCATCAATGGTGATTACCTTGCCGCATGGATGCATGGAGAATGAACGCGGCAAACCAGAGAGCTTTTGGGCATACTCAAATAATTTAGGATATTTTTGAGCAAAGACAGCTAAACGTCCATCCTTAATGCACTCTTCGATTGAATCTTCGTCCATTATCTTGGTAATTTCATTAGTTACGTTAAAAGGAATATTTAGAACGCGACCAACGTCTTTGACGGCAGACTTGTCTTTCATGTTCATAAACGTACCGATGGAAGCCACTCGATCCTTGCCGTAGGTTTCAACAATATATTGGATAACCTTCTCTCGTTCCTCTGTTCCAAAGTCGAGATCGAAGTCTGGAATTTTCAATTCTTCTGGCGTAATTTGTCCATTCTGAAGAAGTTCAAGTTGCGCCACATCAATAAAGCGTTCAAATTTCAAGTTGAACCGCACAGGGTCGATGTTGACGATGTTCAAGAGGTACGCAATAAGGGAACCCCCACCAGAGCCACGCGCAATACCACGTCTACGCACTGAGTTGGCGTAGGAGCGAACCATGAGGTAGTAGCCAGTGAAGCCCATTTTAGATACGGCATTATATTCGTAAAGCAGACGTTCCTTATAGATGTCTGTCAATGGGACTAGCTCGGCGTTTCCTTGTTCGATTTCATATTTTGCCAATAGAATTCTTCCAGATTCGTTAGCACCTTGAATATGAATCCAAGAACCGTCTTTGTATCGCAAAACTTTCTGATTGCGCTTCAAGTGGATACCACGTTTTTTCCAACCCTCATTGCACAGCTTTTGAAGAAAATCATCTTCGTCTTCGATTTTTATACCGTTGTAGTATTCGGGAACCTCTACGTGCGGGATCAGCGGTGCAGACAATGGAATTTTAGCGTTACATTTTTCCATAATTTCCATCGTAGTTGAAATTGCCACGTCGATCTCTTCGTCCGTCAATGCTGGTTTCAGACGAACACGAGCTTCTTCTTCGGATTGCAATTGTGTGTCGTGATACGTCTCCCCTACTTCGCGAGACTGACCGATTTGCACGAAGATACCATGAAGCTCCATGTCGCTCTCTTCTACGAAGTGCGAGTCAGCAGTAGCAACCCATTTAATACCAAGCTCTTTCGCAATGTTTACGAGATAGCGGTTAAGGGTTTGTTGACGATGATCACGGTGAGACTGAACTTCGATATAGTAATCGTCGCCAAAGAGCTTCTTGTAACGAGCGGCAACTTGCTTTGCTCGTCTGTAGTTTTCTGGTGTTACGACTACATCCCTATCTCCAATCTTGCCCCCTGCAAGCGTTTGCTGAAGCTCGGAAGCCATACACCCTGACAAGATGATCAAGCCTTCTCCGTACTGCTGAAGCAGTTCGAAGTCAATACGGGGCTTGCGGTAAAATCCTTCGATATTTGCAATGGATACCAGTTTGTTGATGTTGATACGACCAGATTCGTTCTTAGCAAGAATAGTCATGTGGTAATATGCACGATCTTTATTCTTCTCGAAACGATTGTCGCATGTGTAGAATTCACAACCGTAGATGTGCTTAACTCCTAGTGCTTTTGCCAATTTCGTCGCTTTAACAGCCGAAAACACGTTCCCATGCTCCGTAATTGCGACTGCTGGCTGTCCCATAGCTTTAACCTTGTTCATAATATCTTGCGGTTTGGAAATGGAATCCAAGAGGGAGTACGCTGTGTGGACATGAAGGTTTACAAAAGGGGAATGATTTTGACACATAATTCTGAAATCTTCCTTTCATCGGCAGACAAAAGAAGGGCTATCTCATGACAGCCCCGTTGTCACTTGTATTCCGAATTTCTATTTTATTCTGGGTTTAGTCTTGATCGAATACTAATGCACTTGCATTAGAGACAATACATAGCATACAGACGTAGCACCATAAAGTACCCCAAGTAAAAATCGTGGCGCATACGCTAAAAATTAATGCAAAAATCAACCATGCTCTATACATCATTGCCAACCTCCAAAGCCATCTTTTTACCCATTACTGCCAATCTATCTGCACGTTCGTTGAGTGCACACCCAATATGACCATTCACTTTATTCCAAGTGACCTCTTTCTGTTCGTTTACGAGAGCTATCATTAATTCCCATAATTCTTGATTGGCAACAGGTTTATTTTGGCTGTTCATCCAACCGTTCAGTTGCCAAGATACATACCATTTTTCGTTAAAACAATCGACAATGTATCCAGAATCAGAATAAATGTCTACAGGGATGTTCTTTGTCTTCAGTTCGGACAAAGCCATAATTACTGCATACATTTCCATTGTCTGATTTGTAGCGTCATGGCTTGTATCGTAGTAATACAATTCTTGCTCTATTCCACCGTATAAGAGAACTGCGCCATATCCACCACCACCAACGTTTTGTTTGCCGTTTCCAGACACAGCACCGTCAGTCCAAATTTGGATACGAGTATATTTGCGTTCATGCGAAAGGCGTTCATTTTCAAATGTTTGAGCAATCTGTTCGATCTTCTTTTTTCCCTTGAAAACGGCGTTCGTCTCATTTTTCTTATTCTCTGCGATCAATTTTGCATCTAATTGTTTTTGTTCTTCGATAGAACGCTTAACTCGTAAGTTTACAATGGGCATGGTGTCCTCCATACATAGTTGTTGTTTGTCAATATGAGAATAAAGGTCTTCGTGCCAAATATCCAAATAAATCATAGTAGCTCCATTTAGAGACGACCACATTGGCACATAAACCTTTTCTACTGTTCGGATATTTTCCTTGTTATTATACATGACATTGTGCTACCTAACATTGGAGCGAAGTAAGCACATGATTCCTTCCGCTCCTCGCTTATACTTTTCATCTTGAAACTGTTCGTAGATCGACAAATACAAATTGTAGGTGTCTAAAAGCTGATCAACGGCTTTCATATAGTTCTTTTCAAAATTTGTTTCATTGGACAGCAATAGGATCATGTGTTCTGGTTTGCCGACGAATGGCAAATCGTTCCCAATCGCTATTAGATGGTATACTCGCTCTTTTTTACCGCTGATTCCGTCTGACGGATTGGATACGCGCTCGTGGTAGGCTTGACCAACTACTTTGAAGAACTCACTTCTGCCAGCGTACATCACCAAGTCATTAATTCGAAACTCCATTTTATTGTTCAAAATTTTTCACCCTTCCATGTTGACATGCTTTTCGATAACACTTCCTGCATACAGGAACATATTGACTCTTATCTTTCGAAATCACTTCACCTTCGAATACAGGCTTGCCATTTAACGTTCTCATGTTGAATCTTGCCTTTTTGTTGCAGTATGCGCAAACAGACTTGATTTCTTCTAGCTTATCTGCATACTCGATCAAAGCCTTGGCTCCGTCAAATAATTCTGCCTTGAAGTCTGTCAACAGTCCATAACAGATTACGGGGATGTTATATTCGTCAGCAATTAGAGTCAATCGAAGTACATCATCCTTGGTCAAGAATTGAGCCTCGTCTACTATCACACATTCTGGCTGTTCAGACCATACCACGCTAACAATGTCGTGATTTATGATATTCGCTTCCAATTCAAGTCCCATAAATCTAGTGGAAACTACTTCTCCTGCTTCGTCAGGAACAAACAGAAGTACCTTTTTGCCGCGCTTACTATAGCTGTAGTGGACTTTATGAGTGTCAAAAGACTTCCCCGCTTCTACAACTCCATATCTGAAATATAACTGCGCCAACCTGTTCACCACCATACATAGTTATTGTTTGTGGGAAAGATCGAAAGACCTCCCCCACTACTATCAGTATATCATCTTTTCATTCGTCTGTCAATCGCTTTTCCAATCGTCAGATCGTATGAAAGATACAACAACATGATGATTGTGATTGCAATACCTATCGAAATGATTTGCGGCAAAGGGTCGCGATAGCTGTAAATTGCCGCAATGAATAGCGGAAAAGCCACAATTAGCAAGAGTACGAAAGCTACGATGTTTGCAAAGACTCTCATTTGTCGAGACGCACCTTTTTGAAGCGTCCGAAACGCAAATTATTGTTGCCTTCCTTGTTTTGAGTATATTCGGTAATTAGAACCTCAATGGTCTTACCTACTATTAGATTTGGATTTTTCCACCAGTCCGAACGTTGTTTGTCGCTAAACCCACCGCCAACTTTGACGCGAACGCCATTCCAATCACAAATCAGACCTCCAAGCATACCTTCATACTTGGAATCCTGCTTGCCTTCATACATATCAACTACAATAACGTCGATTGATTCGCTTGGCTTTATTTTCAGAATTGAGTGACTTCGTTTGCATTGGTAATAGCTATCGGCATCCTTGACCATTGTCCCCTCTAGTCCTTCGGACAGATGTTGATGATAGATAGCCATGATTTTGTCAAGTGTTTCTTGTCCTTCGTAGGTTATGACTTGATATTCGACCAATTCAATACATACTAAGTCATACTTTGCAAGCGTATTAATCGCAGATTGAAATATTGCACCTGTAACTCCTTTGTCTTCAAGAAATTCTTTTCGTTGACGCAATGTATGTTTTGATTTTCCAGCTTTAAATTCTTCAATAGGCAATACATCAAAGATGTGAAACACAGCCTCTTTATTGCGTTCATCCTTAAACGCAAGAGTCTGCATGTCGTTAAATTTACCAGAAGGAGCCATAAGTTCTCCATCATACATATACCCTTTCGGGAGATGACTGAGCGCCATTTCTACTCCATCGAAGCCCTCAATCTTGTGACCATTGCGGGATAATAGGTAGATTTTTCCATCTAGATCGTGGTATGCGTTAATCCGAAAGCCGTCCAGCTTCTTGTCTAGAATATACTGCCTACCCTTATTCAAACGTTTTTCTTCAAACGGATGAGCCAACATGCACTCGTAAAATGGAATGAAATCGTATACCTCATTAACGGTTTTAGCAGATAGACCAATCTTCCAGTCTTTTTTCATGATTGCCCAATAGACATTAAACTCTTGTTCGGAACATTTTGAAAAGTATTCTGCGACCACTTTCTTCGCTTCGTTGCCAGTAATAACACGCTGGTCAAGATCGGCAAGTAAGTGCATGAATTCTATGAAACGAGCGATACTCAATCCTGTCCCCTGTGGCGCAACTTTTGGCTTCTGTTTAATATTGTAAGTCAAGAATTCATTAAAACCCATAAACAGCAGACTCATAAGTACCCTGTTTTTCGGGATATGTTGCGCAAGAATACCTTGTTTCTGTTTTCCAGAACGCGTAGATAAAAGCTGATCAATTACAGCAAAAGCCATTTCTACATGTGCGTCATTCATATTTGCTTCTAGCCTCCCTTTAATCCAAAATATTTTCCGTAATCCAACGTGCAAATCTCGTTCCATCAAAGATCAAAACAAGGATAACGCAAGCTAAAAAACCTACCAAATAAGAGATTAGAACGCCTAATATCGCAACAAGAATAAAGAATAATGCTACCCCCATTGCTTTAATCATCGACAAAAATACAATTGAACCTATCAACCCTGCGCCAACTATGGTTGCAATCATTTTATTGCGCATTTTGTGCATCTCCTATTCTTCGATTGGCGGCAAGCCATCTTTGTCAACAAATTTCATAAGTGTTGCTCCATTGTGTCCATGCGTTTCTTGTGCTTGCTTGGCATTATCGTAAATATTGACAGACTGTGCACCAGACGGAATCCACTCGTGCATTGCTACGCCAGACGGAAATACACCGCCTCGTACAACGACACCGATTCCAGATTGACCAGAAATATCCTTAATGCGTTCGAAGTAATATTCTCGGATAGCCTGTTCGTCCTCGATCAGTTCAACAGTTCTTCCGTATTCTGATTCGATGATTCGAACTGCTTCGAGGTTTTGTGTGCGAATCTGTTGCGGCATAGCGCCAAGCGTCTCGTGCAAAGTTCGTCCAGACGGAAGTACAACACCCTTGGCATGTACCTTTCCGTCTGCATTCACAATACGAAATTGTTTCAATGCTTTTACCACTCTAAGTCCTCCCATTTTTCGACTTCTTCGAGAGATTTTTCGATACGTCTGAGTCTATCTTCGAATTCTTCGGGTTCGCCATTCCAAGCAAAAATTGGCAGAATTTCTTCGAGATATGCTTTGCCAACAGGGTCGTCTAGCAACCACGTTCGAACTGCATCGGGGTTTTCCCATTCCAGAGGTGCTTCAAATATCGTCGCTCCTGCGTATCCACTTTTATAACTAGCATATTGTTCTTTTAGGTAACAGATAGGCACGAAGCAAGTTGTCATATTAGATTGGTCGTCCAATACCGTAACACGATACATGGACAACCGCGTTTCGCCTTTGTTCAGATTTGGTTCAACTGTGATGTGCATTGCGCACCAACTTTCTATTCGTTGATCGGAACGAGTTTGAGCTTGAACTGGTTCGCTTTCAGGATGTTAATACCACGAGTACGATGAGACAACTTGGAGAAGAGTCGTTCTAATGGAAGCGGTTCGCAGTAATAATGTACACCGTCGAAAGAACGCAAGGAAGCCATTCCATCATGTTCTTTCATGACAATATAAACACCGCCATTCAAAATTTCGACAATATCACCGAATTCAATTTCAGTAATGAAAGAGTTGTCAGGAATTTCGATTTTCATTGTTGGTTATCCCCTTTGTTTATTTTAATGACAAGCTAAAACAAGATTTCGTTCGTCTGCCCACATTCGAACAAAACTCATCTCGGAATTTGTTGCTCTGCGGTTTTGCTGTCCACGCACTTGACGAATACTGTGATCACGAACCTCGATTGTCACAAGAGACTGTTTCGGAAACTTCTTATGTCGCAAAAAGAGGATTTGACACTTGTTTTTGACGACATCATTTACATACGATGCAACACAGTGGTTCAATGAACTTCCTTCGTCAATGATGTCTTTCGCGCTCTTAGGAACAAGAATGCACAGGTCTTCTGACTTTTTATGGAACTCAAGGTGCTTGTAACTCTCTACGGAATCCAAAAATGCTTGCATCGTCTGAGCGTCCAATAATACATTGTGGTTCATCATAGCTACGTCATGATGTAATTTTAAGCTCTTACTGTATTTGCTATAATTTAGCTCCATATCACGCATCATGCGAACGTAATCATGCAAAAGATTTGCCGCATGTATTGGGTCACTAATCCCCTGAGACAACTTTACTTCGCGCACTAGATACAAGAACAGGCGACGAACATCCCTGTATCCCAAATCGCGCAATTCTAGCAAATTAGGCGTTAAGCCTACCAGAGTCGGAATCCCGTTGGCTTCTTCGCTTGCAATTTGCACCAATTGTTTGACGGTGTTGCCATCAAAAATACTATCTAATTGACGCAATGAATTGATGGTCTTTTTAGTCAGATGACTACCCAAATCTTTAAAAAGAGAAACGAGATATTTCGGAGTATTGAAGATTTCGTGCGGCTTGCTTGCGTTTAAGTCAAGTTCACCACTTACAAGATCAACAGTTCTGGCATTAAATCCACAAGCATGTAAGATTTCGATTGCCTTCGTTCTGTGCTGGCTCATGAATTTTATCAACGCTTTTGCTACAGTAGGAACTCGCTGTACCAAAACTCGCCGCTGGTATCCCCAACGATCTCTGCGATAAGCATATTCATTGGAAACCAAATGGTTAAAAGCGAATCGAATCAATTCTTCCATTCGCTGATCGTCAAGCACTCTGTAGAAATCGTTTTCGACAACACCAACGAAGAACTTGTTCAAGTTGTCAATGTCACATTCGATCTCTTCGTTATCTAGAAACAAAGTCATACTTCGATCAGAGAAGTTGTAATTCAAAACAAATTCTCGCTCAGTTTTCCATGAAATCGTGTTCTTAATACGATTTACGTTGACCATTACACGAACGCGCAACATCTTAAAATGGTAGCGAGATTTTTCAATTAGTTGCAGATGAACGAATGATTTAGACTTTTTATCAAAGATATGGTAAGTCTTGATATTGGCGCATGGTTGCTCTGCTCCACAAGAACATATAACATGCGCAATATTATTTTTGTCGATGAATGTGACGCAAAAATGCGCGAGTTCACTTTTGGTTGCCAACATTATTCTCCCCTGTGATGTATTCTATAGTTTTACTATTTGATAAAAGTGAGATTTCATCTAACTATCTCTTCGCAGATTGGCGAAGTTTGTGGAGATAAACAAAGTCATCAGTTGCTTTTTGGATACCATCTAGTGTTTCGCTTTCCAGAATGCGAATAAGTTCGTTTCGGCTTTGCTGAAATGCTTGCTCGATCAGTAGACCAATCGTGTCAACGTTAGGCGTAATTTTTATTCGTTCGAACAACTCTTTTGGATACTCGCACATATTGCCACGTGCATTGATAATTAAGTAGTATCCACCGACTTCTTTGAAAACATCATAAATTCCGTTGACATAGATAGAGGAATTATTGCCTTGATTGACGCATTTGACTTGAAAAATAGCCTCGTGAGCCTTCAAGTTGATCTCTCCTTAGATAAAATTTTTGTTTAATCTAATTTCTCATTAAATGCTTTCATCACTACATCAGCAATTTTAACACTGAGACGCGGAGGAAATGCATTCGCGACAAATTGCTGTCTTTCATCCAAGCTACCGTAGAACAAGAAATCGTCAGGGAAAGATTGGATTCTCGCACATTCTCTAACAGTTAAGATTCTGTCATGCAAGGGATGCAATATAACAGCTTTTCGTGGATTGGCAATTGTTATGCTTGGCTTATCATACTCTAATCGACGATAGCGGTCGCTGTGATTGCCTTTCGGTCGCAACTCCTCTGGAATGTCGTTAATGTTTCCCCCTGCTGGTACATAAGACATTCGTTCAAGAGTAATCTTCCGATGTGGATTTACGTCAGATTGATTTGGAATGCCGCTATGAATTCCTTCGAAGGCATCTCTGACAGTATACGTCACAGTATCTTGAACTGGACGTTCAATCCGTCCAATCTTGCTTCCAACAAATAAGACGCTTGTTCGTTTTTGTGGAACACTATAATTCAAAGCGTTGACCTCATATATTTCAATATGATAATCGGACAGTGATTCTGTGATGAATCGAGCGTATTTGCCGCCACCAACTGTCATAATCTCTGGTACATTTTCAAATATGAACACATTTGGATTTTTGATTTTGACTATCTCAACAAATTTGGCAACCAACTTATTGGATGGATGATTGACAGAGTTGTTAATCTGATTTTCGACGCTAAATCCATTGTTTGGACTTCCTGCAATCACAAGATCGCACTCTGGAATCATGTTGATGTCCACGTGTTCAATATCAGCACACATAGGCTTGAAACCGAAGTACGAGTGATATGTGTAACATGCAAACTCGTTTATATCATTTGCGAAAACAAATTTTGCTTGTGGATATTTATGAAAACCGTAGTCCAACCCTCCTACACCAGAGAATAGGCTGACTATTTTAATTTCTTTCATTTTTTCCGCCCCTATTCAATAAGCATAATTCCATAATTATTGCCACGCTTGACAAAAGTCCACTTACCAGAGACTACACCCTTGTCAATAATGCAATTTTGAATCAGATATAACATGTCTTTCATAAACATATTGTATTCAATTCCTTTTTCGTCTTTAAGCGTGAAGTTTGCCGCACTTCGACCACGACTCATATCAACGACTCGCATAGTAGTTACAAATTCGTAGTTCGCACGGTAGTCATGCACTTTAAGTCGATCATCATAAGAAAGCGGATTTCCGTTCCTATCGAAAGGAATCTCTAATTGTTTTTTAGCCATCATGGTTTCTCCTAGATATGATAGTAATTTTCTACCCGAAACTCATAATCGCTATCCATGTTGACATTTGTCACGTCTTCTTGAATAGTAACAACGAAGTTTCGAATATGATATGTTTTGCTTAAAATTTCTCTCAACTCTTGCTTCCAGTCAGCAGGGAAGTTTCCATAGATGTATAATGTCTCGATCTTATTGCCATGTACTGAAGAATATTTAGACAATTCTTCCAAAATTGCCTTAACGTCTTCAAGAGTTTCAAATCTCCCACCGAAATAGCGATCTACTTCAAATGCGTGATAACCTACAAGGTCAAGAAGTAATTTGTCTTTTGTTTTATCGCCACGATATAGTTGTTGCATGAAATCTGCTTTTCTCGCCTTGCCACAAATTAGCGTGAGTTTAGCCATCTTGGTTTCTCCTCCATGACTTCTGTCAAGATTCTGATATTTCTGACAGTTCCATCTTCGTATTGTTCTACTTCAACGGGGATGCCAGTCAGTTGAGATACGTATTGAACCTTTGCGTCCGTCAGAAATCTTTGCATATTGTACCAGATTTGCGGAATCTCTGATCCAATTGTACTGCTATCGTCATACAGCCCATATACCAACGAACCACGATTACCAAAATGGAGAAAGAGACAATAGCCCATCTCTCCATTTTGATTCATGCCGAACTCTGCTCTAAGAATCTTGCCCAACAGTTTTCGGTAACGTGCCATTAGTATTCAAACTCCTCTATTTCGGATTGCGCTTCCGCTTCTTTTTCATAATTCAACTCCAAGATCAAAACCTCCATACATAGTTGTTGTTTATTAGTTCAAAATATAGCCGCCAACTTTTTTCCCATCAACATTGATCGTGAATGCGCGTTGACTGTTGACGTACTTAACATCCATTACTTTTGGTTTGCCACCATCAACGCAAGCAACCATATTTCTGCGGATCACTTCGCCAATGAAATGTACATATTCATCACCAAAAGGCATGTTTACGCCAAGAATTTCCGCTATATCTATCTTGGGCATAAATTCATCATCAAACCATAAAGAAAGAGTGAATCCAGTGGTATCTTGATGCAGGTTAATGTCAACGAGTTTTTCTTCCACAATTGTTCACCTCTGCTAATATATTGGGAGACTCCGACAACGGTTAGTTCTATGTTGAAAAATTCACATCGGTTACCTTAGTACTCATCTCTCTTTTGAGCTTCTTCAATCAGACGCCGCTTTGAATGATGTTTTACACGCTGTACGGGATTTACGCCGTTCCAGCCATGTCGCTTAATTGACGGGTCTAGTTTTCCTTCGCGACTCATTTTTTTACGCAAACGTTTAGCTTTTGACTCAGCCAATTATTTCACCAGCCTCTTAAAAATCCACGTTGTCAAACCTTCCGTAGCTCTAACTCGAATTTCATCATTAGGCAGTCGTTCGATAATTTCGTACTTGATCACAACTCCACCTCTGTAAATTCAGTTTACCATACATAGTTGTTGTTTGTCAACTATTTGTACATCTTCTTCCACGATTTTTTGGTACCATTGATAGTAGGAGTTTCATCTTCTATTTTATCCCAAAAATTCTGCTGATCTCGGTATCGCTTCTGAACGCCGCTATTAGCATTAGTAAGTTGTGGAAGAAACGTTTCGAACTTAAATTTGCTTTCTAGATGACTAATTAGCTCATTTTCGTGCTTCACTTGGCGGCGAGTACGAACTACATCCTGCAAATATCTCCATGCAGAAATAGCTTGTTCATCGGTCATAAGATGCACTTCTGCATTATGATAAATGTTACTCAGTTCTTTATCGACATTGCTCATTTTTTTGTTAATTTGGGTTTTAACAACAGATAGTTCATTCATGGTATCGCAGATGGATTGCACAAGTTCTGCAACACGATTGGGACGATACGCAGACATATCCATTTGTGCGGTTGAGTAAGGATTAGCACCATCGTCCGCATTCAATTCTTCAGCCATCATTGCTACGTCTTGCGACAAAACAATGCCAAGGGTTTCGTGATTTTGTTCTATTTCAGTGGGTTCATTAGGTTCGGTGGATTGTGAAAGCTCATTGTCAATAACAGGATCAACCACATCCTCTTTGCTCTCTAGATGCTTCGTTTCCACTAGGTTTCCAGTATTAACGTCTACGACCACATCTCCCCGATTGACCTTTTTGATCAATTCTTCAATCGGATTAGGTTTTAGAAGTCTTGCCAGCCCCAAGCCGAGTTTCATAGATTAGCACTCTCCCTATACACCAAAATCAATTGCAGGATTTATCCTGTTACCGTTAGTCTATCATACATAGTTGTTGTTTGTCAACAAGTTCCTAGATTATGACCGAGGAATTATGATTGTCGTTTATTGTCGAATAATATTAAGAATATTAGTATCATAATCGAATAAGCTATAATATACAAGACAATGTGGGTGTACCAGAAAACGGCATACGGCGAAACGCAGGGGTGCGATTCGTAGGCTCTGTGACTAGCGATTCTGCAATTGCGGTAAAAGTACATAACTTCTTTGATTTTTATTCTCCGATGGTAAGCATCGTACCAACGGGCACGATGCTATTGAGTGCACGATACGCTCTCCATGCAGAGAATTATCAGGTTTCGTTGCTTCGAAGAGGTTATGCCCCTATTTGCGGATCAGCAAAAACATCCTTGGGGGTTCGAATCCCCTCACCCACACCAATTATACAAAAAGCGGCTATCATTTTTGATAGCCGCTTTTTGTATTTTAAATTTCAATACCTGCATTTTGGAAAGATGAGATAAGAGCTTTTGTATCCTCCCGAATCTCTGCTTGTGCGTGTGGAGTATTCCGCAGATTGATATAATGTTTCCAATATTTTAATGGGCGACATTGAATGATTCGGGTCTGGATATTCGGGAGCAGGTTTCGAGCCATTTCTTTAGCTCTCATTTTGCCAATTCCAGCATTTTCCAATTCCTCTTTGACTATATTATAATTAGACAAATGTGAATTCATAAGGTCTTTAAACCATTCTACCCAATCTTCGGTTTCCGTATTCAATTGTTCCAAACCCACAGGTACACGGAAAGATGCATTTGAACGGTCAACATATCTTTGCGATAGCTCCGTTCCACCTTGATACGCTACATGTCTCCACATTTGTAAGCCTGTCGCACGATCTGTAACAAGGTCTACGGTAACAGTAGCATGTGTGTCAAGTTCATAGTCCGTAAATCCAAGCTCTTTAAGTGCCGTATAATCCTGAGTCAAAACGATTGGATTCGACCAATCAGGTGTGACAAGATACTCATTTGGCGCTGACGGCACATCAACTGTATGATCTAGGAACCAATGGAGATACGGGACAGCCTTAATCTGTTCGATTATTTGTGGCAACAAGGCAGATGGATGATCGTTGTCGTCATGAAACGAAACATAATTGTTATTTATGTCCATTAACGTCAATACGTTCATAGATACCACAATGCGATCTACTTGGTTCTGTTTGTTTGGAAATGTCCAACGAATAAAAGGTGTAATCTCTTTAAATGCAATAAGGTCGCCATACAAACTTACAAGTTCAGCATAGTTGTCAGCTTGCAACTTAAAAACAATATTCCCTACGCTAGCAACACTCAAATGTCCTTTCGCCATAATTCCTTTAAGCATATTATGAGATGTTTCAGTGCAACGTTCGTAAGATTGGTAGCAGTTTCTTGCAAGAGCCTCTACGAGCTTGTGGTAGTTAGGTGTATGATAGATCATTTTTACTTGCATATTAGTTTACCTCCAAAAATTGAAACACTTACGCAAGGCGCAAGTGTTTCTTATCAGTTTCGAGTGCAAAACCTTCGATTTCAACGCCAGCTTTAAGGTCTGCAAGCATTTGCTTGTTATCTACTTTCGGTTCTTGTGGAATAAGATATTTTGCAGGAACAACAGCGAGTTCATCTGTCTTTCTAATAGACGGAGGATTCTTTTGTAGGCGTACAGTGAACATGCCAGCTTTCACTTTATCAATGCCAGCAGATTCCAAGCAATTTTGAGCGTATGTCTTCAAACTTTCAACACGATTTTGGATAGCCTTAGAACGTTGAGCTAGTCGATCCGCTTCTGCTTTAAACATCTCAGCTTCGGCAGTAAGGTTTTTTAAATATTTTGCGATACCCTCCATTTTTTCTTCCAGAAGAACTTCCATTGATTCCAAGGTATCAAGAATCATTTCGTTATCTACGGTTTCATCTTCTAGTAAGGCTTGCAGGTCTGCCATAGTGCCAGTGATTTCGTACAAAGTTGCCATCGTTTAATTGTCTCCTTTTTCCCAATTTAAATTATTAAAAATCGCTTCGAACAAAACCAATAATCTTGCTTGGTGGCAGTGACCACCTAGCTTTTTCGAAATATAGTATTTTTCTTGATTTGAAAGTTTTTCCCAATTTATTGATATTGCCGCTAATGATGAGACAATTGTGTCTTTACTTTCACGTGTTCTCTCATGCATATCCACAATGATTGAATTTGCTAGTCCAATATTCACACTAGTTGCTCCTTTTGGAAGTTTTGGGTGAGCCGAAACCCACCCGTTTTTACTATTTGCGATTGGACAACACGGCGTTCGCTTTCTGGCGCATAACTTCTGCCTCTAAGAACGGAGCAGGGTCTTTCCAACCTTCAGGTTTTAGAATCTTATTGGTAACAGGATCATAATGCGGCTTTCCATCAGCCCACAATTTAGACATATTGGCATGTTGCACAATATCCATTAGAGGTTGCGGAAGAACGCCGATCATGACGAGAACTCCAAGCGAAAAATAGATGTTGTCAATCATTGCATCTGCTTGTGCGGCAATCTTCTGGATTTCATCTAGCTTATTTCCATGTTTGTCTCTTCCTTCTGATGCAAGCAAGAATTCGTCAATTTCTTCCTTCATAAATTTGTAGCGGTTCATTGCTTCTGCAAAAGACATGGAAGTTGGAACTGTCGCTACTGGATGTCCGAAGGTCGAATGGAACTGCTTCACTTGTTCGAAAGCATAGTCAAGACCATGAGCCTGTTTATTCGCTTTCATTGTGCCACTGGTAATGGTGTTACCAATAGAATCAACAGTAAAAGATGATTTTTTAGATGCTGGTTTCTTCTTGCGAAGTTTGTCGATGTCCATAAATTTAAACGGAACATTCTGATTTGTTTTACCAGTGGTCTTAGATACAAAATCAACGAAGGCAGTCAGGCTAGGAATGTCCAACCCTTTAATAACTCCTTCTACATTCAAACCTTTAAGCCAAACTCGCTCTCCAACTTTATAGTAACGCTTTGCCATTTTGTTTATCCTCCGTTTATTCGGTAATTTTAATAACGCTGGAAGTCCATTAGGACTTCACAGCGTCGATCATTTCGTCAAGTTCTTTTACGTTGTATCCAACGGACTGTTTTATAGCCTGACCGTTGTCATCAAGCAAAACGATCAAAGGAAACGCCATCACGCCATAGGGGATAAATTCATTAAGGTCATCTTCGTTGTCGTAGGGACGTTTCGAAACAGCTTCTACGCCAGCATTCTTCAGGTGATTTGTTGCCATTACGCAATAAGGGCAATGGTCTTTTTCAAATTTGACGATTTTCATTTTAGTTATCCTCCTTAGAAATAGACTGGAAATGCTTGTTGTTCTTCAAGCCATTCGAACTTGAATGCTTCATCGTCCAGCGGAATTACGTTAAGAGTTTTAACGTATCCGTTACCCTTGGTAGAAAAGAAGTCGTGGTTTTTTGTTTCTGTGCGCAAACCATTAAGAACGATTTGGTTAACCGCTTCTTCAGGGAAAAACGGTTCGTATCCAAGATTCATCAACGCTTTGTTGGCGTTGTATCGAATGAACTTTTTTACTTCCTCTTGCAAGCCAATCGGAGTATACAATTCATCCGTGTACGCACATTCGTTTACATACAGTTCTTCCAGCAATTCGTAAACTTCTGACTTCAATTTCTCCTGCGTTCGTTTGCTAAACTTAGCAAACTCTTCCTGTGCAAGAGTGCCAATGTATGTGCCATGAATGCTCTCGTCGCGAATAATCAGGTTAATGATTTCGCCAGAAGCTACCATTTTACCCTGACCAGCAAGATATAACGGATAGAAGAATCCACTATAAAACAAGAAACTCTCCAAGAAGACTGAAGCAACCATAGCCATGTAATAGTCACGCGGCTTTCGAATATTGTTGTAGTATTCTGAAATCAATTCAATCTTCTTTTGGATATACTTGTTCTGCTCAACCCACTCGAACGTTTCGTTGATCTCTTCTGTAGTAGCCAGAGTCGTGAAGATCGTCGAATAGGATTTCGCGTGAATCTGTTCCATTGCTCCTTGGAAAATCAGAGTAGCTTTGCGTTGCAGACCTTGTGTGTACTGCGCAATTAAAGGCATACCCACTCCACCTTGTTCGGTATCAAGACCTGTCAGACCACCAAGAATGCGCATATAAGTCATGCGTTCTAGTTCTGTTAGATCATTTTTCCAAGATAGCTTATCATCAGAAATCGGTATCTCTGTGTCTACCCAAAATTGGCGAATATTTATTTGCCAGAAATCTAAAGTAAAATCATCGTCAGGAATATTCCAATTAACCGCTTTAACGTTTCCCATATTCATTCACCTTCCTTAAACCGCACAAGATGTACATTCTTCTACTGATAAATTGCGTGTACGCGTATAGTATAGCGACTTTAATCCGCGCTTATGTGCATAGATGTAGTAACGAGCCAAGTCATACGTGCTGGTGTTGCTATTCACGTACAAGATCGTCGAGATTCCTTGGTCGATGTGGCGCTGTAGTTCAGCAATCAGATCAATCAGCTTGAACATGTTGACATCGTATGCTGATTTGTAGAAGAATACAGTTTCAGGAGACAGGAACGGCATCGGGTAAAACGTAGTTGCGTTACCGTATTTGCGTTCTTCAATGATTTCAACTACTGGCATAACAGAGGAAGTCGCATTCTGAATATACGAAATCGACTGCGTAGGTGCCACGGCAAGTCGATAGGCATGATACAATCCATGTACTGCTACTTCATTGGCAAGTCGTTTCCAATCTTCGATAGTTGGAATATAAATGCCTTCGAACAACTTTTTGATCTTGTCTGTCTTTGGAGAGAAGTCTTCGACAAAATACATCCTGAAGTATCGCCCATCTGCATATGCAGATTTTTCAAAATCTTTAAATTTCTGTTTACGTTCCTTAGCTATTGTCATAGAACGTAAAATTGAATAATAGTTTACGGTCATACCTAACGCACGAACAAAGTCGATTGCCTCTTTGCTCTCGTAGTAAATGCGATTTTTAGCAAAGAAACCATGTAAATTCATCAAACCAAGTCCAACGGAGTGTAGCTCATCATTGGCTTTCTTGACAGAAGGAGCGTTCGCAATGCTTGTCATGTCGGACACAGCCGTTAACATATCCATGCCAGCAAATACTGCTTCCTTGATCTCTTTATTCTCCATTATGTTAACGATGTTCAAGGAGCCAAGGTTGCAATTGATATCGCGCTTGATTTCATCGGGAATTCCGTAATCATTGATAATGGAAGTCTCCTGCAATTGGAAGATTTCAGTACACAAATTGGACATTTTGACCATGCCAATATCTTTCAAAGAATGCCACTTGTTTGCATTATCTTTGAACATAATATACGGATATCCAGATTCCATTTGCGTTTGAGCAATTTTTGTCATGAAGTCACGAGCACTCAGTTGTTCCTTGCGAATATCTTCGTCTTCTACTAGACGATCATACCAAATGTCCATGTCCATATTATCCAAATGGATGCCGTATTTTTTGAAAACATCATACGGCGAGAACGTATAGAAATCTTCTCCACGCTCTGCAAGCTCCATGAACTTCGACGGAATAATAAGACCGATTGATAGAGTTTTTAGGCGAATACGCTCATCTGCATTGATTTTCTTTGTATCCAAGAATGCAGGAGAGTCGATGTGGAAGATATTTAGATAAGCCGCACCAGAACCTTTGCGCTGTCCCATTTGATCAGCGTATGCGAATGCCATTTCGAGCTTCTTCGCAATCGGCAAGACACCTTTTGCAACGTTTTTGATTCCTTTGATTGGGTCGCGTTCTCCTCGTAGTAGAGACAAATTGATCGCCACACCGCCGCCAATTTTTGAAAGTTGCTGTGCAACTCCTTCATGGAACGTAATCGCGTTCAATGAATCGTCAACTTCCAACAAGAAACACGAAACCATCTCTCCCCGTCTTGCTTTTCCTGCGTTTAGAAACGTTGGTGTTGCTGGCTGATAATTCTGTTTGATCATTTGTGTCGCATAGAATTTCGCCCTCCATACTTCGCCACGAGCCAAGTAAAGAGCAACTATTGCAATTCGGTCTTCGTAAGTTTCAAGATATTTCTGTTTGTCATTCGTCTTCATGGCGTAATCTTTATAGAATTTTGAAATCGCCATATAAGATTGAAACTTGAAATTGTAAGAGTAAGGAATCGCCCATACTTCCTGAATGTCTTTTATGCTGTAGTCAGCTAGGACATCATAATAGAAGTCGTTTTCAATTAGATAGCGAAGTTTGTCATGCAATGACTTAAACGTAACCATCTTTTCTTTAACTTCTTTTTCGAATTCTCTTACAGCTTCTTTGTCTTTCTCGATTTGATAGAAGCCATTTAGCTTCACCATGATTTCATTATTTAGTTCGATGTGTCTGCTTGCCAATTTCTTGCACCCTCTCTTTGAAGAAAACTACATCGTTTGGCGTTCCAGACAATTCAAACTTCAGGATAACTGGAACGCCAAACGATTCTGAAATAATATCTGCACTCTTTGCGAAAGAGTCTCCCCAGTTTTTGTTCCCACTCGCAGAAACAGCAATAAGGTTACGATGGTTTCTTTCTAAAAACTTGGCAGTTTTAGGTGGGACTTGACCGAAGCCTGTTGTAAACGTGATCAACACAAACGGCTCATTAATGACAGAATCTTCTGTTATTTGAATAGAATCCATATCGAGCTTAGAAACGAACCTCTTTACGTTGCCCGTCCTCGAATCATATGCCACTATCAAGATGTCCACCACCATACATAGTTGTTGTTTGTAAAGAGACACGAAGACCTTCTGTACAATTGATACTCTACTATGATACCATCTGGCGGCAACCTTGCGCAACAACGATCTTTGACGAGAGCTACAACAATTTACAGAGTTATTTCAAAATGTATGTCATCCAAACAGAGGTCTTACGCGTGGTATTAGAACAAAATGCTTTCGTCTTTTTTTCGCATAAACTCGTTCTCGATCTCGATTGCAACCATTTCGTAGACAAGTTTATCAAGACGCTTTTTTGTTTCTTCATTCCGCTCGTGAGACATGTAGGATGTACGAATTAGTTTGACGTGGTTCTCGTAATTAGCCAAAGATACGTTCATATCGCCCATTGAAACTTCCCCTGCTTTTGCTTTCAAGAGATAGCTACGCATTGGGTCGCTTGCTTCGTAATAGATGGCCTGACCAAAAGATTCAAACTTGTTGCGCTCGTATCGAACAAGAAAATCAAGAATTCGAAGGGCTTGATACGCTTTCTTATGGTCGGTGTAGTCGCCTTTCTCCCACTTTTTCTTCTGTTCGATAAACATGCCGAAAGAAGCATTGTACAAATACGGCAGATTCATACGCGCAAGTTCTTCGCGCATTGCGAACAATTGATCGGTGTAGTAGGTGGTTTCGTCCCACGTTGTACGAGATACAGAGAAAAGAGTTTCGATGAAGTTCACATTTGCCTTGTCCAGCAAATGCGGCAATCTGCGAACATCGTGGACTTCTACATCCTCTGTATTCGTAATCGAAGACTTGGTTTTAAAGTGATCGGTAGTTCCATGATATAAGTCGTCATACGTTGGTAGGACGAATAGCTTATAATCACGGTCAGAATTCTCATTATGCAAGTTGTAGTTGTGTGAACCAACAAGCATTTTTGCTACAGGTTTTCGTTCCATGTTTGTTTTTCGCTCCTTCTAGTTCACCCATTGCAAGTGATGAATTAGGTATCTTAATCCATAAAGGATAATCCATACGAACACCATTGCAATGAATGCTTCCAATATGCAGTTCAGTTGAGATGCAATAATAACAACGTAGACTGTTGCTATACACGCAACCAAAATAAAGAACCACATTGGCACAAATGCCAAACCAATTGAAACAATCAGCAGGATTAGCGGCATATGCTATTTCACCTCTTTAGGCATATAGGGTACAGCCTTAAATTCTTCAATCTTATATGTCCCAATTCCATTACGAACAATAGCCAATGCGTTTGCCATTGCCCTCTTTTCGGAAGCATAGGCACGAATGTTTGAGCCATTTCCGAACAGTTCGCCGTTTCGATATAAAACCCAAATCATAATGAACATGTCGCTCCTATCATTTCTTCGTCCAAATGATCCTTTGGAAGAAGGGCTTTTAGAATGGTGAGCATATCAACGATATGACGCTTTAATGCAAATACTACGTTCGAATATTCGGGATGATGGAGAACTGCATATTGACAGAGGGGAATCACATACTCTTCTGTCTCCTCGATATATTTCTTCATCCTTTTTTCAGAGAAAACGTTAACCATTGTAGCAAGATTATGACAACGGTCTACAATTTTTGTAAGAATAGTTTCAATGTACTGTCGAAGAGACAAGTAGTAATCCTCAGTGGATTTGTACCGTCTTTTGTCGAGCACTGTTGCTAAGTAAGCAACATCTTCACTGATTCCATACATATGAATCAGGTCTTCTTTGCTTGCGCCACAATCTTCAGGTACATCATGCAGAACAACTGTAGACAGGATACGCTCATCGCGAACACCGTGAGTTACCAACATGTGGGCACATCGAATCGGGTGTGTTGCATACGGTTGACCACCATTACGAGCTTGTTTGCGGTGTTCGATGAGCGCACAACTAATAGACCTATAAAGTTCATTGTACCCACTGCCCAAAGCAAAGCCACGCATGAAATAGATTTCAGCAGGAAGATCAAGCTCTTGAAGTTCGGTAATTTCGTTCAAAATGTTTCCTCCTCAATAGAAAGAAGAGGGCAAAAGCCCTCTTCTAGCATAGTTGTTGTTAGTCGCACGAACTCGACGATGAAGAATCAGAAGACGAAGACCACGAATCGGAAGACGATGAAGAATCAGAAGACCACGACGACGAACCACTGCGGTAACTTGAAGGCTTCGATGGCGATTCGCCATAGTATGTGTTGTCGTTAATCGACACAGAAGTTTTTACCTTGGGATTTGCTTGTTTTCGAGCATATTGTTGGACTGGTTGAATGTTCGTGTTTAGAGCTACAATAGAGACTTCTGTGGACTTCGGCTGATCTTGTTTCTTGGTTGAAACATCCCATTGAGGCACCGTGTCCCGAACTTCTTCGTCAAGTTCTTTTAATTGGTTCGCATGAATTTCGGATACTTTCTTCTTGTGCTTCAGTTTAAACCAACGTGCAATCATGTACCAAGCAACTCCTCCGCAGAATAGGGAAAGGATTGCGATTTTTGCAAAATACATTTTTGTTTCCTCCTTTATGCTTCGTCGAGCGTTGCAATGACGCTGTATGCGTCCACCGCACGTTGCCACTCTTCTTCGTCTTCAATTTCAACAAGGTAATCGTGTTCTCCGTCATTGTCAATACGCAACATATATCCATCGTCAGAGTTGTCATCGTTAACAACTAGAACAGCATAGATATTGCCTTCATTTTCAAAGGTGCAAATCATCGTACATACCAAATCTTTGCCATCTTCGTCTTGCAGGGTGATGGTTGTTTCTTCGCCTTTTAACAAAAATTTCGAGTCCATCTTAAATGTTCCCCTCTCGTTCGTATTTGTCGTAACTCACATTTTTATAGTACCATACATAGTTGTTGTTTGTCAACTACTCTATCAAACTTTTTTGTAGTCCTCAACAAAAACCTGATTGGTTACACGCCGACCAGATCGGGTTACAAAAACATTAACATTTAACTGCCCGATTACATCTACAGTATTAACCCAAGCATCTTCATCAATGATGTCTAATCCCCAATCTGAGTCAGTTCGAAACTTCATTAAAGCAAGATTGTTATCGCACGTGATCTTTACGGTGTCCTTCCGTTCTTTGCCTAGTACGTCACGCTTCAAAACGGTACAACCTGTCACTTTGAATGTGGCTGTAGGAAACCCCTTGCCTGTCAAGAAGTTAAACTTTTCTACTTGTTGGATGAATGACGTAGTAAGATCGTCAGCCGCAATTTCAAGATCATACTCTAAATCAGTGTCAAAATGAACATTCGCAAGTTCAGCATTCATGCCACTAACGAGTGCGTTAAGATTGGATACATGTACACCAATACCGCCAGCTTGTTCGTGACCAACAGCGTATTTGATCGTGTTGGCATATTTCCCAAATTTAAAATTACTTACGAGAAACTTTTTCATTTTAAAGTCTCCGTAAGCACGGAAAGAACCAGCGCATTCGCCATCTTGATTGACATGCATAACGATAGCAGGACGCTTAAACTTTTCAGCCAAAGTTGTCGCCACCAAGCCGTTATAACCTTTGGAAGCATCTTTGTCAATGACTACGACAACCTTGTTATCAGGGTTAACATAATGAGACAGATAACGTTCGACAATCTCCTTTTGCTCTGCCTTTCGTTGATCGTTGAATTTTTTAATGTCTTTGGCAATATTGTACGCTACTAATGCGTCATCTTCCAAGAGGAGTTTTATTACGTACTCGATCTTATCTAATCGCATGGTTCCGTTGATAGAAGGAGCCAAAGTGAATCCAATGGTTTGAGACGTGACTGGTTCCTTTAATTTGTCATTCACTTTCAGAATAGACATTAAGCCAATATTTCGAATATTTTTCATTCCCTGCATGATCAAATATCGGTTTTCAAGCACATCTACACGCATAACGTCTGCATACATGCCAACCGCAACAAGATCAAGGTAATCGTCAACAGTTCCCATACCAATAATGTCGTCTACCATTTGTAATGTTTTGTAGACAACGGTAGAACCGGAGATATGCTTGTTTGGATAAAAGCAATCAATTTGTTGTGGGTTAACCATGATTACTCTTGGAATCAAATCGTGATAATCTACTTCAACATCATGGTGATCAAGAATGATTACGTCAATACCACGAGAAATTATCGAAAAAATAGCATCCTTAGAATCTTCTGTCGATGATGAGTCAATAATGACCAAAAGTTCGGTGCCATTTTCGATTTTGTCAAGCTGATTATGCACACCGTGACCTCGTGAACGTTCATTATGTGTTACGTAATAATTTTTATGTTCACAATCACGAAGGTATCTGACAAACTGAGCCATTCCGCAAACACCATCCGTATCACAATCATTGCTGATTGCGATACGTTGATTTTTGCGAATAGCCTCTACAATTCTTTCGGAAGCAATTTCAATATTCTTCATTAGGAATGGCGAATGAAGTTCTTTCGATGTTGGGTTCATGTATCTGTCAAGCTCTGTAGACTTGATACCTCTAATCTTGGCAAGTTTTGTGATAACATGGTCAGATTCTAAATATGCGATTTGCGGAGAACGTTTCTTCCAAGCCATAATTTTCAACTACCTTTCAGTAAATTAATTCTGATTTAAGGGCACGTTTAATATATTCGGATATCACAGTTTGATTTCCGCAATACCTTAATTCGGAAGGCAGTTCAATTTCGCCCTTAATAAATCCAATTTTCAAATGCGCCTCAAAAAGAGCAGTAGCGCATTCATCAGCACTATTAAAGCGCAAGCCAACAACTTGAATTTTCATCTTGGTATCCTCCCTAAATTCGCACTTTGACTACATGAATTACGTTCTGCAAAATAAGTGGCTTTCCTGCTTGAACCACCAATGCGCCTTGATGACCTTCAGAATAATATATGTCTACATGAACACCATTGAATCGCTCGACAATATATTTCTGAATACGACTTAATTTGTCAAAGATTGGATCATCTTGGTTGTTCATGATAATTTCCTTTCTTGATCCATCTTATTCGAACGGAAGTTCTACTGGTTCATAGAACCACTTAGCGGAAGCAAATGCGTTAAGAGACATTCCGATTGACGTTTCGGCTTTATACATCAAACCATCATTGATACAGTAGATCGTGCATCCAGCTTGCATATGACGCATAGCATCTACGAAACTGCATGGTTGAGAAACGATTGTCCATTTTTCTTCAAACAACGATGCAGAGAAATTAACTCGATTAGTATAAAGATTGTACGGTCGAATTTGCGATTTTGAGAAATGCAATACCTCTCTGAAGTCACCATCTTCTCCAAGCAGAAGTTCGCGTTCGGTTCGAGAAGAACGAATCTTTTGTCCTGACTGAACTTTAAGAACAACGTCTTGTAGTTCTTGGTAGATAGAGGTATTTACTGTCGCATGAAGTTTGAACATTCCATCTTCAACGGGAATGTCTTCTAGAATACCAGCCTTGTCAGCCGCATCAATAATCCCTTCAATGATTTCTGAACATGATCCATCAATTTGGCTTTCGCCCCAATAAATTTCCTCCATCGGTGCTTGATTCTGCGGTTTATTCTGTCCTTCATCGTTCATGAATGGTTTAATGCGGAATAGGTAAAGCTCTCCTCCAATCTCGTAGATTGTTGCCAAGGTGTTCTTGGAATGGAATTTTACTACATCCTTTTTGGCAATTTTTGCGAATTCTATTGCCGCACTTTGAATGTTGCTTGCTCTAATTTCTGCCATCAGTGTACGTGTACGAGCGTCTTCAACAATAAAGTCAAATGCATCGTCTACCTTCGATATGTAAACGAACACCTGATTGTTCTTATGATGGCGTCTATTGCCCTTTCGAAGCCCTACGAGAATGTTTTTCCCAAACTCATTGCGATACGATTTCCAATACTTGAAACCAGACTCGATAACGTATTTGCGGAGCGCATTGCCAAGGTCTTCTGCAAGAATCGTTTTAATTGGATAGAAACCAAGTACAGAGATTCCATCCGAGTTGTACACTTCAAACTTTTCGAGTTTTGCATTATAATCTTCGAACAGCACGGAATTGGCGGTATTTGACATTATTGTATGCTCCTTGGTTTAGAAATCTACTTTAATAACGAAATGCAGAAAATCAAGAACAATAGTACCAATCACACAGACCACCAACAAGGGGTACAATTTAACATGCTTAGTTCTTTTACGCTCAGACAGCTTGCCAAACACGTAGAAACCAAGTGCAGTATTTGCAATTCCCATTACATCTGTCAACATCTCCAATGGTTGTTCCTCCTTAGATGAAATCGTAGTTTTATCGAATTTCAATCTGCTTTCCGTTCGATAATTTAGCGGAAATTTCAACAATAGGCAAATTAAGAAGATGATCAAGTATATCTTTGCCTATAATAACACTATGGGAGTTAATGACATCGAAATCTGATTCATTGAAACTACCAATCAAACAACCTTCTTGATTTTTCCATAATGGATTTGAAATCTTTAGCATATAACCCTCTACACTTGTTACAATTCCATTCCTATGTTCATGATTGATATTATAACGTTCTGCCAAGTTCCTCGAAATCATTACTGCATCACCAATTTTGTACATTTTTGTACTCCCCTTTAGATGAAAACTAAGTTTTGTCTACCTTAGTAGTTCTCTATTGAGCAAAGATTCCTTAAACCAAAGCTCAGTATAGGTCTGACCAGTCGATTTTAAGAAAATCTCAACGAAAATGTCTCCATCTTCGTCAAATCCAGTCACCCGACCAGATTCATATGTCGAGTCGAATCGAATCCCAATTGCTTCATGTCGATATTCTGGCAACCAATGCGGAAAACCATTCTCGTCCCACATTGCCGCCCAAGTGCTACGATGATCGTTAATCGGTGGCACTAAGATTTTTCGGTTCTCAGTGACTTGGTGCCACTCCCATCCGTGTACCTTTTCTGCAATAATGCCATCCAAAATTCGCAAGGACATTGCGAACACTCCCTATTTTGTCAAGATGTGATAAACTACAAAGCCAACAAAAACTCCAAGACCCAAAGCAAGCGGATTGGTTCTTCGTTTTTTCACTGTAGCTCACCTCCTTTAGATGAAATTTTCGTTTTATCGGTCTACTTTGATTACATCGTAGCTTCTAGCAACAGGAAAATAAAGGTTGCTGTCTTTGATCTCTACTTGATAACCTTTGATTTTGAGATAAGTGGAAAACTTCTTTGCTTCATCGAGATTGACGATATTGACACAACCTCTGTCAATAAAGTTACTTTCCATCGTTTTTACGGTGTTTTCAAGCTCCCAATCGGTATACATACTTGTCCCCCTTCTGTCTATCAAACCGATATTTTATTAAACAAGTGCATTTTCATCTAACCTTCATTAGCCCATCTGTAACAATCTTCCAATTATTCTAGGGCAAGTTTCAGATGACATTCGAATGCAGAACTTTCTTGATCAAGGTCAATTTTTGCTATTGCTTCCATAGCATTAGCCAACAACTCCTTATTATTTTGCATTAAGTCACCTCTTTCAGCAGACTTTGGTGCGCTTCGTAAACTTCGCGGAGATAGTCATTTTCGATATTTGTTGGTCGAACATACGCATGGTACGATGTTGCGGTGGTTGTGTACTCTTGGTAATTACGAAGTCGAACACGTTCCCATGTCTGTAGTTTGACTCGCTGAATGGTATGTCCTTCAGAGATGGTCATGACACGTCCATCCATTCCAAATACTTCTTCTGCAAAGAGAACGATATCTTCTGCGTATACCTTTTTCTTTTCTGCGGAGATGTTTTCAAAGTTTACGATCATGCTGGTTGCAACTCCTGTCCATTTGTTTTGTGTGTTTTTAAATGAATCTCGCACTCTTTGATGGCTTCCACACCATTGTGGTATCCCCAAAAATTTCCTTTATCAGCTTTCAGAGCTTGAAGAAGTTCCGATTGAGAAAACTTCTTCTTGTTTTCAGAAGCCCACATTGGGATAATTAGTTTACGGTGAAACTTAGCAAAACAGCCAACATCAACGATTACAAGTCTACCATGCGGAGTTACCATAATGTTATCACCATGCGTATCATAAGGTGCGAATCCACGAGATAAAGCATATTTGTATGCATTTTTGTATTGTTCAATAGGATTTTCCATTTTGTCTATGATTGGTTTGCGAAGTCTGTTTGCAAAAGAGCGCTCTTGAATGCAGTGAATTTCATAAAGAGTGCGACCATCAATAAATTCAGTCACCATAAACGATCCGCGTTGATACATAAATACTTTTGGGTAGTGTTCACAACCTTGCAAAGCCAAGAGTTTGTCTATGTCATCCATATCGAGCATCGAATAGTTGCTCTTGAATACCTTTATGGCATACTTCCGACCCTCTCGTCCCACATAAAGCAGAACGCGACCATAGACACCTTCTCCAATACATTTAAGATCACAATCTGAAAATCGACTGATAGCCATTTTCATGATCATAGTAGCATCTATCAGATCAATGTCTCCAAGTATCTGCATTCCTTTATCTTGTTTCAATGCCTATCACCTACCATACATAGTTGTTGTTTGATAGTTAAATAGAGGCTAGCTCTTTTGCTTGTTGTTCAACTAATGCATTAAACGCTGATTGATATTGGCCTTTTGCGTATTCAAGCTCGAAGCAGTTTGTAATGTCCCGTTTTATGCTTTCAACGAGATCCTTATTGTTATTATAAACCACCTTGCCATTATAGTCGTGCCATCTGTGGTATCTAACTTTAAGTTCCTCGAATAAGCCAACGTCTATAAATTTTAGTTCTCCTTCTTTCGTAACTATAATGTTATTGCCGTGAGTATCGTTTGGTGCAAGCCCACGAGAAACCGCAAACTTAAATGCTTCTTCGATAGACTTGTTGCCATCATGAATGTATTTGATTGCAGGTTTGCCGATTTTGTCAGCCCTCTCTCTATCATGTTTGCTGAAAATTTCCGCTAAAGTTCTGCCATCAAAATACTCCATTACGAGAAAACTTCTCTTCTTGTACATGTAAATCTTAGGAAAATACTTACTACCTTGAAGACGAAGCAAATTTTCGATGTCGTGATCTTCATTGTCGTAGTATACTTTCCATACTTTGATTGCATATTTCTGACTATTGCTGTCGATATACAGATATACATCTCCGAACTTCCCACCTCCAATTCTAGTCAGACCGCAATCCCGAAACCGACTAACTGCCATTTGTGTAATCTTCAAGATATCCTTAAATGGCATATGATTAACTACCTTCATTCCGCGTCCACCGATTCTCATTAAGTTCACCGCCATACATAGTTATTGTTTGTAGAAAGTTAACATATCCTCTGTCGTTCCTTAATGATAGCTTGCGTTGCTTCCTCAACAATAGCTTTCTTCGCTTCCTCAAAAGCACTTTTAGCTTTGTTGAATTCGTTGTAGTAATTAAGATCGCGACTAACCTGACGAATGAAGTCTTTGTTGCTTCTGAGCCTTACAGAGTTTTTCCAGCGAAGAATTTTGTATTTTACTTTAAGTTCTTCAAACAAGCCAACATCTATAAATCTCAGTCTGCCATCTGGCGTTGCAACAATGTTATTGCCGTGAGTGTCGAATGGCAAGAGTCCACGCGACATAGCAAATCGAAATGCCTTTTCGATGTGTTGGATTCCATTGTGAATATTTTTGATTCGAGTTTTACCAGTATTATCTGCAATTTCTCTGCTAATGGGATCATAAATCTCTTTCAGTGTTCTTCCTTCGAAAAATTCCATGACCAGAAAACCCTTACGTTTATACATGTAGACCTTTGGAAAATATTCGCTACCCTGAAGTTTCAGCAGAAAATCAATGTCTGCGTCATGATTGATATGCCTATCATTCCACACCTTAATCGCATACTTCTTGCCGTTGGTATCAATGTAGAGGTATACGTTGCCATACTCTCCACCGCCAAGACGTTGCAATCCGCAATGCTTAAACCTATTAACTGCCATCTGCGTGATTTTTAAGATGTCATTAAAGGGCATATCGTTAACTACTCGCATTCCGCGTCCACCGATACGCAAATCATTCACCACCATACATAGTTGTTGTTTGTAGAGAGAATTAGAAGGCTACAACTGTAGCCCCTCTTCCTTAAGTTTGTCTAGCTTATTGTATAGTTGTTTAAGCATGTTCTCTTCGTTTGCCACAATGCGTTTTTGGTTTTTGATTTGCTCTAAAACACAATGTATCTTCGTAGAGTGTTTGATTCTAGCAATGTCCTGATCCGTCAGTTCGTGCTCGGAGGAGAAGTCGCTTAGGCGAATGGGGCGAAAATTCATTTCAGTCACCGATAATATCGCGTCCCTATCAGCAATTTCAAAGTCAACGTCTACTTGTGGCAAATGATCATCGTGTCTTTTGACATATTCGATCATTGCTCGTAGAGCATCATTGTCTAAGTGTGAGTGCTGATGAATCAAACTTCCTAGCCAACTTTTCGTCATTACCTGTCACCTCAGACATAGTTGTTGTTTGTTATGTCCCTATTCTATCATCTATTGGCGGCTTCGTCAATAGGTACAAGAAATTTCTTTTTCATAAGTTCTTCGAAAACATGTTTACCCTTGTCTATCGGTGAATCCTTCATGCCGAGGAGATTTGATGTGTCAATTAAAGCCTTAACCTTCCGTTTACGCAAGAGATTAGCCCCACTTTTTTTTAGAATAAAATCACCGTCAAACACCATTTTTTGGTTGCCCTTACTGTCAACTTCTATCTTGATGTATCGGTCTTTATCGAAACACAGAACAATGTCTATATCCTGTCCTAACTGCCGCAATATTTCAGCTTGAACGGCAGAGATGGTATTCCCTTCGATGCTTACAGCATTTGGGAATCCAGCTTGAAAAGCCTTCATAACAGACTTGTAACCTTCGAATACTAGAACATATCCCATTGCTTCGATGTATTTCTTTGCACGGTGAAGATTGTATAGCTCAATGTGCTTATCGAAGTTGATCAAATACAGATACTTCGGGATACCAAGTTCTTTATATCTATCCTCTACTGTGCGACCTTTAACACCAATCAGTTCTCCGTTACTGTTTCTGATCAATGTAATGATGCGATTAGTAAAATGATCAAAACCAACCTCAAAAAGCATCTGTACGGAGGGATGAATTCCCTCGTTTACCCATTCCATATGTGGAATCATCTCATACCATTCTCGTTTCGGAATATCTTCTGAAAGAACTGGATTCTGTTTGATCTCCGCAAGATTGATCTTTTTTGATCGTTTCTTTTTGATGTTTCTCAACCAGTCGTTATATACTGGCGGTGGTGTATAGTCATCACGCAATATTTGCCAATAACCAAGCGTTTCAGCAAGCCATTTTTTAGCTTTCGGTAAATCCTTGTCCCATTCTTCCTTAGTAGTAAGACCACTTCTAAGATAAGAAACAAGGGAATAGATATCTCCTTCTATTCCCTGAGAGCGAACATATGAAGACAAGTTTTCATTGAGCTTGACCTGAACGCTTCTATTTTTTCTGCCGTTGGGTCTACGAGCCATAATGTATTCGCCCGAATGATGAATTTCTTCGCAACCTAATGCTTCCAAAATTTCTTCGATACGATCATCTTCGTAGATCATGCGTTTTAGCATTTTCAGATCACTCATTTGCCATTCACCTTACTTTTTAGAATTCATCTTACATGTGAAATAGCCACAACCGAAGGCTATCACGCCACCGATAAAGCCCAAAATGAAATCTGCCATTTTGGTATCCTCCTTAATAGTAATTCTTATCGTCAACAACTGTTGTCCAACCGATTTCGCGCCACGAGTTGAAGTTCAGATTTATCTCCATAACAAGAACGTCTTGCCCATTCTTATTATCTTGACCGCGACGATTCTTTGGTGTAAACAGAAGAATGTATCGCTTACCGCGCTTCAGCTTCTCTTCTACGCAGTAGGTCTTTTGATTTTTGTTGATCGCTTCCTGACGATTCGCTACATGTATGGGGTCATCACTTTCATAATTCACATTGAAGTAACGTTTCACCACGAGTGCCTTTGCCCCATCCTCATATTCATCGTCCCATGCGTAGCGATACATGAAAACAACGTCTGCTTCGTTTTTGATTTTTTTAGACTCACCGAAGCAGAATTCATTCAAGAAGCGTTGACGCAAAGCGTTATCCGCAAGCTGGACAGTAACCCATGTTGCCAAGTTCAATCCACCACCCTCTTTACGGGTGAGCTTGTAGATTTCTTTCATATCTTCGGTGAACTGAATCCAGCGTTGTTGTTCTTGTCCACCTTCAGACGGTTTTCCGGTGTCGATGATCAAGCGTCTGTATCCACGGTTATTGTAGTATCGAACGATCTTCTTCAGATCGTCAATGACATAGTTCTCCATGAATACAAACTTAATTAAGCCTGTCTCATCGTTACACATGATGCCAGCTAAAGCAACTGCGCGACGCAAAAGATCACGCTCATTATCAGTGAAGTTACCCTGATTTAGTCGTTTGCGGTCGAAGAAATATTTTTGACGTTCTTCATAAGGCTTAGAATAGTAAATTATGCCCATTATCGTCGTGACAAGTGCCTTACGGAAGTCGCGAATACCCTGTTCGTTTGCTACAACCAACAATTTTTCTTGGTTATCAATACAAGACATGAAAATCTTGCGTACCGTAAACGATGTCTTGCCAGAGCCACCAAAGCCACCCAAGATCGTCAATGTACCATAATCCCAACCTGTACAGATACGAGTCATAAGAGGCGAATCGTGGAAGTCCATACCAACAACAGGGTTCTTGTCCCACTCTTCAATCTCCTTTTCCAAGTCTGCTAACAGGTCATACTCCTCAAACCTGTTGTCCAGATTTAGACCGATACTATTGAATTTGTCGTTCCAGAATTTAATAATCTGGTCTTTGTTCATTTTACGGTGATCATATTTGCCATCTGGCGTGATGGGAGTCTTGGATTTCATTACTTCGCAATACCCTTTAAGCACTTGGTATTTTACGATGTCGTCGTAGTATGCTTGAATATTATCTTCCAAGCCATTGACAGAATCCATGATCTCTTCCATCGTTTCATATCCACCGTACTCATTGTACTTTTGGATTACGTTGTCCCCAAGTTCTTGAACCGTCTTCTCTACGGTAATATCGTCAAATTTTTGAACACCATTTTCAGCCATGTATCTTCCAAGTCCAAAGAAAAAACCATAGTGATGATTCAAGAAAGTGGCTCTACTTAGTTTTTCGTTACTGTAAAAACTATAGAACTCTGGTTTGAGCCAGAATAGTCCAGTAAGCAATCCTTCGCTAATTTTAACCTCTTGTGCTAAAATGTCATGAACTGTCATTTTTACTGCTACTTCATTAGACACTATTTCCACTCTCCTAATCTAAAAACGCACTAATATCGTCGTGTGCCTTTTGTGTAGGTTTGCGGAAGATTTTGTTTTCGGTAGGAGCCAATGCTGTCAGATCGAGTTGGGCACGTTCTCGTTCTCGTTCTTCTGCAATACGCTCTGCTTGTTTTTCACGTTCAATCTTCTCTTGTATTAAAGCAACTTGTTCTGCTACGACATTTAAGCCAATCCGAAACTCATCAGCTTTGTTCTTAATATGGCCGTTTTGCTTTGACCAGTTGATTCGTTCATAAATTTTTTGCCAATTTTCAAGATATGCACGTGCGATAACAGGGTACGGAAAACCCTCTTTATATTGCCTTTTGATAATCTTCCCTTTGCGAATCGTCCCATTGCGAAGGTCTTGAACCAAAGGGTAGTACGAATGTGGAATTGCGTTTGTTCGATGAATCTTCGAAACATAGTTAACAATCAGGTCTTCAAGCTCCTTTGTTTCTTTCTGCTTAAAAGACTGCTGTTTTTCATATTCTTCTTTGCAATGCTCGTGTACGTACACTTTGCTTTTGCCTTTAAGAACAGGAACCATGTTCTTGGAGTTCTCCTTTTCTCCACATTGTCTGCATTTAGCAAGCGGCATGAAGGACACCTCCCATACATAGTTATTGTTTGTCAGAATTAAGCCATGACATTATTCGACTATACATAGTCTCTTCGCTGTCTCTGAAGTCGAATTGCTTATCTTCGAACATACCGCGAAATAAAATGCTAAAAACTGCCCCATCTCTCATGTCAAATGTGGGATGTACGTATTTGATGTACGGAGGTTTCGGTTCGGGACTTAATCCACCAAATCTGTGATGTACTCCAATTCGATTCATAATTGCATGGAACTGTTTGAACGTCAACGACCTGCTATCTAATGGCATTTGCATATTCCTCCTGTCCATAGATCGGCAATTCTTCAACATGACCAAATGGCAAATAGAAGACATGCCACATCTTCTGTCCGTTTTTAATGTCTGCCGCCCCTAATGATTTAAACACTTTAGTAGAATTCATATTACTGCCATCGTGACCTGTGCCAAGAACGAAAAACGTGCGCAATGTTAATGGGGCACTTGTGTCGTTTATCCGCGCATACGCTACGATTCTCCATCCCTTGCCCTTGATGTATTGCGGCTTTACGTAAAGCATTTCTGACTCTAACGGCATCATAATGTTGATACCGACAGCCCTTTTATTTACATCATCACCAATTGGAAGAACGTACTTCCAAACAGTCATTTGTACAACCTCCTCGGCTACCATACATAGTTGTTGTTTGTCACTATTATACTATGTATATGGGTTGGTTGGCAACTGGTTTTCTGATAAAAATTGCCCACTAGGAATACTAGTGAGCATCTTCTTGTACACCGCGAATAAGTTCGTGGCGATAAACATATTGGAAATCTAACGTGTTGATTAACATATCAATAGCTCTACTCGGATACACTGTTTCGCCACAAGTGTAACAATCTACAAACCAACGCTTCTGTTTAATGAAAGCGTGAAGAGACAAGTGGCTCTCTGTTAACAAGAACATGATGCTGATTTTTTCTGGCGTAATGTTTAAATCCACCTTTTCAACGTGCGCACCCGTTCTCTCGACTGCTTCGTGCAATAGATTCAATATTCCAAAGGTATTACTGGAAACACCATAGAAGTCAGCCATTTCATGCCTTCCATATGTGCTGTATTCTGCCAACTGTCACTACCCCTTCTTAAAGTTGTTAAGAACAGAGTCAAACGGCAATTCGAACATATCATCCAGTACAACCGTATTGTCACCCGTAACTCGTGTCACAATTGCCACCTGTCCTTCTTTCCAAGTTTTATAATCCCACTTTGCTTGCCATTTTTGTCCTGAAAAGAATCCTTGCGCTCTTTTGCGAATGCCTTGCATCAGTTCAACATATTTTATGCTGAACTCAACTCTTGCTTCTTCAAGAAGGTTGATACTTTCCGATAAGTCTTTTGAATTGTTGATAATGCGATTGACAAGATCATCAACCGCATTATCAACAATAAGATGCAGGGTCTGTTGAAGTTTTCTATTCAAGAATAACACCTACGTTTTTTAAAGCCTCTTCGTGTTTCAAAAAACAAGGAATCAATCGGTATACATCCTGTAATTCGGTACGAAGCTCCTTTAGTGCTTCAAGCATTGCGTCAAATTGCTTTTCGCGTTGAAGTTCCACATGATTTTTTGTGCGTTGTGCTCCAAGGATAGGCAAGTGACCGATGATCTTCTGTGCATCTTTTCTCTTCATCGGCATCATTCCAATGACAGTCAGAGAGTTATTTGCAACTTCCGTTCGACCTTCGTCAACCATCGTGTAGAACTCTTCGTGTTCGCCAAGCAATCGAAGCATCTCTTCTTCAGATGCTTCAAGAACTACTTTGACCATTGCGATATCGCACCAGATGTCAAAATTCGTTTTGTCATACAACGACATGTTTTCATCCCTGAAGCGAGCTACAGCGGTAGCTGTCGCTACATGTGCAACTTGTGCGCCAACCTTGCCAGCACTCATACCCAAGTCTTTGTTTACAACGAAGTATTGTACCAATTCGTTGTCTTTGTCGATTCCATCGACATGTTTGGTTGCGATTTCGGTCATGTTAGTTTTCCTTTCCTTACGGGCATTTTGTTTTTCGATTCTATTTTCGCTTTGCTCTCTGTCTGGTTTCATACTCTTTCTTGCGGTGTTTTTCGGTTAGACCAAACAGGTCAAGCAACTTTTGATAACTTGGACTATACACTGAAACAATATATTGAACCGCAAACGCTTTCGCTTTGCCTTCGCGATAATACTCTCCAAAAGACTGAACATCTTTCAGTTTTACTTTTGTCTTCGTATCTGTTGTGTAGACAACGCAATCTGACTCGTATCCCTCATCGTCATGATGAAGCCACCAGTAACTTTCAATCTTGATCTCCTGTCCATTTACACTCGTATTCTTTTTCGAATTTGAGTTTTGGGTCTTTCGCATAGTCGATTCCGAAGATGTAATCTTCGATGTATTCTTTCTTGCCACGTTTCACCACTCCAAACATCTCCTGCAAAATAATCAGGGAGATTTCTTTTGCGGCGTAAGTAGGAGAAAGTACATTCGAAACAACATAGTCACATTTCTCTTTCGCTGGCATATCTACAACTTCGAAGATCGCTTTACGTTGTGCAATTGCTTCCTTGGAGTCTCCGCGTTGAACCATGCGAGAGACAAGAATATAAAGTGGCACATCAATAAAAATTGAAACCACCTTATCCTCTCCAAGTGCTTGCCTCAACGTTTCGACTCCATTCCAGTCTACAACATAAACTATCGGACTCTCGTTCTCTACAACACATTTGAACTGCGATATCGTCGTCCAATAGTGGTTATCGTTGTAAAATGTGGATGCCGCAATAATGCCAGACTGCCTATGTTGCTCGTAAGTAGCTTCATCTACAAATAAGCCGTCAATTTCATTTCGTTCTCCTTGTCGCATTTCTCTCGTCCTATAAGAAACAACATGTGGAAGTGGGAGTAGATTCTTGATCGTATCCTTTCCAGAGCCAGACGCTCCCACAAGACAAATTACTTTCGCTTTCATGGTAAATGATCTCCGTTCCGCAATTTTAGTTACATCAAAAGCCAAATATGCGAAGGTTACATTTTTGACTTCAGACTTTGCAATTCATTTTGATACCTATACACCTTTGTAGTGTAAGTATCGGACAATTGACCACTTTGAACGAATTTTATTCCACCACCCAAGCCACGATTGTAGCTTACGAGAGCAAAACTATCAACATGTTCTGTATAACCCTTGCTAATCCAATATTTTTTCAAATATCCCAAATACCAAATACCCATTTTAACATTCTGATATGGGTCAAACGCGTCAGGATTGGGTATTCCAGTCTCCTTAGCCAACCATCGGAGTGTGTTATCGGAATAGTTAATCTGCATTAGCCCTCTGGCAATGCCGTTATCGGCTTTAGCGTTAAACGTGCTTTCTGTACGAATAACAGAAATAGTAGTTTCATATGGGAATCCATATGCTTTGCAAAGTTCCCAAATGTATTTTTGCAAATCCCGATTTAACGGTATGTCATAATACCTGATTTCCTCTTGTTGTTTTCGAATTTGTCGTTGCTGTTGAATCATTGCACGTTCATCTAAGTCGCCTCTCGATGCTACAACAGGAAGTTTCTGTTCCTGTTTCGGCAATTCGACAGTATAGATCAAAGACTTTTCTTCTTTGAACTGAACACTGTTGTCTACATCTGGCAACTTATGTGATTCCTGTTGGCTAGAATACAAACTGTATCCAACCAACAGGAATCCAAAAAGATGCAGACTTACTAGAAAACGCATTAAGAACCTTTAGAATCGAGGAAATCGGTCAGCCACTTGACAGCTTCTTCGAGCTTACTTGCTACGGTAACTTTATTAAAGTCAGCGTCACCCATGATTGCTTTGAACTGAGCAATGACTTCTGCCTTATTCTGAGATACAACTGGATTTTTTACAAGCTCTGCCAACTGAGAACGAATTGCGTCAACATTGCGGGATTCGATATACTCCGCAACCTTTTCCCTGCGTTCCTGTTCTTGTTCTGCCGCAATCTCGTCGATGTCACGAGTTACGCCAGCTTTCCGCAGATTTTTCTCGATACCCTTACGGAAGTACACCTTGAACATATCCATTGCTTCTTCTTCGCTGTCAAAAACAATATCTTCCTCAAAAGCAACGCGGCTACCAGCGACCGCTTGTTCATTACCACGAATCAGCAACACGCGTTTTGGCACACCATCGACAACACGGCGTTCTCCGTGCAAAATAAAGTCACAAGCAGGATAAATGATTCGAGCACAACGGTCAGGCATTGTAGATTCGTATACGTCATATGGTTCAGCATCTTTCGGACGAATCGGTTTTACCTTGCTGTGAGTCAGGTACAAAATTGTGAATCCCATAGCGAGAATGCGATTCAATTGGGATTCGAATTCTTGGTCAATCAAACCATAGCCAGCACCATACGGAATGTCACTAACTTTAGTGTATCGCTTTTTGTCTAGAATGCCTTGCTTTCGCAACACATACGGAGTGGCAAGCGGGTACAGCTTGTCAACCGTATCTACAATGATGGATTGAACATTATCGCCAATTGCTTCGCGATTTTCTTCCAATTTGTCGATGAAGTCCACCAAATCATCCCAAGTAGTGATAGAACGCTTGTTGACAACTTGCGCCTTATAGCCTTCTTCTACAGCTAAAAGGATCGACTTCGGGTAGTAAGATGCCCAAGTGGTTTTGCCGAACTTCGGAGGTGCTTGGAAGACACCAGTGTATTCAAGATAGTTAACTTTCGGAATATTTTGCGTTACACCAAGAATGGAAAGGTCAAAACTCATGGTTTTCAATGTCCTCCTGTATTTTCATATAAGTCTGTGTATTATATGGTCGCTATCTCACGACAGCGACCATACATAGTTGTTGTTTGTCAGTGTATTAAAAAGGCAGATCATCGTCCGAAATGTCAATCGGATTTGCGAACGGATTGTCTTCCTCTGTTTCTTGATCAGCTTTCGTATTCAAACCTTTATTTACAAAATCATCTTCCGTGTACTTGTCAGGCTCATAAGAACTCGGTTCCGCGCCAAGGATTTGAAGTTCAGAGAAGTAATTAGTTTGAACATAACCGCTAAAACCAGGAACATCAATACCCCAACCTACTTCGAGCGCAGGAGCTTCGACTTGTTCTTTAATAGCGTAGTTAATTAGACGACCTTTGACTTCAATCTTAGTTCCAAACTTCATCGGAATCTGCTTGTTCTTATTCAAGAACGTTGCCGCAAGCGCTTTTACAGCAGGATCAATGTTGGGGTCAATCATAAATTGTACATCATAAAACTTCTCTCCATATGCGATTACACGACCAGTAACAACGGTTTTGCCGATTTGTTTGTCGTGGTCAGCCGCAATGAAAACAATCTCTTGTTTAAAAGAGGACAGTTCTTCGAAGTTTGCATCGGAGAAGTCAATTTCGCCAATGTGTTCAATGCTTTTGATAGAATACTGTGTTTGGAGTTTCGTTTCGCCAGAGTTTTCGTTCGTATATTCGCTATAACGAGATTCAGCATAAATTTCTACGAAATCTCCGTCTTTCAGATGAGACTTAATAACGCCAACCGCATCGAAGTCTACGTATTCGCCAGACTTCATTTCTCCACCAACGTTGAATTTTGTCTTAACACCAATCAAATGGAACCCTTGTGGCAAAGAGTAGCGCTGTGCGAACGGATGTTTGATGGAAGTTCCCTTAGTTCCTTTCGGAGAACCCTTCGGAGCAGGCTTGTACGGATAAACGAACTCGTTCACTTGACCGTACAATTCAACTTTCACTTTGTTTTCAACTTCGTTGCCTTCTGCATCAGTGTACTTATTGGTAGTGACGAAGAAAGAGATAGATTGGTATTCGGCGCCATTTTTGTTTCTGCCAGAGCGGAATGATTTTTCTGCCGAAAGTCCAGAAATCTGTCCTTTCACCTTAATCGAGCCTTTTGTCGGATGCAGAGTCGTTTCTTGCGTTGCCATTGTTGTTCATGTTCCCCTTTCGAGATTCGGTTATTAATTTTGAGATGAAAAACATCACCCATACATAGTTGTTGTTTGTACGGGTGACGACAATATCTATCTTACCATAGGATTCCTTCGCCGCGCAACATCAAATTTGTCAGATTGTAGCGCGAGCCTGAATAATGGTGCCATTCTTTTCGCGGTAATAGTCAGCGCGTACAATGTGAATAGGAGTAGAAGACAAATATTCTTTGCTTTGACGCTTCATAAAGTTGTACACGTCGATACTCTCTGCTGTAATAAGGCGGGCAGTGTTGATGGTCGGGTTTTGAGCTTTGGAAGAGAGTATTTCCTTGATTCCTCGCATCTGTTTCCAGAAGTTGTAGAACGGGAGCTTTATCTTTGTCATGAAACCAGTCGCATCTTCCAAAACGAATCCCTCAACGCTTTGAATGGACATGTCATCCATGATTCGAAGATACCATTCATAAAATGACTGCCAATCATAAAAGGTTGTCACATACTGCTTGGTCTGTACCCCCAAATAGCTACCATATTCAAGTAGTTCGTTATACGGCAACTTCTCATATGCGGGGGTACGTCGAACCATATCGAGCAAATAGATTCCAGATTGAGGATAATCAATAATGTGAGGATCATTGTTCATGTCAACAACCTCATACACGGCAGATAGATTTTCCTCTTTCAGAATACGCTTCAATTCTTCCTGACCTTCCTGAGAAATAGTGGCATCCAACAAGGTTTTGAAATAGCCTTGAAACTCACCAGATAACATCGACTTGGATGCCACAACCAGCGTATCACTTTGACTATCGTAGCCATTGATTCCCAAAAATCCATTTTCTTTGACATAAACATCTAACGGGAAAACAAGATTTCGTTTCAAAGCATTAAGTCTCGTGAAGGATTTTTCTCCAACATTAAAAAACTTATTGTAGCTTCGAGCAACAATTTCAGTTGTTTCCGTGTTGATGAAGATACCACGCGCTTTAATGGTCTGTGCATTCCACTTGCCATAACGAAATACATCTTGATTAAAATTAAAAGAAGAAATGTTGCCAAACTTTTTTTCGTTAATCAAGTCTTGCTTCGAACGCAATTCTTCAAGAATATTATCGAAGACCAGATGGGGTTCTGCACGTGGGTCTTCTACGTCGAACACAGTATTTTCTACTTCAATTGGTACGAAGCCATGTTCGTGACTGAGTTGTAGGACTCGCAGATGTCCACCGAACTCAATTTCACCTTCTAAATTGAAGGAATTTGATGATGCAAAGATTGGCAAATTACCCAAATTGCGGTGTCCATGAATTTGGAAAAATCCGTCAAATGTTTCCAAATCTCCGATATAATCGGCAATGTATGACAAAGAAAGGTTGGGCAAAATGTTTGCCGCTTGTACGTTCTCGGAGAATATCAGGTCAATATCTACTTCATATCCACCAACGCCACGAATAAATTGATCGCTTGCAATTTTATTCATCTCCATAGGAATCGTAGAGATACCAGCGTGGTTAACTAGAATGATTTTGTTTCCATACTTGATATATAGCATCTGACGGAGCTTGCGATAGAACATTCGTGCTTTCTTTTTGAATTCATCTAATGATTTTTGACGTTTTAAGTTTTCCATGCGCACTTCCTTGGTACGCTTTTTCCATTGTTCCATTGTTTCGCCAATCAAAGGTGCACTACGATAGTGTTGGTCTGCCAGACGTTCCAAATAGAACTCCATTGTTTCCCCTTCTTCACGAGGGATCAACTTTGCAATGCGCACCAAGTAGTCAACATCTCGTTCGTATTTCTGCCGTTCTGGCACTTCCAACAAACCAATATCACTTTCTAATTGTTTTTGTGTATGATTGATAAAGTGCTTACTAAACGGAACTTCATTGTTAGCCCACTTCCACAAGTGTATTTCATGATTCCCTTCTAGAAAAATTACATTATTTCTGTCAACGATGGAGAACAGAAAATCTAGAAGCTCTTTGTTTTCAATGCCACGATCAATGTAGTCCCCAACAAAGACATAAAACTCATCATCTTTGATTCCACCATTTTCGGAGAGATATCGTTGCAGAACTGTATTGCAACCATGAAGATCACCGAAAAAGTGAATCTTTTTCCATTCAGAATAGTCAAATGGATTCAGTTGTAATACTTCGTTAATCTGGTTTGGCTTTATGACTGTGAATCCAGACGGAACTTTCTCGCCAGCAAAACGCGCATACACCTTGTCAATAGACGATTCAGGCACACGCTTATGTTCACTTCGCATTGCATTCTGCTTTTTGGCTACTTCAATCGGTACGTCTGTAAAATCTACAACCCACACTCGATAGCAATAAGTATCAGCCAATTTCTTATATTGACGCATGTCTTCTGTTTTAGAGTGAGTTGCGTCTACAACAGTCAATTCACCGCGTTCCATGCGTTTTTCGAGCAGATGAAAAAGCGTCTCCCAGACATACTTGTCGTTACTCATGGTGATTGCAGTTTTTCCGTTTTCTTGTAATACAGGTGTTTGGTGCATCAAGCGAAGCTCGTCAGGACTCAGGGCATACGGCTTCAGACCATTATTCTCAATAAATGTAGACTTACCAGCACCCATTGCTCCACGCATCAAGATCAGTTGGCGCATTTATTTCGCTCCTTTGTTATTATACATAGTTGTTGTTTGTTAGGCAAAAATAAAATCATGGTTCGAAACAAACGTTTTGTCGTACACCTTGATCCTTCTCTATTACTTTGTTACAAGATTATCTTACCATACATAGTTGTTGTTTGTCAACACTGTTTTGAAAGTTTGGAGATTTTCTCGGCTAAAACTTGTCCGCTACTTCTATTTTCTCTTTTGCAATAAATCCAATACAGCTATCGCGTTATTGTAGAATGAACTCAGAAAAACTACATTTAGATCGCGAACATGTTCTTCTGTCTTACCATAAAAGTCTCTTAAACAGCCCTTCGCAAAACCTCTTGCTACCTCTTCTCCTTCAATGTCAACTGTTACAATTGTGTCACAATGATCATTGTATACATGATACTGATAAAACTTTTTCATTCTGCTTGTTCTCCTTCGCTTGCGAAACGTGTCTTGATTGAATCCCAAAGAACTGGCTTGTAGTCCGTACATTCAACAGAAACGTTGATAATTTGCTGATGATCTATACGTTTGTTGTGTGTATGTCCATGCACATTGACGTAAGGCATGTTTTCGCTTACGTAAACAGGTTCGTGTGACAGAATATAGAACCCGTCAAGAATGATGGGATATTCGTAAGCCTGATCAAAACCCACTTCTCTCCACCAGTTTACGGAACGCCCACGATCATGATTGCCTAAAATTAGAACTTTTCGACCATTAAGACGTGCGAGAATATCTTTGGTTTCTTTCTTTGGTAAGAATGAGAAATCCCCAAGATGAATAACGGTGTCATGTTTTCCAACCACGCTATTCCACCTTCCGATTAGATCAAGATTCATATGTTCAACACTTTGAAATGGGCGATTCTCGTATCCAATAATTTTCTTGTCACCAAAATGATGGTCAGATGTAACAAATCGTCTACTCATTTTTATCCTCCATAAATTCGTTCGGTTTCGTTCATGTGTTGCAATGCAACGCTCATACCATCAGCTTTCGCTCGGAGACGACTTCTCTCCGCTTTGGATGTTGTTAATTCTGCCACTCTTTTCAAATACGAAATGTTTCGACGAAGGAATTCCTTTTGTTCTTCCCAATGCTCTGCCAAGATAATCACTCCAATCCTCCTCCACACCGCACACATGCATTATGTTCATCTGAACACTTTGTACAGTAACGAGGAACATCTGTATTTGGATACGAACTCACCGTATCGCAATTTTGGCAAGTGAAATTCGTAAATGCCGAACCAGACATAACATTACGAAGATAGAAACAAGCCCTGCACTCTTTGTGTAGCAGTCTCATCCTTTTGCTTGAATCGTTTTCAAAACTCTCTACCGCTCTTTTGTGCGTAAGATACCTTCTATTTGCCCAATAGGTCTTGTCTTTGATCAGTTCTGGTGTTAAACGAAAGCTCATGTTGTACCTCCTAAAATTCAACAATGGTGAATCGTGGAACTTCAATACCATCGTCATTAGTCACATATTCTCTAAACATTTCAAGAGGACGTGCCCAATATTTATTATCTTCATATTCTGCACGATAGATCATCAGTTCTCCATAATCGCGGTCAGCAGTATAGAACAATGAACCACTAGGATGACGATAAACACACAAAGAATCATCTTCTTCGGTGTGAGTAGCTATGCAGATAAACTTGGATCGCATTCTGGCAAAAGTGTTACCATCAAGTTTACCTGTTGATCCACCTTTTGGTAGGTAGTTCGCTTCGCCAAGTGCTGTATAAAACTTCCTGTTACGATAGTGCTGTACTTTCATTTAGTGCCTTCTCCCTTCGTTTCTGAATTCTGTATTTTAAACCTCTTAATTTAAGCACAGTGGATTGTATTGTATCAAAATCGCGTGCTGGATGGATGTCTAGTCCATCTTTGAAGTGAGCATTATACTCTTCGATATATCGCTGAATTTCTTGAACATGTAACAAAGCGCATTCTATCGCATAGTCGATATTCATTTCTACTTCACGTTTAATAGCCATCAGAAGTTCTCCGTAGTACGAAATTCTTTTTCGTCGTAAGGTAAGTTATTTCCGTTGTTATTAACTAAGATTTCAACAAATCCGTTTCTTATTAAATCATTTGCATCTCGCATAAATATTTTGATAATTTCACCAACATTATGATGATCATGATAGCCGATTGGTCGATTCACCTTTACCCAAAGTTCATTCATTTTGCTTCCACCTCCAATAGTTCCTGATGTACACAGAAATATACACAACGGCAGATGCTAGAAACCCATATTGCTCCGTTTGGAATGCATAAACTACCCAAAGCAGTTGTACAAGTATGCCTAGCAAAAAGCCTTTTGAGCTTTTGGAGCCAATCATCCATAGACATATGACTCCAAGCCCACCTAGAAGATAACTCCATGTAGACATGCTAGCATACTCCTTGCCAGTTAAAAATCTACGGAGGGAAAATTTGTTGTTTCATATGTGTTACTCCTTGTCCAAGTAGTTTTCGTGATAATTCTTTCTCATAGTGTGATGAATAAGTTGCTTCATGGTAAATGCATGATTCATCCAAAATGCGTGGTAATTGTACCAAACAAGATGCCATAGTTTCATGTTGTTCCTCCGATCTAACATACCTGCGCCAATTTTCTAGCATGATAAAGACCTTTGCCAAAAGGTATTTCATCTAGACTATCAAATACAATGCCAAATTGCGTATACTCAGATTCGCTGTTAAACTTTATAAGAGTAGCCTGAACAATGGCTTGTGCAGACTCAATAGATATCGAATATTGCTTTGCCAATCCCTTCGCAACCGACTCGTCAGTGTATTTAGGGTCTATACCTACAAGCAAAGATTTGCGTTCTTTCATAGAAACTTTCATTGCATCTGCTATAGATATGCGAAACGGATTAAATTCGATGTTGTCCATTTGTCCTAAGCCCTCCTTGCGGTATTTTTCATTGTCAAACGTCTCCTATGAAACTTTCATTTTATTCGACAAACTTCAACTCACCTTTACGCAACATTGAACGAATTGTCGTAAGGTGTCTACAAAACACTCGTGCAGGGTATAAAATGCTATCTCTGCCAACTTTGTGATATAGCAGAGTGTTACCAGTAGCCATCAACGCATCGTGTGATTCTTTGTGTTGCGTGTACTTTGCCACTTGTGCCTGAAACAGAAGTTCGTGATGCTCTTTGCTTCCTGCTTGCATGGTACGTCCGTTGAAGTAGATATGTTTTGTCTTCTTTGTTCTGTTCTTTGCATTGAATCCAAACATTTTGAAGATTTCGTTTTGAATTTCATCTCCTGAACGCTTTATTCCCATGTAGAAACCTTCAAATGAATTACATTCCCTTCCTTCAATAAAGAAATGGGCAAACGCAAGGTTGCTTAATTGTCTTTCAATCGCATTGTCTGAACGAAAACCAATGTTGTAAGCCATTTTGCCATCTCCTAATAAAATGTTTCTTTCATCTATGTTATTCTCTAACCAACCTACTCCAAATTTATTACTCTCCACCGCTTTTTTCACTACATTCAGGACAAGGAATGTCAATCCCCCATCCCCACGGTGTTACGCCACCACTATCCACTCCACCTTCTCCACCGCACGTTCCACACTCTAAAATGCGATTCTCAAAATCTCTTAAATCTTGATATTTTAATCCGCGACCACCGCGCCAGACAACCATTACATACGATCCTTCAATTTCTTCGACTTCCATTTGTCTACCAAGCATTTCTGCAAATTTCATCTTTGCATCTCCGAAATCTGCTCCTGCCCAAATACAGTCGGTGTTTTCGAAACAATGATACATCAAAACAAATACTTCAGTCTGCATTTGCTCTATCCTCCTTCGCAAGCAACACGTTTAGTAACTGCCGACAAGTCTCAACAGGTGGGTGTTTTATTTTTCCTTTTTCCATTTGCGACACATATGTCACAGCTTTTCCAATGTCTTTTGACAATTTTACAGAGCCATACCCTTTTTGTAGCCTCAATTCTTTTAAGTCTTTTCCGAATTGCGCTCCATCAACAGGATATGGGCAAAATTGCTCTCCGCAACTACACATAATATCAACTCCATCCTTCGAATTGTTTCAATAAATAGCCTGATCTTCATTTTCAATCGACAGTAAGAATGTCGTAACCAGCTTCAATAACTGCTTGACGAGCGGCATGTCCATCCAGAAAGCCACTTTTAAAATCTTCGTTGTCAAAATACGCTTCCATATCTTCTTTTGAATATCCATCGAACCCATGATAAAAGCCATCTGTATAGTATTCTCCAAATAGCTGTTCGGCTAAATCGTTAATACCACCATTTTCGACTTCATAGCCACGACTCGCTAACACCGTTCCGATTCCACATCCGCACAGGTTCCCACTCTTATCGCGACTTGCAAAAGTCTCGATCATTGGCAACATTCCAGTAATCTTATATGCTTCCACTACCATTTCAGGCGTAATGCGTCCTTTTGTCATTTTCTGCTTCCTCCTTGTTACCAAAGCGAATAGATTAGGGGATGACTGAAGATAAGCGATTGCCTTTTCGATATCCCAATTGTTTTGAATCAACGCTCGTTTCGAATCCAATATTCCAAAACCCTTAGAAGACAACATTTTCACTTGATCAACCTGTTCTTTCGTTAAAGTCATTTTCTTCCTCCCTGCGTACATCGAATTTAATATTGCGCTCTCCGTACTCATTATGAATCGCGTCTCGCCATTTTAACAGACTCAAATAATGTACCTGCTGTCCGCTATTAAACATCCAGCCCTTTCGACCGAAAATGCTCGATTTAAATTCGCCAAGTAGCTCTCCGTTGTGATTCGTTGCCGTATAAATCCACACTGGTTCTTCCAACTTCATCTTGCACACCTCCTATGTAATTGGGGCTTTTCGCCCCACAATTATCCACCACCGTCCCCTATTCGTCTTTGAATGTATAGAGTTTAAACGTAAAGATTGCTTTCAAAATCGGCAAAACGTATGCCAACACCATTGCAGGGGAGAAAATAATTACTTGCAACAGGTGATGCAGACGGAAATGCTTCGCGCTGTATCCGCAAACAGCATAGCGAAATCCTTTGAGCATACCATATGATCTGACATCTTCGTAAACATTATATGTGTAGATGCAGACCGAAATTGCGTAGACCAACAGAAGGATAAATCCCCACCAAGGAATCGCCATCAATGTTGTCCAAAGCCAAGAAAACATAAGTTACACACCTTTCTTCTGTAAGATTTTGTAAATCAGTTGATTTCAAATTCACTTCAAAATGCTCGAAACAAAGCAAAAGTCTTGCTATTTAGGCTCCCCTTGCAATCATATAGCTCCAAATGATTGCATCCAATACGAAGAATGCCATCATGATTAGATGAAAGTTCATATACCAGCGGTATTTCCTTGAATCTGCATAAACAAATACACATAGACCAGAAAAACAAATCATTAAAATAGAAATGACAAGCATTACAATGTTTAGCATCATTGCACTCTCCTTTTGAAAACGATAGATAGCACCAGCAGACTTAGCTTACCATACATAGTTGTTGTTTGTCAACCGAGAAATAACAACTTATTTCTCGGTGATAGCAAAATAGAATTTTTTCGACAATTCAATCAATTTATCTTGATTGTTGTCCTGCGGATTATCCAAAATATGATCTAACAGCATTTTTAAGATAGTTCCCATGTTTTTACCAGCAGGAATACCAATTTCTGTCAGGTCATGACCGTTAACATGCAAGTCTCGCACACTCAACGGCTCTTTCTCTGTCAAAATGCGCTCAATTTCGCTGTAGGTTTCGCTAAGAGTTTTTACACGCTCCTGACCACCTCCAACGTGAGACATAGAATCGGATTTTTGCAAGAAATACAACAATGGAAGGTTCTTTTCTCCTACACGATTAATAAATTTCTTCAATACAGACTTTCGCGTTGCTTTTCCATCTTTGAAAAAGGTCATGTGTTCTTTGACGAGCAAAGGGACTACTTCAATGGTTTCTCCATCGAATTTCAAACGGCGCAAAATCACTTCTGCCATGACCATACCAACCATATGATGGTTATAGAAGTGTCCCACCTTATCTTCACCAATGGAGAAAGTGCGTGGTTTTGCAATGTCATGCAATAGAGCCGCAAGGCGCAATTGCATGATTTCTTTGTCGGAGAAGTTTCGAACATGCAAAACACCATTTAAAACGTCAATAAGATGCTCGTAGACGGTTCTATTGTGATGTGGGTTATGCTGATCGAAATCCACAGTTTCGTACAATTCTGGAATAATATACTCCATAAGACCAGTATCCATCAAAGCATTAATACCTCCAAGTGGATTTTTGCTATTGATGATTTTAACAAATTCATCACGAATACGCTCCATCGAAATTTGTTCTAACTTATAAGCGAGTAAATGCAGGTGCGAGAAAACTTCACTGCTCAAATTGAATTCAAGTTGAGACGTAAATCTAATAGCGCGTAACATTCGCAGTGCATCCTCAGAAAATCGCAGTCTTGCGTATCCTACAGCGCTAATTACACGCCTTTGGAGGTCTATTAGCCCATCGAATGGGTCTACCAACGTGCCGTCGAGACGGTAAGCCATTGCATTAATCGTGAAATCACGGCGCGACAAGTCTTCTTGCAGACTAGACACGAAACGAATTTCGTCAGGTCTTCGTCCATCCGAATACTCGCCATCAGCGCGATATGTAGTGACTTCTACGTAATCTTCCGTAGGATGGCTCAACAGTCCACCTTCGTTCCTTACCACGACTGTTACGGTGCCATGCTTTTCGCCAGTCGGAATAACCACTGAAAACACAGATTTCACTTGTTCTGGTGTTGCGTTGGTGGCTACATCATAATCCTTAGCTTCTTTGTCATATACTCCCAACTTTTTAGCCAGAAGATCGCGGACGGAACCGCCAACCAAGTGTGCTTCATATCCGTTACTCTCCAATGCGTAGATTACGGACTTTACATATTCAGGAATTGAGTTGTTCAAGTCGATTTGCACGATTGAAGCCTCCTTCAAAATCAAAGATAACTGCGAAGTGAGAATATCCCTTATCCCCATATTTTTGACGTTGTTTTACATAAAAATCAAACCAAAGTGTGGTCTTGCTATTGCTTGTTGGCAAAGGTAAGAGAACGGCTTTCTTGGTTTTCTCAATGCCTGACATATAGGGATAGAACACATTAAAAACATCTGCGAATGTTTTGATGTTTTCTTTGTAAAAATCATTTACAATTTCTACTACTGATGGATGTAACATCCATTCGCGATTCATGACGGCAATTCTCCTCTCAACTAAAAACGATAGGTTATCTACTATTTTTAGTATAGCAGACATACCTATCGTTTGTCAACTGTTTTTTGATTTGGTCGGACTAGTGGTGATGTTGTCCTAATTTTTTGTGAATTACAAGTCCTTGCGTCAGAGCAACAACGCCGAAGAACAAATTTTCGTATGGTGCTGTGAATAATGCGGCAACTTGAATGGTTGACATGGTAGTTGTATCCACAGAGGAAGCACCCCACAAAGAGAAAAGACCGACCACAATGTGAATAACACCCTCTGCCATGCCAATCCACCCAAGAATTTTATAAAACCACTTGCCAAACCATTGTTTCATACTAGTCCACCATCAGCGTTTCCAGTTTTTTGTCGAGTAGATCAAAGAACTCGTCAACGACAGAATTCACGAGCTTGCCATCTGCCTTGCCTTTTACGTGAGGCATCAGATGTTTCATAAGGATGCCCTTCTGTTTTTTATCATTGATACTCTGTTCTTTCATAACTTGGCGAACAATCTTCTGAATCTTCATCTTATCCATTTGTTTCGGAAGGAGAGCTTGTAGCAATGAAATGCTATAGCGTTTATCTTGAATCGCGTTAACATGTTCCTCTTGTTTGCCTTGTTTTGTTACAATGTCGATAAATTCTGTGTACGTCTTCAGTTCACTACGCACAATGGCTTCATAATCCAGCTCCTTTCCGATATTCCGCTTATCGGTTCGAGCTTTTTCAATTGCGGCTTTCAATCCACGAAAAGTATTTAGTGCAATAGAGTCGCCAGTCTTCATTTCGTGTTCAATTCGTTTATTGATGTTTTCCAAAAAAATTGTACTCATTGTAGTTCCCTCCTGTTAAGTCGTTAAGAAATCTTCTATTTCTTCAGCTATTAGATGAATAAGACTTTCTTTGTCTTTGTGTAACCATTGATATATCGAATCAACATGTAAGCTCAACCAAACAAGGAACGCGAATCCCATTATCCCTAAAACAACAACTGTAGCAAGAAACAGCATAACTTTCCACATCAATATAGCCAAAAAGCAAAAAGCTATTGCTAACGGTATAAATATCAAACGCTTTAAATTATTCATCAGATATCGTCCACCTTTATTCCAATGAGATCATTGATAGCACGTGTGGCAGTTTTGAATCTGGCACCCCATTCACCCTTAACTATAACATACGGGATATTCCGTTTACTTAATTCGAATCGAAGCATCTCAAACACGTTCATACGCATAGCCCATTCTCCAAGATTGCGTTGCCCGTCATTTACCCACGGAACATCAGGATAAAGCAATAGAGCCAGATCAAATTTCTCCAAGTCTGCTTCGTCTATCAGAGCTTGATCAATTTTCCCAAAATACAATTGTTGAAAAACAGAAGACACGATTGCATCGGTATCTGAAATGACTAGCTGATTAACCCCATTCTGTTGATAGTATCGAACTCTGCTCATTTGAGTTGTACCAAACAGGGTTATATGTTTAAATTGGAGCTTGTCCATGTCACCATCGAGACGAGTATCAATCCAATGGCGGGCATATTCTTGAATACCGTATGCCCTGATCCCATTGTTTAAGTAGTACTCTTCGAGATTTTTAGTAAGAGTGGACTTACCTGTAGATTCTCCACCAATTACTAATACGGACTTGGTGAAATAGGTACGTACCATCGGGTGCATGTATTGCCAATTGGCGTATGGATTAGTTCTACAAGCAGTTCCAGACACGGGCACAATGTCGCGAGCTTTGTTAACTTCCATGTGTTCGCATTCAAAATACTTGGCTGTTATATCGCCATAGTCCTCCGAAGTGAACAGAATATCGACTTTTCCGCCCTCGACAAATTGTAGCATCTCATCTCTCCATATCCCGTAAAATTCTTCTTCGCTTGCACATTCTTCTGGCACTTGCGGCAGATTCGCCTTATTTAAATGAAAGACCTTCGCCTTGTCACCGTACAACTTCTTAGTCCATTCATAACGGAGATTTCCGTCAATTGGTTCAGTGGGCAGAGAGCAAACAACGACAGTCAATTCGTCGCAGTTGGAGATACCAGTTTCAATCAATAATTGATGTCCTTTATGCAAAGGCATGAATTTCCCAAATACGAGTCCACGCTTCATTTTGTGCTAACCTTCTTCCATACGGATTTTCCAAGATCGTAACCTTTTCTAAAATTTTCATTAATGAAAATTCGTGGATCAAGAATTAGATCATCAAAACCATGAACGAATCCATCAACAAAATCTCCACCAAAATCTCTTTCAGCCTGACGAAATATATCTAGCGTAAATGCAAAACCTTTTTGTGCATATAGTGCGCCAAGAGCACATGCACAGCCACTTTTGTACGTAATGCCCTGCACGGGTTTTAATCCAGTAGCTTCAAATGCGTTTAAAAAGTCTTCAAGCGTTGGCAATTTTACACCTTCCACTATTGCTACCTCCCTTATGTAATGTATTAGAGGGGCAAAAGCCCCTCCTTTACCATACATAGTTATCGTTTGTTGGCTTCAGAAGAACCAGCGGACGGAACGTTGACGTTAACTTTTTGGGAACCAGCCGCTTCAGCCACTTTTGTAGCCATCGCTTGGACGTTGGAATACGCGTTAGCTTGGGATTGTTCCAGCTTCTTGATTTGAAGTTTCAGGTCTTCGATGATTTCTGCTTGCATCTCGTTTTCGCGAGTCAGAACGACGATCTCGTTCGCCTTTTGTTGGATCAGAAGGTCTTTTTCGTACTTGAACTCCTTCTTCAGTTCTTCTTCTTTTGCTTCAACCGCATTGATGATTGCTTTAGTCTGATACTCTTGCAGATCAATAATTTTTTGTTCCAAATCTTGAATCCGCTTAACGGTGTCACCCATTTCCTTTTCCCGCTTGTCAAGAGCTTCAGACTCAGCTTTCAGTTTTGCTTTTTCGTTGTCGATTTTCACCTGCTCTGCACGGCGCATATCATCCAGTTCGTCTTTTAGAGACAGTTTTGCTTGCTTTTTGTCGAATTCGTGTTGTGCCTTAAATTCTGCTTCTACACGATCACGTTCTTTCTTTGCATCAGCCTTCAGTTGTTCGATTTCAGAGTTCGCGATATCCTTCATATCGTCAATCAGTTTTTTGGTAGCTTCAATATCGCCATCAAGTTTCGCCAGAACTTCTTTTTTCTCCGCTTCAGCAATAATACGAGCGTTTACTACCTGTTGCAGAGTCAGCAATTCTGCTTTCGTCTTGGTCAGATTTTCGATTTCAGACTTGACAGCATCACGAGCGAACACCAATTTCTTATAGTCTTCGCCAGCTTCCAACAACAACTTTCCGATTGCTTCGAATCCAGATACTACTTTTTGCTGTCCTTGCGCAAGAAGTACGCCAAGTTCGGAGCTAGTTAGATCGTCAGCTTTTTCGATAGATTTCTTCAGTAAAGCCGCATCAACCTCCGCTGTCAGGTCAACCGTTACAGCCTTTGCTTCCAGAGCTTCTTTCGAACGATTCAGCAGTTCTAACATGATTGTTTTTGCAGTGTTGGATTTTACTGCTTCGATTTCAGAAACGAGTTGTTGATTGTTAGACATTGGTAGTTTCCTCCTGTTGTGCCCTCTAGCACTATGAATTTTGGTGTTTTACGATGATTTATGTGAAAATGCAATCTATGTTAATCCCTTATCGGGAATTGGTAGTAATATATGAATTTGAATCAATAAAGTCGAACATGGTGGTAGATGTCTCGCCAGTCGATCCCCGATTCTTTTTGGAGGTCAGTTTTCATCTGTATAATCCCTCCAATCATTACATCAATCAAAGGAACGTGTTTGTCGCTCAAAATCGCTTCATATGCTTTGATTTTTGCAACAGATTCAAACTTTACCAATAACCTTAGAGCGATCAAGTAATAAGCGGATTCTTTCCCGTCATTCTTTTGCAAGTGTTTTCGACAAACCTCTACTGCGTGTTGTGCTTTTTCGTATTCAATACGTATTGCGGCTTCATATTTTCGTTCATCCACTTTAATTTCCTCCTCAGTTATCGGTAGCACCAATATATTGGCGAACCATACATAGTTGTTGTTTGTCGGTATATTTTTACAAGGTGCGCTCTACACCTTGTCGCTTCCAAGAAATATAGCTTACGATTGCATTGATTAGGAACACGCCATACAAGCCAGCCGTCAGATACAAGTCCTTATAGGCCAGAATTCCAATCATGATCAGATCAACTGCAATCCACCAAAGCCAGTTTCCAAGAATTTTACGAGACAGGAACAACTGAGCAATAATTTGTGCTACCGCCAACGGTGCGTCTACCCAAGGTAGAGAAGAATCTGTCGCGGTTGACAGGACAATCGCCCATACAGCAGAACCGATCAGAAAGTAAATCAAAGCATCATATTTTTCTTTTTTGGTCGCATATCGTGTACGCGCTACCTTATCACCATTTTTTCGATTAGATAACCAAAAGTACAATCCGTAAATCGTGAGCGGCAAGAAGAATGCAATTTGCAGGGTCATTTCTGCGTACAGCCTTACCTCATAGAACATGTACGTCCAAGCTAGAACGTTCGCCACACCCGCGATTGTTGCCGTCCAAATGTATTGTCTGCCGTAAGCCCACACACAGATAAGACCAGTGAGTGCGCCCAAAATTTCGATTGTTGATGCTGAAGTGTACCAAGCTACCAGCGCGAGTACAGCAACAACAATCATGTTTGTTACTGTGATTTTGTTCATTTTGCACGTCCTCCCTTCGCCTTTTCTTGGCGAATCAGACGAGCTTCCTGCTTGTTCGGTACATGTTCGCGAGTCGCAAGAACATGTTTGACTTCTTCTTTCGTTACATCCAAGCCAGCTTCTTCAACATGATACAACGTGTCTCCGCTTGCTTGAATGCGATCTCTGAGTTGTAGAAGTTGTTTCGTGTGTAACCCATTCAGATAAGATTGCGTCCTAGTCACCTTGTTTCCTCCCCTTTGTTGTTACTTCAACAAAACCGTAGCTGTTGCAACGAATCCTGCTATCGTTGCTTCGCCAAGAAAATTTCCAAGACGTTCGGCTGGCGGCTTGTTTCGTGTTACTGCTACTGCCACACGCGCAACACATAGAATCGTGGTTGCTACTCCATACCAAAACACTTAGTCCACCTCTCTCATATTCCTATCTTACCAAACATAGTTGTTGTTTGTCAACGACAATTTGGAAATATTTCAGAAGGTCGTTTTTCAAAGGTTATCAGCCTTTGAGCGTTTTATCGTGCGCCGACCTTCTGAAATTATAATATCATACATAGTTTTTGTTTGTCAACGACACACTAGTCCCAACGGTCGATCTTGATCAGTCGCGTAACGTTGCCAGAAGTGACTCTTACAACAACATTCCATTCGCTGTCCTTGGAATAGCCTACACCACATGCTGATGCAGTGTCAGCGCCTTCAATCGGAGTACTTGCGGTATATGCTTCCAGAGTTTTACGAATTTCACGAAACTCAGGTTTGAGGGATTCCGTGAAGAATCCTCTTCCCTTGCCTTCAGACAGGTCTTTACAACCTTCGAGCAAGAAGAAGATGTGGTGTCCTGCATGTCGGACGTTGTTTTCTCCCCAAAGATTCGGTGATTCGGTGATGCCTTTTACCTTAACGAAACGATTAAGGGGAACATTCCAAGCATCGTCAGACACATAGTTTTGGTTGACGGAACCGATAAAGCGCGGTTCTTGCCCCTTGATGTATTCAAAAGTAAACACAGTAACCTTCTCATTGTTCCGCAAAGAGCCACTTGTGGTATAAATTTTTCCGTCAATTTCCAGTTCAAGTCGGAACGAAGTCTTCCCTTCACCGCGCTCTTGGAAATTATTGACAAAGAATTGATATCTGCCGTTCGGCGCAAGCCCACGACTCCAACGGATGTTTTCGACAGGTTTCATGGTATGACAACCGCCAGCATTTGCATCTACGTCCAACCAACCATTACCTACTCTTTTATTCCTATAGCTGATTTCAACTCCGTTCGGAGTAATGCAATGAAGGTCAAGGTCTGTGCAATTATCCCAAGCGAGAGATGCGCGAATATCGTTGTTGAGGTATTGACCGCCAGCGTTTTTCACACGTTCAGCAATATCCCCGTCGATGCCACCGTGATAGTACCAAGAGAACGAATTGCTCCATTGCAGGATATTCGGAGCATCTGCCTTTGAAGCTGTAACCAGAGCCATAAATCGGTTCGGGTTGTCCAACATAACTTCAATGCTTTTCGCTGTCGGAAGAACTTCTCGTTGAAACTTCTCCCAAGTCATCAATTTTTGCGGCATATTCAGAACATCGTTTGCAACATTGTTTTGCTTCTCTTTCGGTTTGATGTTGCCAAAAACACCGCCAGTTTTTGCGTCAGCTTTCGCTGAAATATCCTTCCCTTGCCAGAGGAATTGCGGAATTTCTTCGTATCGTGCATAACGACGACTCAGCGATTCTGCGATTCCATATTCTGCGACGATTTTTTCAGCTTGCTTAATATTTCCAGCAGACGGAGCGACTTGTGCCCGATTATAGCGAGATGGATTCATTTTTTCCTTGAATCTTTGACTCACATCTTCGAAAGACATGCCGCTAGCAATGTCATCGAGAAGTGTTCCGATCATACTGCTTTTAACATGAGCAAATCCAGACGGAGCAGTGGCGACAGCCAACCAAGTGACATTATCACGGATTCGGCTGTTTTTGGCATTGTTGCGCTTGTTATGCAGTTCTTGCAAGAACTTCGCAACGCCAAGATAGCGATCACCCCTGTGGAGGGCTTCTGATTCAAGCAGTGTTACCGCTTGATCGACTACATTTAGCGGATACTCCAATAGTCCACGAGTCAACATTCCAAACTCTTCGCGCTTTTTCGCCATTTCTTGTTCTGCGGAGTAAACGCGAGAACGATTGATGCTAGGCGCAGAAGCGGGGATGGCTACATTCATATGCTCCCAACCGCCAGAAGTCGGATAGCCAAGTGTCTTTTCTTTCGACAAAAACACTCCGTTCACACGTGCATTCAGAACAATGCGTTTCATGGCTTTTACTGCCTGTGCGAAGAATTCTGGGGTTTCCTCATCATCCCACAGGACAGAGCTAATCTCACCTGTTTCAGAGATTGATACAAGCCCACCGAAGCGATTGACGAAATGCTTACAGCAGTTGCAAGTGTATTCTTGGCGAGCTTCTTGCGGCAGATTGTCAAGAAAAACATCGAAAAGACCATCTGCGCTGGTGGTGAAGAGGGGCTTGTCCCTAAATGTTGCGAATCTCGCTTGGATAGTTTCGCTGAAATGCGGGAAGTTTCCGTTAACATTGTTGACGATCATGTTTTTGTCGTTTTTCAATTTGCACACCTCATTTGGCAATTTGTCGAAAACTTGGTTTGTTTTTCCTCTTGATGGTTATATCTTACCATACATAATTATCAGATGTCAACAACTATTTTGCAAAAACATATAATAGAAACAAAATTGTTATTGTGCTAAATACCAAGCCGCCGAGGAATGCAGACATACAAGATTTTACCGAATTGTCTGACAATTCCTTTATTGTTATTCAAATATGCTTCAATACTTCCTTTGCAAAAAATACGATCTCTTGCGGCGTGAACCGCTCATAGATTCCGTCGAATTTCGGAAGTTCTGAATTGACAGGCTGATAGAACTCTGTAATTGTTCTTTGATTTGCATACTGAAAAAGAATTAAGCAAGTTGACTTTTGCGTTGGGATCAAGCTGTGAATCATGTACGGGTCTACATAATAACTTTCTCCACGGTTGTATGTGTTTATGCTATCAATTGTCAAGCCTGTTACCATCGGTGCAGAAAAGCGCTCTTGTGGCTCTTTGCGGCTATCATATTTATAAGATAGCCAAGGATGTTGACCTGACAATTTCTTATCTTCTTTATACACAACATGTCGAATAGCGCCATAAATCACAACTGTTTGAAAGTGATAGGCGTGAGTGTGGGGCATAACAAGCAAACCTTCGCTATTAAGATTCTTATGAACATTTTCGTCCAGAAAGTACAGCTTGATCGTCAGGTTAGGGTCGCGAAAAAGATTGATGTAATTCAGACCTTTTGCATGATGGTTTTTATACGAATTATCAATACACTTCTGAACATCCAGTTGATTCAGAAGATTCAGAATCATTGTCGATTCAGTCGTCCCAAGTTTCATGGTAACTAGCTCCCTCCGCTGTTATAGTGATTTAAGAAATGCTTTCTCTCATCATAGTTCGCGCTTCGCTGTAGGCTTCCCAATTGTCTACCCCGCAAGCTCGTAAGCATTCCAAGAACGCCACTTCTTCTTTGAGTTTGTCATACTCTTCTTGCGGGATACTTACAAGATAAGATTCAGATTGACCATGCTTCTTTTCGATCTCTTCCATTAGATACAACACATAGTCATAAGTCTGCTTATCGGCAAGACTAGTCTCAAAATCTTTAGAAGTATCTGTTATTCTTACTTTCAGTTCTTCCCACATTTTTGTCATGGTCGCACTCTCCTGTTATGTTTTAAGTCACGGTAACGATTTTGCATCCATTATTTTCGTCAGGATAACCCAATGCACCATTCACATAACGACAATCGTTTAATGTGTAATCTCGTCTATAATGATCATGACCAAAACACCAGATTTTACCTTTTAGCTTGTTCATCCAAGGCTTCCCATCAAAGTAGTACAAACTCGTAGAAAGCTCAGTTTTGAATCGTGGATCACAATGACTCCACTCTCCTCCAACATGTGTCAAAATTACATCACTGTTACATAGAATATTGTCAAACTTCGACTTTTCTTTCTCGAACATTTCCGTCACATTGAGTGGGAATCCAGCGATAAGCCTACTATCGTTCGACTCTGTACGCCAACAATACTTGGCATTTTCAATTTTCAATCCAAGTTCTTGTACGACATAAGAGAAGTCGTACCACATGATACAACCGCCAAATTTGATTCCGTCCAATTCAACAACATTCCCATCGAGGATATAAACCCCTTCGATTGCGGAAGCTAATACTTTCATTTCTTCCAATCGTAAGAGAGAATTTCTTCTATACTTCCCTCTTGCGTTGTTGGACACCAAATACAAGTCGTGGTTTCCGAACACAAGCACAATATTTTGATAATGTTTTCTCAATTCTTCCAGCAACATTACGTTCTGACTGTTATAGTGACCAATATCGCCACAGATAGCCAAAGTGTCAGATGGTACATCTGGAAGAATTGATGTTACAAACTCCGATATACGCCTTCGCATTTTGTATTCGGGTTTGCAGATATTAACATAAAAGTCAATATGAATATCGGAAATCAGGTCAAATTTCATGCCATCTCATCCTCCAAGACCTTCATTACATTGACATAAGAAAGCCCGTCTCCTAACATGGTCGCCCGTCTAAATGCAAGTAAGAAATTCATAATTTCTTGTGGAGTTTGATTTGAATTCTTGAATTTCTTGACTGCATTTCTAAATTCTTCAATTTTGTTAAAACGTTTGGACACGAGTGTCACATCCTTTTAGGTTAGATGAAAGGCATGTTTTATCTATAGTTGAAGTTCGTTATCCAAGATAAAATCAGCATTATACTTGCCGATTCTGCCACCATAATTCATATTCAGCCATTTGATACGGAATTTCTTGTCTTCCGTCACTTCGATCACTCTGCCTACCAATTCTTGGTTAACGATCACGTTCGCACCTACTAGAGTGAGGTGAAATTCAGGCAACCAAGTGGGAATTCCATCGTCATCCCAGACAGTTGACCATGTACGCAAGAGATAGTCTTTTGGCAACAACAGAAATTTTCTATCACCCTTTGTAGTACTCCACTTAAAGCCATGCGCCATTTCTGCAATCTTAGCGTCTAAAAATCGTAGCTTATTCAAGACCAATTCTCCTCCTAATATGAAACCAATCTTTTATCGAAGCACACGAACTGATTTATCGCACTTTGCTACTCGATTCGGCAAGACACGAGAAACTAGTACAGTCTTTCCATATTTATGTGCCCACTCCTCGATTTGCTTATAATCATCTATGTTGTTGATAAGACGATCTAAAGCGATCACACTCGCCCCTTCGTGTTCGAAAAAGTAGTGTTCAGAATCCAAGATTGTCTCCACGTATTGGAAACGTATTTCATCAGACGCTCTTAGATGTTTAATATTGCTATGCGACTTAGCAATAGCCGCAAATGTATCGAAGTTCAAATAACTAGACAGAAGTATCATTTTTACAGAAGTGCTAGGATTTACATAGCTCATCATTTCATTGATCAGTTGCGTAGTTGCACCTTCTCCTGCTATCGCACTGAAGATCACAATTTTCCCCATTATAGTTCCTCCTTTTGGATGCAAGCCGTAGATTAAACTTGTAAATTAGTAATTAATAACTACTGTGTTTGGGTAATTCTGCAACATGTCAAGCACATCTTGGGCAGAGCAAGCGATCCCAGATTTATCGTAGCGATTCTTGTAAACGATGTAATTACCATTGATAACGCGAATCAAAATATTTGCTTCGCGCTTTGCCAAATCGAAAATTCGTTGCGCACTTTTTTCAGTCATCCCCTTGTAGTGCTGGAAAAATTCATCTGTCCCTACTTTCAAAGACGTTTCGAGTTTTAGCTTTTCAAACGTTGCATTATCAAATTCCATTGTTTTGTAACTCTCCTTTGAACGAAAGATCAATTTCTATATTTACACGCCAAATGCATTTGTCAGTACCCAACCAATTCCGTAAATGGCTCCATAGAGAAACAAAACGAATAAGACCATGAGGATTTCTGCCGCCAACGCGTGAACAACGGTTTCGAATCCCCATTCTTCTTCATGGAATCCAATTAGGATATAAACCATAATGTACACTACGATTAAACTCGCAATTGTGAAAGCCGTAATTGACATTTTTGTCCATCCTCCTACAAGAACAAGAATTTAAATACCATGAACGGAATCGACATCAAAAATAGTAATGTAGGCAATACAATCGCCCAAAACAGCCACTTGATAAACCAATTTTCAATACGCCGCTTCTGAATCGTTACCTTTGCACCCGTAAACGAAAGCATGAATGCGATTAATATCCATAACCATAATCCCATGTTCTTTTCCTCCCTCTATTTTAAGTCAACGTTAAATTCTTGCTTAACGGAACCTTTTGGAATGTGAAATTCGACTCTAACATCATTTCCACTGGAATTGACCACCCCAAAATACTTGGCAATCGTTTTATTGGTAAATTTGCGCTTAAAATGTTTAGCGTGAGGAGTTTCAGAGGTTTCTTTGATGTAAGAAATATCAGTAGATGCCCATGATACAGCCAACCCATTACTAGTTTCCACCATATAATAGTAACGCATATTTGAATCTCCTACGTGGACATGTCTGAGATAGTATGTGCTGTTATCCTGCATCGCGTAGATAGGTTGATATCCATCGTTCTGCCACTCTTTATCTGCGACTAGGTTTATCATTCCTGTCAATAGAACAAATAGGAGTGCGCCAATCAATACACTAGCGAAAAAGGAAGAATCTAAATCTTTCGTCCAATGTTTTGGCTTTGAATATCTCTTTCTTTCTAGATATTCCTTAAGCTCTATTTTATATTCAAAATAGTTATGACAAACGAAACTTAAATAAACGACGACGACACAGAGTACAGGTGCTATCCAATACATCTTGTTATCTCCTTTCCTATAGGGGGGTCATTTTTCCAACATCTACTCATATCGAAAGCTGTTACAACTTTCAGGCATCCGTAGTCCTTCTGTGCTCCTGCTGTTATATTCAATCTAAAAAACTTGATATCCCATCAAGCGCTGTTGTTGCGGTACACCTTTCCAATACGCCTTGCCTTTCCTGTTACGTTTTACCCGTTGCAAATAATCCAATCTCCTAGCTTCGCCCCAATTCAACCGTAGCCAAATTTCAGCATCCTCTCTGGATTCTCCATTGAATTGACGCAACAAAACTTCTTCGCAGTATGCGATACGTTGCAATTGGTCAAGCGTAGGTTTCTGCATGTTTTCTCTCTCCTATTATACATAGTTGTTGTTTGTCAGAAGTTAAAACACGCACAAATTATTGTGCGTATTAGTATTTCCCATTTTCCATACGATGTCTTAGAAGTAGGTACATCTTCGCCAGCAAATTGTCACCATCTGTAATTAGGGTATCTAAATCAATCCAACTTGCATAAGCATCAAGCTCCACTCTGCTTCCGTCAGTGACTTTAGAACCCTTTTCCGCGCCTGTCAAATCAACAGCATACAGGTACATAGTTCCAGTTGACATTTTGTTATTATTGATAGTACCAAGGAAAAATAGTTCACTCTCTGTTACAGAGTACCCAGTTTCTTCCTTGACTTCCTTGACAGCACATCCTTTAGTAGAAATACTGCGATCATCCCACCCGCCAGTAATTGCGTAGAGGTTAAAATTGTTCCCGTGAACTGGTCGAATTTCATTGACCGCCAAATATTCAATCTGTCCATCGTGTTTTTTGCGATATGGCAGAATTCCAACTCCGATATCAGCCCACTTTGGTTCATACGAGAAAGTATAACCAGCATATTTTCCCGTTTTGAAGCGATAGACGTGGAGCCATTGATTGCCACCAAGAAACTCCACCTCTCGCCCCTTTATCTTGCTTTGTGTGTTTGGAATACTAGACCTAAGCGCCCATTCCAACACCTTTGTTTTGAATTTAAGCATTTTTCTCCATAAGCCCATAATAGATTCCTCCTGCTATTATATGACTCTGCTGTTACATGAGTTTTGCCCCTTGATAGCATTCTAACAAACATAGTTATTGTTTGTCAAGAATAATTTTACCAAGTGTCTACCCCCTAAGTAGGGAGTGGAGGAAGTCACTTGGCTTCAGGCGGCGTTCTTCATAGAGCGCTTCGAGCGTCAGACCGTTCGTAATTCGCTCTGTCAGATCGTCCAAGTCAGTATCTGTTACCCATTGTTGAAAGACCTGTTGCAAAACTTCCCTTTTTTCTTCTCTGTTGCCTTTTTCAAAGGCTTGTACAAAATCAGAGAGTGACAACTTCGCCAACGCCCTCTCGACCTTTACAGCGCGGAAAGCCATAATATCAAAGAGAATAGATCGGTTAAAACCAAGATGCCATTCCCTAAACTCGGCTTCCTCATGTTCGTTCTGTACAAGATAGGAAAGGATTCGACGGTTCGTTTGAGACAATTTCAGATCACCCATTAACATGAAAAGCACTCTCCTTGGAAGTTTGTACTATGAAGTTGTGTGTTTGACGAAAACTGTTCTGTAGAATGTTGGCAACTATTGTCTATCTCTGTTACCGAACTAGCGTTCGTCTTTCATGTGGTAATTTCATAATACCATCTATTATGACTTTTTTCTATAGTTTCGGAGAGGAAATTGCGAAAATTGATCGTCAAGTCAAAAATCGCAAAAATTTTGATAGATTGTGAAGAAAAATGCCGAGGAATGTTTCGACACATTCCTCGGCATTTTTTTAACGATATTTAACCGTTAAACACAATGGGGTCTGGCTCGTAGGGATCAAACACCGACACCTCTTTGCCGTCAGGCTCGTAGGGGTCAAACGGCATTGCATTTTTAGAGCAACCTACGGTAGCTCCAATCGCAAGAATGATTCCTGCAAGAAAGATTTTGTTCTTGATGTTTTTCATAATGTTCACTGTTCTCCTTTCTGTTGGCTGTTACATCAAAAGACGGCTTGGATCAACTGCCTTTTGAGTGCCAGATCAACGCCTTGTTTTAATATATGGTAAATCAACATAGGCTTCCCTTCAAGTTTACCATATCTGCCCATAGCGTTGTCAAGTCTTTTTTCGATTGTTTCTAAATCTGATCCATTTACAAATAGAATTTTTGCAACAACGTATTGATAATTCATTAAAGAATCAAATGCTGTTTCATATTGCAACAACTTTTCCGCTTCGTTTAAAATATCAATCGCTGTTACATAAAACTCACGTTCCGCATAGATCATTGCGATATTGACTAGGATACGAAATTCATACTCTTTGTCATTTAAAACACGAAATCCTTCGAGTGCGCTGTTATACGAATCCTCCGCTTCCTTCCAGTAGTTCAGGCGAAACTTTGCGTTACCTTTCCTATACAAAAGCTCAGACTTCGCTCTAGCATCTACATCAAAATATTGCTCATACTTTTCGATTAGGGCAACATATTCATGTAGACGTTGCGAAGATTTGAGTGCGAATAGATAACGAGAAATTACCTTACGGATACGATCTCCATCAGGTCTTTTCCCTATCTTGCTCATACTCTTTGCCTTCTTCTGTCTTATCAGTAGTTGCAGAGCATCTTCGCACGTTTGGACACACTCGTTCCAAAGTCTACCATGTTTGTACACACTGGATAAAAGATAGAGCATGTCTGCTTTCTCTGTAATGCCAATTGCTTTTTTGTAGAGGACATTTACAGATTTAATAAGTTCTTGAATGTTGACTTCAGGCAACAGTAAATCATTTTCAGCCTTTATTATTTGTTCGCGAGTGTCTTCCATTCGCAATCTACGAACAGTCACCCCTAATCCATAGGCTATTTTCGCTTCAAGCTCTCCGATGTCACGAGAGCCTTTCAGGATTTGCCTAATGTATTCTTTGTTTACCCCACAGACCTCAGAAAACGCTTCAACGGACGTAAAGCCCTGTTCGTCCATAATCTCCTTAATGCGTTCTATGTAACTTTCCTTGTCGATCATCTTTTACACCCCTTCATATTATACACCCCTTTACTGTAATAATGTCCTCGGTCAATATTATAACATATAACAACTATGTATGTCAACCAGCTAAACTAAAACAAGTACCCTTATTTTAGGGTACTTGTTTTAGTTTTTATTACTATTGCGTTCTTTCGACTCTCGTATCTTAGCGTTTTTGTCTTCTCTCGCTTGCGCTTCCGCTTCGATATCTACATCATAAAACTCGAATAGCGCCTCCACCTTTAGATTCAAATAATCTGCTAACAACATAGCGTAATGGAGTTTCCATGCTACCTTGTTAGGCTTTTCGTAAATCATTTGGTAAAGAGTCTTCCAACCTATTTTCAAACCAACATCCTCAATAAAATATTCAAGAAAGGATTTCGCTGTGCGAAACCCTTGCTTGTCAAACTCCATTTCAAATACATCCCTTTTGATCCTTACGTCTTGATCATGAATGACAGTACGTGCCATGTTGTTACCTCCTATTGTAGAGCTTGTTCACTTCTTCTTCATTCACTGTACGCCTGAGTTGCGCATATGTCGGTTCAACATCAAACTTTTTGCCAATCATCTTGTACGCTTCCGTGTCCAGTCTCCCTTCACGTTCATCCATCAGTTTCTTTGCGTACCATAACAAACCGGAACGGGAAAGATTTTGAAACTTCAATTCTGGTTGATCTAATTCTTCTTTTAGCATTTTGAGCCTTCTTGTTACAGTTTGAGTGTCAGCAGGAGCATTTTCGTTATCGCCGTAGGTTTGTGCCGCTCTAACGATGAAGTCATTACTTGCAAGCTCAAGAGTAGGTTTCACTCGTGGGGTTGGATTGAAGCGATAATATCCGTTTTTCTTGTAATACTCGCTCTCTTCGATGCTCTTGGCGATCAAGTCTATAGTTTTCTGCTCTACCTGTACCACTCGTTTGGTTCTTTCGTCATTACGATCTTTTTGAACTATCAAGACTCTATTGTTCCAATCCACATCGTATTTAGTCAGATTGACCATCTCTGCCAGTGACAAGCCCTCGAACGGAAGGAGGATGCAGATGGCGTCACTAGCATTATATACGGGAGGGATCATTACGTCAAACACATCGTTGTAGGTGAAGTTGATGTTCTTGTCAGGTATGAACTTCCTGTAGTCATCTTCTTTTAGCATAAGTACGGGATTGACTCCATCTTGTCGCAATCCTTTTTCGAGTGCCCAATTGATGTATGTTTTAATGATTCCTGCTTCTTTGATGCAAGCATTCAGTGTTGCGGATTTCAAGCTGTATAAAACCGTTTCCAATTCGATTACATTGAAGTATGCAAGGTCTTTGTTCAGCGTTTCTTCAGCGAATTTAGATTTGAGGAAGAGTCGATTGTAGTAGTACTTTGTCTCTTCGCTCAAATTCATATCACCCAAGAAACGCTCTTTCATTTTATTGTTAAACGGAATAACCAAGTTTACCATGCTCCATCACTCACTTCCCCCTTGTAGTGTCTTGCCTACTTATATTATAACATACCCGACATTATTTGTCTCTAGTCAATTGCCTGTTGAATGAAAAAATTTTACAAGCAATTCACTCTAAATATTGACTTACAGACGTTAATGCAGTTGTCATTATGTAGCAGGACGGAATTAAGCTCCAAGTAATACTCTTACAAAGGCAATGATGAACGCCGCCCCAAATGCGATAATTGTTAATGCTATAGCACCTTCTAAAGAAATCCCCCTTTTATTCTGTGAGTGTTTCACTTAATCACTCCTATAGTTCTAAATCGAAAAAGGGTAACTCTTTGCTACTAATAGAAAATACGTTATATATATTAAATAAATATATTTAAACATATATTCTATTATTGGCAAAGAGTTACCCTTTTTCGATTTGTATGAATTTGATCTAATTCCTCGACCTGACAAATATACATAGTTGTCGTTTGTAGTCAAGTCTTGATTTGTGCATTCTTTTCCATTACACTAGAGAAAACCCCTGTTTAGGGGAGAGGATAGAACCTGCTATCCTCTCATGACAGGGAAAATCAGGAAAAAGCTCGTTTCCACGTCAACGATCATTGCCCCGTGATTGCCAGACAGTTGGATTTCAATGTCGTTTAAGTGAGATGTTTTTAACATGTCAACGATGTGATTTGCGTCCACAACTACTTGATTGTTAAATGACGATTTAAGAGAGATGTACACACAATCAATAATGTCCCTCTTGACTTCACCATTTTTGTCGTAGTAGATTTCAAGTGTTTGCGCCGCTTGCGACATCCTTAATTCTACCGCCCCCTCAACGCCGTTTAGTGCATCGAGAAGGTTGCGGCGATTCACCGTCAGATTGCCAGTAAACCCGTTTTTCGGAATAATGCTGTCGAAATCTGGATACGCTACTTGTCGAAATTTTGCCACCAGCGTATGCCGATTCCCTTCGTATTTCAGAATGCAATTTTCATAGTCAACTGTAGTTGCCACAGCTTCGCCCTTTGTCAACGTGTCTAACAAAAGAGCCGTACTTGCATCAACCAAAAACGGCATTTCGAACACGTCAGCATTGAACACATCCGTGTGGCGATAAATCCGATTTCCGTCAGTCGCTTCGATCATGCCAGCATTATGATGGATGCCATTAATTGCCGTCACGATGCGTTCGCGTCCAGCGAATTTCACGGCGCTGACAAGGGCTTCCGTGTATCCAGCAGTGACGACTTCGTATTTTTCTGAAACGACATCCTTGATTTCAGGGAAATCCGTCACGTCATGCGTAAGCAGATGTTCCCAATTGCCCTCTGCAAACATGGCGATATGCCCTTTGTTGACGCTGTTGCCGAAGCGGAATGTAGCATCAGCCCTCTTTCCCAATCGCTTGAATAATGACAGAGGAAGAAGAAACTCGAAGTCTTCTCCATGAACCATAGTATCTCCAAGGTTCAAGTATACAGCATTTGTTTTGTCAGCGATTACAGCGAACAGCGTTTTGCCTTGATTATAGAGTTTTGCGCTGTTTAGAAACGGTTCATTCATGTGCTTACTGACATTGTGAATGAGTTTCACCATATTGCCAGTAATAATGGTTTCGAACAAGTTGCCATTCATATTTGTCTGTTCGGTCAGGTTCATATGCAACCTCCTTTTGTGATTGTGTTTCTACATCTAATATATCATCATTATAGACAAAAGTCAATCAAAGTATACCATAAATTACTTGTTCAGAATTTTCAGACAATTATCGAAAAACTGCAAACCCCGTATTTAGCGGAGTTTGCAGTTGCCTATAAAAAGCGGCGTGGTTCACACTGTGGACAACCACCTCCACGGCACCTAGAGCATTCGTTGTATGGGTTCTTGTAGGTAATTCCCCACTTTGCGGCATCCCGCTCCATGTAGTAGTGATAGCTTGCATCAGCGTCATGTGCCACGCTATCCCAATAATCATCCTCTGCCATGCTTGATTCGTCACAACAACGGCGCTTGTCATCGTTGGTCTTGTAAAGTCCACCGTAGAACTTGCGCACACCTCCACAACATTGGCATTGCGATTGATATGCCGTACCTTGATTATATGGTTTGATCTTGACACGGCGTTTTTTCTGACGTTCGCTCATATGCAATTCTCCTTTCGTTTGATCTATAAACATCATATCATCTACAATCACAAAAGTCAACAGGCAATTGAATAAGAATAGTATTCTTAATAACACGATTTTGAACTGTTGTCAACAAAAAAAGCTAGGGTTTCCCCTAGCTTTTGATAAGGTTCTGCCAATCACTGTACATCATTCGAAGCAGGATATTAAACCCCTTGGACTCCATCTCGTCTTCAATGATATCAAAGCCAAGGTGATTCGGATACAATGCATCGAATATTTCGTCAAAATTCTTGACAGGGGTAGTGCTATCCAATCCGATAGACAAAATCTTGGCAATCTGCTCCTCTGTCAGCGAATCGAAGTTTACGATGTTCAACCCGAATGCATAAACCTGATTCTGTTCGTTGATCAGTTGACTGTAGACATCGAACACAAGTTCTACTCCTACCTTCTCGATAACATACGATCTCGCCAGAAGTTCAACTTCATTCGTCGTAAAGTCAAAAGTGGCTACATCAGGCAACCGCTTTTTTATAAAGTCCATACCCTCTACCCCCCGTTATTCGATTTTGAAACTAGTCCCTTTAGGCATAATTGCGTCAAGAATAGCTACTGTTCTGGAACCACGAATGCTCGACATTAAGAATGTGTCGGATAGCCCTCCCATAATGCGCGATAGTTCAGACCGTAACTTTTCCTCCTTCTTCATAGATTCGATTTCGTTTCGCAACAGTGATTCAAGAGTGGATACCGAACAACCCATCTCTTTGGCGACAGTCTTCTTATCAACACCCATTAGGTGCCACAACAATTCTGCAACTGTTTGATTTCGATTCGGGTCTTGTTCTAAGATGCTAGTGAAGTTTTTACCTGAAAAAAGTGGACGTTCTGCGGAAACCATATTGCCAATCTCTGGAAGGCGTTCGTTTTTACTAATTGCCATGCATCCACAATGCGTCTTCTTTCCTTTGGTCAGGTCACTAACCTTAGCTATAACATTCTCTCTTCCGCAATCACAGACGCAAATCCAGAGGTAGACATTATGTAATCTCTCGTTTGTTCGCCTGACAGCCTTCAACATCCCAAATTTTTGTCCAGTAATGTCTAGAGGAGGTGTGCCACGTCTAGGCTTCTGTCTATCCTGCGGATTATCTGTCATTTCGTGTTGCTCCATTCCATTCGCTTCCTCCTTGTTCCAGATTCTATTTTTATACTAACATAATACTAGGCCGGGGTCAAGATATTTTTAGAAATTAATTGTGACCTATTCGGATGTGCGCGTTTCTCCTATCCTAAATAAAAAGAAAAAGACAGCAATAATCACCGTCTCTCTCCTTCTATTTAGGATAGTTTAGCGTCATATAAAACCTTGATCATTGCGATCAATTGCAATCCCTTATCGTCCTTTTGCTCAATTCCCTCTTGGGTAGCAAGGAAGAGTTTGAACATGTTAGATTCATCTACCACCTTTGCTAACAACTGTTGTGCAGTTGAAGAAAGCGGTTCGCCAAGTTTTGTCTCGATAAACTGCTTCATATCGAGATATTCGACTTGCCGCTTTGCCTGAATTCCCTCTGTAGGCTCCTGTATGGCTTCTAAAGTGCGGACTGCGGCTACTTCCTGCGCTTCTGCTTGAACCTCCTCCTGTGACGTTTTAGAAAGAGTTGCGGGGGTGATTGCAGTGTTCACAGGGTCTGCGTGAACTTTGAATTCATACGGTGTCATATCACCACTTGCATCATGAATGGTCTTCTTGGTCGCTTCGTTATAGACCACTTCAAACCCAACTTTACCATCACCTAACTTATTATAACGAACAATTTTTAAAGTGATATAAAGTCCTTTTTCAATCATGGTAGGAATAGCCAGACTAAGCTCCTTGTTTTGCATGATCAGATTTTCGTACACCAAACCAGACAGACCATCTTCAGTCTTCCAGAAAGTGCCAAGAAGGTCTACCGTAACTGTCGGTTTTGCTTGTACCTCCATTCCGTTGCGGTACTTCTCTGTCATTGCTTTGGACTTGTTGTGCAGTTGGTCAGGGTGGACTGATGTTTTCAATCCATTCCCCTTTCTTTCGGTGTTCGGTGTTGCCGTTGCCCATTTCATATTGCCGCATTCTCCTATCTTTAGGTAATGTGTTACTTGATCTTAGGTTTCCCTCGATCTACTATCATCATACCAATATTCGACATTGATGTCAACATGCAAATGAAAAAGTTGTTGTTTGTCGCGAACCACCAAAGGCAAACAAAAAAGAGGAGACGATTGTCTCCTCTTTTTTGTCAGGATTGGACAGTTTCGGCTTTATCTTCAACTTCGCCTTGCGCTTGTTCGGTTTCGTCTTGCACTTGGTCTTCAGCTTCGCCACTAGAGCGCAAGCGGTTCTTTTCATACTCTTCCTGCTTGCGGCGCTCCTCTTCTGCCTTTGCTTCGCGTTCTTTCATGAGCAGATCGGAAAGCATGGATATGGACGGGTTGTGGACGGTTGTCATCTTCGACAGACGCTTGCGCTCAGACGGTGCAACATACGGCTTTTTGTTGCCCTTGTGTTCCTCATAGAAGGCGTTCATAGCGTCTAAACGCTTCTTAACGGAACCTTTGTCGGCAGTTTTGTTGCTCTTGCCCGATACGTAGCCCGCAGGCATATTGTGGAAGAAGTGATGCATGATATAAGCGAAATGTTCTGGCTCCATACCATCATTCATGGCGCGTTCTGCCACAAGCGTCATGGATGAGATAGCCGTTTTGTTGAGGTAAGATTCGCGTTCTGTAAACGCTTTGCCAAGGTATTCAACCACATTGAACGCACGTTCCTTCAGCGCTTGCGGAAGTTCGCGTTCAGCGTAGATTTCCACCCACGAGTTGTAATCCTTCGCGCCAATTGCTACACCCGTCACGCCGCCATCTGCATCTGGATTTCCGCCCTCTTGCAGAATCATCAGCATTTGAATGATCAATTCAAAGTTGATGAAGCGATTGTTTTGTTTTGCGGAGAGAGCCGCAACCTTTCCCTTACCAGCTTCGTCCATTGCGAAGAAGGGAAGGTCAGCGATTCTGCCAGCCAATTCGGTAACGTGCCCACCGTTGGAGCGGAGACGTTCGATTTCGGTCAGCTTTACGCCAGTATTCAGTCGAGAGAAGATACGGCGTTCGGCTTTCTTTGTCAGGTTGCGAAGTACTTGTGCCGAAACGTCATAAGCCATGATTGCTTCCTTCATTTCGTTGTGCAGAGTTTCGAAGTATTTGCCAGCGATAGAAATGACGTAATCGCCTTCTGCGTCCTCAATAGCTTCTTCGTCGATGATATTGAGGTTTTCAGCCAACCACAGGCTGTATTCGATACGTTCGTCCTCGATATCGGGGAACATGTCGGCATCGACGGGAGCGGTTTGCTGACGGAGGTAGTAGCCGTTTTCAATGAAGTCGAACCACGTTTTGCAACGTTGTTGACCGTCCATGACGTAGAAGATAATGACGGTCTTCCCTTTGTAACGTTCGTCAGTTTCTGCTTTCGGGTGTGGAACTTCCTCTTCTTTCAGGATGATTTGCGGAACCAGTTCATCCATCAGAGTGGTGTGAATCAGGTTGGATTGCAGTTCGTTGCCAGCCTTATGGGATTTCAAGTCACCCCACACGTAGCGACGTTGGTAGTCTTCAGGGATGATCAGATACCCCTTCTGATAGAGGGAATACAGTTGTTTGATGGTGAAGGTTTTCGGTACACGATTTTTCATAGACATTTTGTGGAACCTCCTATGGGTTTATTTGGCTATGTAGCCGTTTGTTGTGTCTCTCTTGCTGTTGTCTTTATTGTAGCATGTTCAGATGTAACAGTCAATAACTTTTTACGATTGATTCGTGTTTTTCTTTGGTAGTATCATTGTTGACCATTTTAGGGGATTCTATACGCTCCTCTAATCGAATTTTGGTTCTAATTGTACAGATGTTGCCCATTCGCAGTTGCGCACTTGGACGCTGTACCCATTGAACATGTATTCGAACAACTGATTATTGAGGGCATGTAATACGGTGTTAGCGATTTTCATCCAGTGTTCACCGTATTCTGTTTCAGAGATGACCACTTTCTTTTCGTTGTGCAAAAACGTGAATGCTTTTGCAAGTCCGAAAAACACGTCATCTCCGAAAGTCGGTTCTTCGATTGTCGGAATATTCATGCTTTGTCACCACCTATCGCTTTTGTTTTGGACTATGTAACTGCCCTATGACTACATCTTACCAAAATGAGGGCAAAATGTCAACAGGTAGTTGAATGTTTTTGCAAAGAAATGTATTTATTACATAGACGCTTCACTGCGCTAAAGTAAACCATAAGCAAAAAACGGGGATGATCCCCGCAATCTGCTTACGCCGTAACTTCCTCTTTATTCAGGTCGAAGTATTCCACAGTGATTTCGTTTTGCGCTTTATAGATACGCGCATAGGATTTCTTCAGCGTCTGGATAGTCGTTTCTTTCAGAACAGTTGCCGCATATTGATCTTTGTAGATGTTGTCGATTTTGAAGACATACTTGTGCGGATAACCCATAGAGCGCTTGCGCTCGTCTTCCTCTTTGTTCGGCACGTATGGTTTCGCTTGACGAGATGAAGAAACGGGTAGCTTGTTGTTTTCGTCAGTTGGTTTGGAGACATCCTTTTTCGGCGGTGCAGAAAGTTTAACTTCCTGTTTCATTTCAGCCGCAACGAATCCAGATTCTTTGTGAATTTTCACCAAGCGGTCGCAGTGCTGTTTGACTTGCTTTTTTTGGAGCTTTACCTTGTTGTACTGAATGACGGTTTGGTCTTCTGTGCCGTCTTCCGAAACGAGACGGTATTCGTAGCGCCAACGCATACCTTTGGCGTACTGTTCCGCATCGGATGCCGCCATATCTTCTGCTTTCTGCTTGTTGGCTTCTCGCGCCTGTTCGAGATGTGCCTTCTGGCGACACTCGTCGCAAACCAGCTTTCCTTCCCAATGGGGGAAATGTTTAATATCGACTGCGGAGCGAACAACAGCATCTTCTTTCGGGATAAGACAGATACCGCAATCGGGGATTTCCGGTAGTTTCACTTTTACCTGTTCCAACTCCTCCTCCTCGATTCCGAACTTCTCCATCATAACAGGTGCATCATCGTCATTCGGTTCGTTGTTTTCGATATGAGGTTCGTTGATTGCATCAACTAGCGGTTCAGCACCTTCTTTCGTTTCGGTTTCTTCGTTTACAATTTCCGTTCCTTTTGCAGTATCCATTTGAATACCTCCTTGTTGGGATTTATTGGTTGATTCCATATTACCATCGTTTTCGACTTGTGTCAACCGCGAATTATCGGTTACGATTAGCAACTCTTGCTTTCGGGGAGACATTTCACCCACTTTTGTCCACTCTCCTTTTCTTATGTAATTCCTGCTTTCTGTTTACAGTATATCATGGCGAGACGCATTCGTCAACACCCTGTTGAAACTATTTTCGCCAATCTTCCATATGTTTATACACATTGAAGAGGAATTGCCACATGGCAATGATTCGAGCGTCAACTTTCTCTTGTCGGTTCGTACCTTGCTTGCTGGCTTCAGTGTAATTAATCCAGTACGATTGCAAGATATCTTTGTTTGGCATTTTTGAAACCTTAGCCGAAACACTACGTTTGAACGACAAAAATTCCGTTACGATGCTACGAAAAGCATCAGCAGAAATGCCGTGATAGATCGCTTTGCTTGCCGTCATATAAAGCGGCACGATGTCGAGCGCACGTATTTTGCATGGAGTCGGAAACACTTGGGATAGGTAGTCGGTAATTTTCAGCATGGCATCGCAAACGCGTTGCGGAGCTACCCCATTATAAAACCATTTTTCAAAACGTTGAACTTCAATAGAGCTTTCGCCAGTTTCGACGAACATTGCAGTCTTCAGCATCAGTTCCAGCTTTCGATTCGGACTGCGAGTTGCAACACCATTCAACGCCGTAGACCAAAAGATGCTGTTCAAGATGGAAATTCCAGTCTGTCCCATCTTATGTGTCGCCTGTTCAAGTTGTTTGTTGCTATACATCCATTTATCCTCCTTTTCATAATTCTTACCTTCTATATACAGTATAACACCAACTCTAACTAGTGTCAACACTGTGTTGAACATTCGTATAGATAAAACTGTTATTTCATCTAATATAAAAATGGATAAATCGAAATAACAATCTATTTAATAGGAAATGAAATAAAAAAGATAGGTACTTATAATACCTATCTTCTTAATCCTGATTTTGTTTGTATTGTTTCTGCTTTATCTTTTCGGAATCCAGTTTTCCCAAAATTCACTTCTTTTTTCCACCAACAAAATATTTCCATCTTCCATTACGAAATCTTCTCCAAATTTCATCTTTAATCATTCCTCCTATGTAATAATTTCTTAAATCTTAATGCTTCATTTACTAACCAATGATAAGGGACTATGCTCGTACCTTTATCATGATTGAGATAGTAAGCGAAATCCCCTTTCTTTCTAATTTCTTCATTGTCTTTCAAACTACAACTCAAGTGAATGCGTTGTGTTGCGTATTGTTCGACAACTAGATAGATGTCTTGTTCTAACACTTGGATTCTATTGTTTTCGATTCGACAATTATAGCAAAGCGTTTGTCCATTTACAAATCTGTGTTCCCACTTGTTGACAACATCGAGATTTATAAATGTGCTTTCATGACCACATGAGAATTTAATTGAATGCCATCTATTCATTTTATTGTTCGCTCCCCTTTGTTCGCCTTGTTTTCATTATACCTCAATACACACTAATAAGCAACATGCAATTGAATAGTCAGAAAATTAAAACATTGGCAAACCTATTGACATACATTAATTTTTATAGTATTATAATAGTTGTCAGGGACGTACAATGCTGTTGCGATAAAAAAGCAGACAGTATTCCCCTGTGCGACCTGATACTGAGCGGGTGGGTTGTGTCCCTTTGCTTTATCCACTTCTCACCTACTCTTTGACAGAGAGCCGCTTGGACAGCGACCAGTACGGAACAGAGCGCGGGGGCTTCTGTGGAGAGGTATCGAACTAAATAGATAGGCTCTCTGTCAAGTTCATAATTATTTGACAAATAGCAAACATCTCTAAAGTTGGGATGTTTGCTATTTGTCTTATTTAAATACACACTATAAACTAAAGCCCTAGCAAATATTTGCTAGGGCTTTAGTTTATAGCATCATTCGTTCGAAGTCAGATAGCTTGATCGCCTGTTCACCAATGCCAACCACGGGTGACACGCGAACCAATACTTCTTTAAGGTGTTGATCTGCTTCAATTTCATTTACCTTCAACTTGGCAATGAATTTTAACTGTGAAAGACCATCAGCTTTAGTGATTACGGCTATCGTCTTTCCAGCGTACCTTTGTCTTGCCTGACGCACCTTCCATTCAAGCTCAGATAATCCAGCAGGACGAATGAGTCTACCTAACATTTATTAGACTCCTCTTGGTGCTTTGACATACGTTTTTCTTCACGTGGGATCAGGTAGTGTTCGCGCCATTGTTTTGTGATGATTTGACCGCACAACGGACATCCGTGCATTTTTGGTGTTTCCAGATGATCAGCATTTATTGCTAAACTAAATTTCGTGTCAGCAATTGAAACCGTTAGCACATCGTCCATTCGTCGAATAACAGCTTCGCCTTTTTGAGTATCAAGACTCAAAAGATCCCATGAGGGATAACCATCGTACTCAACAAATAGCTTACTTGCGTTTACACGAATCCATTCCATTACTTAATCCCGCCCTTCGTGATTTTGCCTTCTTCCAGCATTTGCTCAAACCGTTCGGTCGTGTACACGGAGGATGGGATTCCCAAACCCTTGTCCCAATAAACACAAACGGTTCGCATGTTGCGGTTAACAATTCCCCTTATACCACCTAAAAACACAACCTCTCTTCCCAACTTATCCACCACCTATGTAATATTGACTTGCCTTCTATTTCAAGTATATCAATAAGTAGCCAATATGTCAACAGGCAAATGAATATCGGAAACATTCTAAATTAATTTATCGGACTAACGCTTCACCGCACTAAAGCATTATATTAGTAAAAAACGATGGGGTTAAACCCATCGTCTACATTGTTAGTGATGGAAGCCACCAATCGGGCAATCGTCATCATCATCAGGATAATCGTGACCAATGCCACCCATCGGACGACCATAGTTCATTGCGTCCATTTTATCCTGATACTTCTCTGCGTAGGGCATCAGCCCTTTGACCAACGCTTCTATACGTGTGCGAACTTGTAGTGGCATATTCATCGGGTCAATGCCAGAACCAATGAACTTTTGACTGGTGAAGTTGTAGCTGATTTTGTGTACTTCAATATCATTTTTCTTGATGATGATATTGAGTCTATCTTTATCGTCAGAAACATCCCAACGATCAGCACCTTCTTGCAGTTTTTTCTTCTCTTTCGGAGGATTGCGAAGTGGTACAATCTGTACGGATTTTTCATTTTTGTTGTACAGTTCAGATGCCATCGTTTGAATATCCCTCCGAAGATCGTCCATCAACTTCAGTTCTTCATCGGAAATGCTATATGCTTCGCCAGCTTCCCGTTCTTTTCTTCGCATCTCGTTCACGGTTGCATTCATTTCTTCTAGAGTGTATTCCGTCATGCCTTGAAATCTTGCGAATGCATCGTAATCGCCAGTCTTGACCGCTTCATTGTAAGCGACTTGTACGCCTTTGCGCATGTTTGCGATCATACCAGCGAATCCGTATTTGTTGATAATTCTGCTGAAATTAACTTTACCCATCATCATCACTCCTGTTTTCGATTAACCTCTTGTATATATCATAGCACCTGACATCTAATTTGTCAACAGGTAATTGAAAAACCACCCAAAATTATTGGGTGGTTTCTTGTTTCTTTGGAACCTTGTTCAATATCCCTTGTTCGCTTGCGTTTTTTAAAATCCTGACGAACTGTTGTTTGGTTACTTCGTATTTCCCCATGTCGAGATCGTCTCTGTGGTTATCGTAAATCGCTACAGGCGTAGCCAAGAATCCGTGATATACAGCTACATCGGTTGCATATCTCCCTAATTGTTTCTTGATGACTACCAACCGTTCATCATCCTTGGTTGTAAGGGTTATTCGATAAAGCATTTTCAATCCTCCTTAAATCAGGCTTTTTGGTCAATGTTAAATCTTCGAAGCCGCATTCTTTCAGTAATTCGCAAAACTCTTCGGGATCAATTCCTTTTTTGTGAAGCGTTGCAAGTTTTTCTATCAGCTTGCCGATTCGTGGTAATACATGCCATGCATCATGGTAGACTTCCAATCGAGCCGACAACTTGCCCTCCACAACATACCAACGCATAGCCATTTCTCCAACGACACTTCCGTCAGATTTATAGAGCCTAAGCATCACCTCGTCTTTCCAATTGTGATTGTCCATTCTGAACCAAGAGCGATTGTAGTGACTGAAGCCAAACAAAATGTCACCCATCTGATCTTCTTTTGTACCAATTTGAAGCATTCTCATACCTCCAATATGTAATTATCTTGCATTTAAATAATAGCAAAAACCGTGCAACTTGTCAACAAGAATTGCACGGTTTTTGCTATTATCGAGCTATAAAAGGTTTCACATGTAATACTTGAGACAATTTAATTTCTTCAACAACTCCTTGTGTCTGATATTCACCACATTCGGAATCCCATCTTACAGCCTGAAGGTCAAAGATTCTCTCCCAAGATTCTTGTGCTGTAATTGGAGTTTCTTTGTCATTATAGTATAAGTCTAATTCTTGTTCAGACAAGCCCACATATCCTTCATTGAGAACGATATGCCATGCGTCAAAATCTGACAATAAAACTTTTTCGGGAGGAAGTTCCAATTTTAAAAGAACTCCTTCCGTGCCACGCGACAAGAGCGCACTTTGTCTTAGGTCTGGTCTTTCAGTCCATACCCAAACAGGGTATTTCCCACCATAACCTTTAATACGCTTACGCATTTGCTCCATCATCCATTGATACTTAGTTGCCCACCAATCGTCCATAAAAGACCTGTTGCCGCTCATCGTACCATTTAGCTGAAACTGTTCCCATGCTTGCTTGCGTTGGACAGTCCAAAAGATCAAAGCTATTCACCTCCTTTCATAATATCGCCCCCTTAGTCGATATACCAATTACCACTCCACAGAGAAAACAGTTCGCCCTCCTTGACATCATAGGGCTTTCCGTCTCCATACTTCTCCAACCACTCTTCTCCTAGTTTTACAAGTGCGTCAAAATCACGTTTTCGACTTCTGGCTTCCAAACCACAGTGACCAATGGTGCGTCCTCTGTCGTAGATTTGAAGCATGTAAAATCCGATCATGCGGGTAATGTAGACGAATCGTTTATCGTGGCACTTTTGAAACACCCCGAACGTAGGATTGTAGTGCCAACCTTCAGGTGTTGGGTAGTGCCATTGTGGAGTTGTTCTTTTTGGCATGTCTTCGCTCCGTTTCTATGTAATTGAACATGAATTACTATTTAAGTGTACTGATGTCTAATGCAACCTGATAGAAATTCAGGTTTCCAGCAAACAAAGAGGAGACGAACTCCTTGTAGTAGTGTCCTAAGTATTCAGCATGTTCGTCATTACCTACGATTTTCTGAATATCAAAGAAGCATGTAGACACTTCATTGTAGTTGCTATTTAAGTAGTAGCATGTTGTCAAATTAAACATTGCGAACAATCGTTCTGTTCTTCCTACTGCATCTCTGACCAACTCTTGCGCAAGAGACACAGTAATAAGAGGGTTGTTTTTCATGAAGTTGTAAAGAAATCTGTACTTCTGTTGTAAGTCAGTACCTAAGATTCGATCAACGGAAACGTTAAACAACTTTGCGATCTTTTCCAATTCGTATGTATACAACTCTCTGTCTCCGATCAGCTTTAGGCGCAATGTCTCCCTGTTCATGCCAATCGCTTTTGCCATAAAGTTGTTTGCGTATCTCTTTTCCTGTTCAGAACGAATCTCTTTGATTCTATCGCCAAGGAACAATGATACTTCGCGAATTGAGATTTCGGATACAACTTTCTGCATTTTTGCACCTCCTTTCTAATTCAATTATACAATAAATCCTCTCAATTGTCAACAAACAATTGAGAGGATTTATTGTTAGTCGTTTGCTGTTTTTATGTTCCTAAGAAAACTTTCGATAACATCCTGCAACTGCTTGCCGTACTTATTCGCCATCTCTAGTTGTTGCTGACGATACTCTTCGTTGTCAGGATGAGTAGCTATGCGGAAATAGCAGTCGCCAATTGCGCGTTTCAGACCTTCTATTTTTTCGCTCGTTTCTTCATCGAAGAATTTGTCCCACATTTAATTCACCTCCAAATGCATGATTAATTAGAATAAATGAATTTTTCAAAATCAGCTTTAAAATCTTCGTCATCTTCTAATGCGACAATGCTAGATGGCAGAAGTGTTTGATGCCAGATGTTGTTGTCACCTCTGACATACCATTCGCCATCATACTTAACATATATTTTGCCGTCTCTATCAGATTTGTAAAATTTCATTTAACTCACCCCCTTTTTAAGTTGATAGTTCTAGTATATAACAAATAACGGATATTGTCAATTGACAATATCCGTTATTTGTTAAAACTTTATTACCTTCATTTCTTCCGAATCAGTAGCCAGTGTAAACGTTTTTAGTGATGGGATAATAATAAATTTCAATATCTTCATCAATAAAACCTCTTCTTTGCGCCCCAAGCAACGTTTGATACATATTTTCACGACCTACACTATTATCGGTATGCATGTAGATTTTGTTGGCACGAAGCCCGTTTTCGCACATGTATTTCACGAGATCATAGCCAGAGGGTAGAAGGTTTCCGTTTTCGTCCTCTCCTAAGTCATGGTCAAGTGTCAGAATGTCAACTTCGTACTCTTTTAATATTCGAATTGCATCTTCGATATTCCTAGCAACCACAAACCCTTGCGGACAATCTCGAAGATCGTCCAGATATAAATTAATTTTCCGTTTCATCCTTAGATGTATCTTGAAACCCAAGACTCATGTTGGGACTTGGGTTTAACCTTTCTTCCATTTGTCAGTCGAATGACCTTGTTTCTTTTGTCTACCCAAATTAAGTTACCGTCGATCACTTCCTGCTTAGGTTTTTTGCATTTCACTTCGTTGATTGATACATTGCCGTTCAAGATGAGCCTAGTAGCTTCTCCGAAGCTGTATCCTGCCCACATAAGTTCATCACGCAAAGTCCACTTGTTCATATTCCAAACACTCCCTTTTATTGAATTAAATTAATCTTCATAAAGAATCACGGTATCCTTCCAGTCAACGTATTTGTCTACAAACTTCTTTGATGCTCTTTTGAATGCGTATTCAGCAATTTTTTTGTTTTCGGCTATACAGAGGTCGATAGTAACCCCTTTGCTGTCAATTGCCTTCCACCATAATGTTCGTTTTCTTTTCTCCACTTTAAAAACTCCTTGCGAAACTAAAATTTATTAATAATCGTGTAACTCTTTGCTGGAACCGTTGTCCGATCTCCTTCCAGCAGAAGCATAGTTCCAGCCTTGCCACGTTTATAAATTCTAATAACACCCTTCACTTCTGCATTGGGTTTGCCAAATGTCATCCAATGACAAACTTTTGATCCAATGGTGCCTTTTTGATTTTTACTATCAGTAAAACTATTTAACATTGCACTTCAACTCCTTTCGTATTTATAGAAGTAAAATTTTATTTACGACATAATTGCATTCATGACTCCTCCGATCCAAATAACCTGAGATACGATGAATATAGTAAACCATATAGAAATAAGTATTTTATCCTTTTGGTTAAGTATTTTATTGCTATCCGTTTTCATTAGTTTGTAACCAAAGTACAGCGATGCCAAATACACAATGAAAGATAATGCGATCATTTTGCACCCACCTCCTTTCTGCGAATCTAACCTTTTATTGCATTTTCGCATTCTTGCAACGAGTGATATTTAATTCCTGTATAGATGTATTCATTTTCTCGCAATTTGTAAATTAAGAATACTCCATCTTGTCGTTCGAGGACATTGTAAATATCATCGTCAGTTCTATACCACTTGCTTGCTCCATCCACCTCGAATAGCGTAAACATCAATATCCCTCCTTTATTATGAAATCAACGTTTCATTTAGTCTTCCAAAACTTCAATTTGAATAATGTCCTCATCTTTGTATTGTGGATTTTCTGCCAAACAAGTATCTAAAGCGCCGTTATAATCTTCACAATGACCACACAACTCTTGACCATCCTTTGTTTTTGCTTTCCAGTACCACATAACATCAACTCCCTTTCTAAATAAAACCAACATTTCATTTACAGATATCCATAGCCTTCTGAATCATCGCCATAGATTTCTGCTTCCTTCTGTTGAACCCTTTTTACGAAAGACCAAAACAATTCAACTTCCTCTTCAGAGAGAGCTTTTTCGAAAATTAAAGGACAGAGTTTAATTTCTTTCCAACCGTTACCTCCTCCAAGATTAATATAATTTTGCTTCTCATTTTTCCAAGACATAATATCTGCCCTCTCATTATGTAATTCGATCTACCATTATTATAAAACAAAATGTGGCAATTGTCAATAGACAATGCCACATTTTGTTTTAAGTCCAAACGATTTCGTCTTCGTAAATCATTTCATCGTCTCTACCATTGTCAGCGCATACGCTCTTACCAGCTTCAGACAGGCTCCATTGGAGCCATTCCGCTTCTTCGTAACTTGCGCCTACGAGAATGGCTCCAAATGTGCCTTCATTCGATTTTGCATAGATGAAAAATGTGCGATTGATGCCCTCGTATCTTCCGATTGACTTCGGTTCTTCTTGACAGCAACATTCCTCATTAAACTTCATACTGCCCATATAATAACCTCCCGATTATGTAATTCGTAGATAACTTAGCATTAAATCTCTATTGCCAAGTCTCCATAGTAAGACGATTTACAGCGCTTGCAATTTACCTCTTTCGATTCTGCTATCTCTGGAAATCCTAGAGATTTGCTGTTTTTGAGTTTAATTCCGCACACAGTCTCATTACCACTTCTAGCAACTACATGAACCTTATCCGTGGCTCTGTTCGTCGAATCGCTTCCGATTCGACCTGTCAATATTCCTTTAACTACAGTGATGTACATTGTCGAACTCACCTCCTTGCATTAATTTTAGCATAGAGCTAACAATATGTCAACAACATATTGACTACACTTCCTTCTATATAACCGCATTTGCATCAATCTTTTTGCATTGCATTTGTATCGTAAATTGACGCACTCCACCAACATATTCCTATTGATAACATGAATACGAGTTCCAAGAATTTATTTGTCGTGTTGTCGAAATAGATTATAATGCCAGTAGTCAATAGAAATGCGAAAAACGAAATCATGGAAATCCATTTTGCTACGCGCATGATATGCTTTCGAGTGTGTTTATGCAAAAGCATTTCCTCCTTATGTTGTCAACTTCTCGATCATTGATTTCATATTTCGCCACGAGAACACGAAGCAATCGTCGCCAGACGTGTAATACAGGTTGCAATAAGGCTTATCGCCATCGTCTGGAAAGTGAGCATAGAGTTCATAATGCGTGAATTCAGTAAATAAGTCCCACTTTTTCATTGTTGGTGCATCGAAGGTTAGTTTCCATCCTCTAGACTCCAAAAACTCTTCTCGTGTCACGTCATCACACCTTTATGTAATTGATCTATTTTTAGTATACAAGAAAATCCTCCAATTGTCAATTCGCAATTGGAGGATTTTCTTTAGCTGTAAAAGGTTATGATTTGATGGCGAACTTCCAAGCCAACGACAACGAGTAGTGCCAGCAGTGTTATAGCTGTAAGTATCCAGTCCTGCTTCTTGGTCATATTTTCATCCCCTTATTTGTTTTATGTGGGCACGTTCCTACAGAACGATTCGAAGCTCGTCTGCGAATACGAACTAGTGTTCCGTGCCTTCTAAAATATTGATAGCAAGCGCTACATAAACCACCTGTTCGGGCAGGTCTTTCGCAACCATCGACTGAACAGTTCCCTTTGTTGTATGCACCTCTTGCAAGGTCAACAATTTCCTTTCTGGTTACATCTTTTGAAGCAAGCAATAGCACTAGCTGTTGCAATTCCTCTTTAAGCTGTGCTACGCTTTTAGAGTTGTCTGCTTCAACATTCAAGGAATGAACCCTCCATTAACATGATGTCATGAGTCATGCTAAGTAATTTCGCTCAATTCACTAACCGATATTTGCGTCCATCCATTTGTAACACTGTGGGTATTTCATCTTCATCTCGCTCAACAATTAAGACATTGCCAGTTCTTGATCGTTTACGTAAGCATCCACAACTTTGACTTCTGCCGCTTCGCAGATTGTCGCTTCTCACGGTAACAATGTTGCCACATTTGCATTCACACTTCCAGAATGACTTCCCTTCTCCTTTCGAAAGAACGGTTAATCTTCCAAACTTTTTTCCTTTCAAGTTGTTCATTCTTGAATCACCGACACTGTTTCGACTTTGATAGCATTTTGACGTGCACGTTCAACGATCTCGCCCCAAGATATCCCCTTGTTGTGAGACTTGATCTGAGTATAGAGACTGGTATCCAAGTTTCTCCCCAAAGAAATATCTACTCCATGAATCGCTTCTAGTTCGTATAAGACCTGATTTTCGACTTGTTCTCTCGTCATATCGCTAGAAGACCACATAATGTCCCCTCTGCGATTCGTGGGGACGTGAACCCATTCGTACTTGCTTTTTTGATGCTCTTTCTGATCTTGTTGATCTTGTATTTTTTGGTTACTAAAAACCTCCAAAACTTGCGGATTGTTAATTCCAGCTTTAATCTCTTTCAACTGGAAGTTAAGGAGGTCGATTTGGCGCTGTTGAGATTCTATAGTTTCTTTCAAAACTTCAAAATTCCTTTGGTCGGCGGCTCTCCTTTCTCTTTCGAGTTTGTTAAACTCGGCTAATTGGTTGGTCAATCCGTCAATTGCATTGATGATACCTTTGAACACATTCATTCTCCTTGTCTTATGTAATTTGTCCTACTACCCAAAATTATAGGACAATTATCGACACATGTCAACACCCTGATACAAAAATATAACCACCCTTTTTGTGGGTGGCTACTGTTACACTATTGGACGGCTTTCCACTCCAAATTGCCCTGCATCTTAGCAACAGCACATTCTACTGCTTGTTCGGTCGTTTGGTGAGTAATTCGAAAGTCTCTCCCAACTACTTGAAACTTTTTTACACCACGATAAACCATAACACGATTGTCGTCGCCTTTCAGCACAATCATGCCAGTCGTGTTAAGTGCATTTATCATTTGGTCTTGTGTTGAATTGAAGATGGTCATGGGGCTTAAAGATTCTAGTTTTGAAATATCAATTTCAACAACAGAAGCAAACGTTCCCCAAGGTTGCGGTTGAAGTTGATGGATAGCATCGTAAATTGTAAAGCCCCCAACGATACCCACAAGATTGCCCTCTCGGTCATAGCACCTAAAGTAGCGTTCTTCAATGCTCATTAACTTCACCCCTTTAATTCGACTTCTTCGTCTCTGATGAAGAGAAGGGTTTTGCCTTCGTGTTCACAGTAAACAGCTACGGAATCATAGGACTCAACTTCTAGTACCATACCGATGGGCAGACGAAAGAGATTTTCGTTAATGATTTTGGCTTGCATGTGCAAATGATTCTCCCTCCACTATGTAATGCGTTTCTACTTTCATCTTACCAAAATTCGGTATGGTTGTCAACTACAAAATGAGACAAGGCTACCGTTGATTTACATAGAATTAATGTATTCTAAGGTATTATTTAGATGTTCAAGTATTTTATGCCCTTCGTATTCTTGGTGTTTTAGTGTTAAACAACATTAACACCATCCAAATAATTGTTGCCCCATTATGCGCCACATATGGGGCTATATGATGAAACCCTTACCGCATATCAATGCTAACACATAATAAAACAGCAGTCAATAACATCTTATAGCGTTTTAGGTTCAGCATATCGCCCAAAACTCGTGAGTATGCGCTAGGCTATCAAACAGCCGTAGAAACGATCACACATATCAACGAGAGCGCCACAGAGGATGTCCTGCAAGCTACTCCTATCACTTACATCCAAACAAAAAAACCACCCGACGAAGGTGGTTTTTGTTTAGATGTATTTTACTTCACCATTTCAACATCGAAAGGGTTTAGCAAGTGTTTGTTTCCAACAGTGATGAACGCTGTTGCGCCCTTCCAATAGTTTGTGGGGAAGTTCCCATAAATTGCGTTAAAGTTGTTGATATTGGTTACGGTGTATACTTGGCTTGTATCCACATCAAAGCCGTTTACATCTTGCTTGACCTTGACTCTAACTTGTTTCCCTACCATGTCATTGATGAACTTGCCAGTCAGTACATTGATCTTGCCGTTTTCTACTCTAACATTGCCGCCAGTTGCCGAAACAATATCGCGAATAGCCACGAAGTTTCGATCATCGTACTCCATCGAATGAATCGTCTTATCGGAACCATCAACAACAATCTGAAGCTCTTTGACGATGGAGCTTGCAAATGCAGAGTTGCCGCACATCATCAGCACACCAACGATCAGACCAGCCACGAATTTTTTCATTTTGTAAACCCTCCATTTATTAGTCTTTTGTTATCCGTAAACTCCTTACAATGCTAGTATATACCATATGCAAACATTAGTCAACGGTTTTCAAGCAATTTCGCGAATATACTTATCGACAAAATAAGACAAAAAGAACTACCTGTTAAGGTAGTTCTAAGAGACTCTTGATAGCACGGTTTGTTTTATACCCCTAAACTCGACATGCTTTTTGACTGTGCCCCTTAGTTCATCGTATATAGCACCCTCCTCCAATGGAATCCCTGTGCAGAACCATACGAACACATTACCCTTCTCGTCCTCAATTGTGTGAATGTGACTTACTCCATAGGTTCCTTCGTTTTTAACGATCTTAACTACTTTAGCATTTTTGATTGCAATTCGTTCTTTCGGTTGTCCGATGTGTTCGCTTGTGTTCGCCTTTCTATCCTCCTCTTTCATATCTTGCAGTCGATCTTGCGCCCGTTGATATGCGGCAAACATGGAAGCCGCTATGTTTCGGTTCTTCCATTCTACAGCTTGGTATTTAGCGATTGTCAAAATGTTGTGTTCATATTCGCTCAAGTCATTATTACCGTCAAGCGTTAACACCCATTTAAGAACCCTTTCACCGAACTCTTGACTCATTTCTTTGTTAAGAGGATTAAACTTTGTAATTTCCAACGGGTCTTTAGAAGGCTTGTTGTAGTCGCTCTTATCTACCAAAAAGTTCCATGCCCTATCGCCTGTTGACAATCGAAAATCGTATCCTTCTTTTGATGCTTTTGTGTAGCCACCTCGCAAAACCAATTCGGCGCACACCGTTAGGAAATCTGGTAAATAGAACTCACGTTTTCCACCTCCACCCATTCCGCTTTCATAACCATCGTCTTCGTCAGGTTCGCCGCCATCCACCCGTCTTAGCTCATCAGAGAGGGTGGACAGGTATTCGAAGTATTTGGCTACCTCTTCGACATTCTGATTTGGAAGAAAGTCTGACAGACAAGACTTTCCGATCTGGATGTATTCGCCTGTTTCCGCTTTCTGAATAATTACCGTATGCTTTCGATAACGATTGATTTTGCAATGATCGCAGTTTCCACGTGCCGTGCGGTAATGCGCTGGAACCTCCTCGCCTTCGATAGTACGGAGGATGTTTGCACCTTCGGTCAGATGTTCAATCGCGCTTACGAATCGGTACCCTTTGATTTGCGGTCGTTCGCCATTCAATACGATTTTTCGCCAGTGAATTAAATAAGTCACTGTTTCGCCTTCCACCTTGCGCTCTTTAGGTTCTACCCACGATTCCAGAACCTTCAGCACAATTGGAGATACACCCGTCTTCTTGGAGCGCTTATTCCATTTGTTGATCTTTTCTTCCAGAGATTCCAAATTTTTACGGGTTACAACCGCTGTCATTTCCATTTATGTAATTCCTCCTCTTTGTAACGAACTACTCATCTCTTGATATAAGAATATCACGTCAACACTCATATTGTCAACAGGCAATTGAATGAAGTGTGCACAAAAAAACCACCCAAGGGGTGGTTAGATCGTTTCTATTAACTCAATCCTAAGCTCATTTTCAGCGTCATGTCAACTGCTTCCATTTCACTAGAAGTCAATCGACCAATTCTATTTTTAAGTCGTGTTTTATCGACGGTCTTGACCTGCTCACAGGTAACAACGCTATCTTTATCCAGAGCTTCAGATACTACTGGCACATGACATTTAAAGTCCTTTTTGCTGGACGTGATGGGAATAACGGTTACAATTGGAGAGAACTTGTTTCCTATATTGTTGGAGACGATTACACAGGGACGATAGCCCCGTTGCTCCCTGCCGTGTGAGTCAATGTTAAGGTCTACCATATAAATATCCCCGCGCATATAGTCGTAGCGCGGCATTGGTACAACGTTATGTGTTCTGGCTACTGCTTCCATCGTGTTCACCTCTAGTCGTTTGCTAATCGTTGTTTATAGTATAACATGACTTCCTCTTCTGTGTCAACAACAAAAATTCAAACGGGGGAGATGACATATGTGTCACTTCCCCCGTTGACTATCTTCGTCCTCATATGTCGATTTCTACAACCTTGGAGAACTTTTCTGGCTCCACGAATAGAGCCTTAATGGTTTGCATTTGCAAAACCCCCTATGTAATTGATGCAAAATGTTGTTTTCCTCTGTCTATATAATACTACTAGTGCGTACAAAAGTCAACAGGTTATTGAAAATCAGTTGCCATTTTGTACAGAACAATCATTACATAGAATACACCTACCCACAGCAACATTCTTCCGCATTCTTCCAATCGTTGCCTTATTGTTTCACGGCGTTTTTTACGACGAATGTCACGCTTGATTTTGCGCTCTTTTCTATAAAGTACGGCAATATTTTGAGATGTCAAGGCTTTTCCTCCTAGCTATATCTTGATATTTGATAATATACATCATTCAGAACAATTTGTCAAGACATAGTTTTCGTTTGTCCGAGGAAATGAAAAACGCCCTACTTTAGTAGGGCGTTACGGATTAATTTACAACTTGTGGTGTTTGATCTGCCGATTCCTTGACTTCCTTGTATATTTCGACGATTACGGAGCAGAGCAGGCACTTGTAGCAAAAACATTCTTCGGGGCGATTCAAGAACCATTCAACCGTATTTTTGCGGTCTACAATTTCCAACTCGTCCTGAATCAGAACGTTTCCGTCTTCCATTTCAGCGACATGAAAAATGTTTCCCGCAACATAGAAGCTGACGACTTCCGCTTCTTTGACAGAGTGCTCAACTTCGAAGCCGACTTCCAAACCGAAAGTAGTTATAGCGGCGGCTGGCTTGCGCCGCACTTCCAGCAGTGGCAACTTTCGATTCCCGATCACTTCGATAGCGCCCTTCATGTTTTCGCGGACAGTATTTACACAAACTTGGCACATTAATAATTCCACCTTTTCATATGTAATTTTTTGTCGATTAGTGTTTATCCCTTTCGACACTTTTAGTATAACATGGATGAAAGTGACAGTCAACAACTTTTTTCAGCGCTCATTGCTTTTTTGTTTGCAACAAGCAATTGAAAAATCATCTATTGTCAACAAACAAAAGCCCCCTTATTGGGGGCTTGCTTCTTTTCGTATTCTTTCAAAGTCTCCTGATTCAATTGCGCACTTCAGGTGCATCACTTGTCCATTGTGTCTCAATGCCTGTTGGCTTCCATAAATAGGCATTGGGCAGTGCGGACAAACCTCGCCTTCTAAGCGAATCGCTGACACTTCCAACTGGATACGAAAACGCGCTGACTCTTCGAAGGTCAATGTGATGATCCGTTTACAGATGTATTTAATATTTTCATAGATAAACGGTTGATTTTCTCGTATCTTGATATCTGCATTCGTCTTGATCAATACAATTTCTGTATCTTCCATTAGTATTTCCCCCTATGTAATTGAATCTATTATTATTATAGCAGTCATAAGTAACACTGTCAACAGATAAGAACAAAAAGAAAATCGCCCCAATTAGGAGCGATTTTGTATCAGTAAGTTTCGTTCATAACTTACCTCGCATTCCCAGTAGAACATTAATTGTTCTGCTAGATCACGTGCATACATATATGCTTGATGTTCAACGAATGCGGGTATTTCGATGGTTTGTACATTACCATTCTTGCCACGGAAAGTAAATGTATACTTTCCTAAGATTGCTTCTTTCATGCTTTCACCCCTAGGGCGTGTGGCACTTCCAGCTTCCAGCAATTTGGCATGTGATTATCTCCTGCCCACTCGCGCCCCATTAACCACTTCACTTGTTCGTACTCGAACCCTAACGAGATCAGGCATTTTACAAGTCCGTTCGGGCCTTCTCCTCCAAACCACCATGCGAATCCGTGAAAAACGAACTGATGACCCATGTCGTTAATGAAACGAACTCGATACCATTTGCGACTGTTGTCAAACTCTCCACGTACAACCGTGATATTGCCCATTTTTGGCAACATGCGGGCAAACGATTTAACGGCATTGCGGGTGATTCCATCACCATAATGTTTGATTCTTGGCTTATTGCGGCTCATAATAACCCTCCTGATATGTAATTGAATCTCTATATTCAATATATCATGTCACGCGTTGTGTGTCAATAGAAAAAGAACAGCTATTTTAGCTGTTCTTCCATGCTTGTGCGATTCGATGGATTTTCAATTCTTTCTTTTATGCGATTCAATATATCTCTCCCATCGACATGTACCTTCCTGCTTTGCAAAACCGCTACCGTTAGGCGTTTTACTTCTTCATTTAGCTCGTCCCATATCATCTGTACCAACTTCGTTTGAGACGGATAGTGAACATATCTTCCTCCCTCTCTAACTGACTCTCTCATTTCTTTTTCCCATTGATCTAAAAGCTGTTGGGCGATCTCAAAAGTACTTTTAATTTCCTCCTCTTTTTGCTTTTGTCGCTTCGCCTTAATTTGTTGTGCGCGATAACAAGGATTGCATAGTCCTTTGTAGCGTACAGGTCTTTTTCCGCATGTGCACATATGACGCTGATAATTCATCTTTTCCCCCTATGTAATTACGACTTTTCTTAATTATAGCATATTTTTAAAATTATATCAATACCTTATTAAAAAGAAAAACCACCTATTCGGTGGTTTCGAGGAATTCTTTGTACATGTCCGCATCGTCTGGATTGTCGCAGTATTTTGCCCAACGCACCAAGAAGGCTTCCAGCTTGCGTTTATACGCTTTACGGCTCATGTGGTGCATGTTGTCCAATTCGCCTTCTTTGATCAAGTCAAGCTCGTGCAGAGCTTTAAATAGGACGCTTGCAATATCCTGCTTATCGAGATTATCGAACTCTCCAACCTGTCCACGATGAGAGGTGTACCATGCTTCTTTCAGGCACTGCTTAAATAGGTCTTCGCCTTGCAAAACAGTCAGGTCATTCGTAAACACAGTCATTATGAACCCTCCATTATGTAATTGTTGTCGTGGTATATCTGCCACTAAAACGAGTATACAACATTTGAATACAAGTGTCAACACTCTGTTGAATATACAGAATTTTCTAAAATTTTTACACAAAAAGAAAGCTGTAAGCGCATAGCCTACAGCCCGACACATTTTGTGTCGTTCAAATTAGGAATCGGGTGATACTGACAAAATCTTATCATATATTGACAGGGATGTCAAGCATCTTTAAATTGTCCGACTATTGCTTCTTTAGATAAATCCACTTCATACGCCTCAAGAGATTCCCTAATTTCTTCAGTTTCCTTCCTTATTTCATTTTGTATTGCTCTATAAACTCTGACTTGAATCACTGTCTGCATTCCTCTTACTGTCCATTTTTCTATCTCTATTAACTCTTCTAAGTGAATAATTATTTTCCTATTAATATGTAATCTATAAAGTTGTAACTCCTGCCACGATCTAGTTAAATTCTGTCTTAACTCTCTCATTATTAACAGCAGGATTCCTTGAAATAAAATAAACATCATATCACCTAAAATCACATTTATTACAAATGTAAGTATTACAAAACATTCGATAATTAACAATAGATGATAATTGTTGTCACGCGCTTTCAGTCGATTATTAAGTTTAGTGAAGTAAGATTTCATTTTAATCCCTCCGATTGTTTTATCTAGATTAACATACCATAAAAGGGATGCTCGGTCAATGATTGGTCAGCAGAAATTCATTTGTCAACACTATGTTGAATAATGCACAAAAAAATATTTATGTCAAGCCCTCTCATTTGTACTATATAGTCAAATATTTCCCACACGTTGCATATTATGCAGAATATGCAATGCGCATCATATACCCTGCGGGGGTATAAAACCTAGACGTATCAAGCCTTCTCGAATTATCAGAATTGCTCAGAATGAATACGTTATTGCATATTCGGGAAATTTCCCGTACAAACGATTTTTTGGAGGGTGCCAAGGGGAATATATGGGCAACGTATTGCACGTCTCTACGGACATTCTAGGGGCTTTAGAAGCGATTCGACAAAAAGTTTCCTAGTGGAAAAATGCCATTTTTCAACACCCTGTTGAAAAGTTCTTCTATTCATAAAATTCAGAATATTCAGTGTTTGTATCCTAAGATTAGAGATTCCTTATCAATATGATTAACATTTATTCAATTATTGTTGATTTAAGTTATTATTAAAGATGTCTTATGTCAATGTCCCCACCTGTTCAACGTTGGATAAAACAGTGATTTCATCTGAAGTTAAATGCATATTTTGCAAGCGGCGATCTCAATTATAGTTAGAATTGTCAAATATGTCAGTCTATTCTGCATATTCCGTGATTTCCCTGCTATGCCGCTTCACTGTTCGAAAGACTAACGCTTCACCGTTCTAAAGTACGCAGTATCGCCGCTTCGCCGTAGCAAAGAAACTATTCTAATTCTTCGCAATTATCTGATAATTATTAACATGAATTAAGCAGACGCATTTATTTACGTCTGCTTAATATGTAATTATTTAGATTTCAACAAACCCTTGAGCTTGTAGCATTTTTGCAGTTGAAAGATGGATTAAATAAAATTCATCTTTCTTCATTGTACGAAGTTTACCAACATAATAGTCACGAACACACTTTACCCACACTTGCCCCAAGCAATTTGTTGTGATCTCCATACGAAACACCACCTTATCAGTCTATATCCTTATTATAATCTAGTGTCTTGCGTTTGCAACCCCATTCTAACAGGAACACCAACAAAAACACAGCCCTTAGAATGCCACCAGAATGGCGTTTCACATCATCCGAATAGGATTATACCAGATAAGGGGTAAAATCGCTTAAAATGGCTCCTAGAGCCTGTAGACGACAACATGACTTTAATACTAGTCCTATAGCACTATTCAATGATTAGACGCTTCACCGTACTAAAGTGGAATTGTCAACAACAAAAACAGGGCAGACAATACCCTGTTTTTGTTGTTTGTTTTCAATTAATCCATATTCACCCATCAGATGTTTCGCTATATCTTGTAACGACCAGATTCATTGAGGTTTGAATGCATACTTGCCATCTGTTTCCCGTCCAAAAGAGGGCGGGTTTCGTAGCGCGGGTTTTTCAGTTCCCACCACTCTTGAATCACTGCACGAACAGCATTGGGTAGCTTGTCAAAAGTCTTGCCCTTCCATTCTACTTTTTGACTCATAAACCCGTATTCGCCCTTCGTTTCGTGTTCGACTACAAGAAAGCCCGTAATTGTTTCGCGCAACCTCCATTTTCCGACTGTTCGGAAGAACAAGCCAGATTGAGTTTCGTGTAACAAGTCCATCAAAGAACGCAATTCGACCTGTTCAACGAATGACGCTTTGCCAGTCACAGTGGTTTTATCTCCCATCACGGAAACACTTTCGATGGTTTCTACCTTCCAGACGTTTACAGTATCCTTCTCGTACAGCTTAACGTTGAATTTGCTTCCTACACTCAACGTTTGCGAGTTGTTTACGGTTTGTTGGAACGGTTCAATTCTCATGTTTCCCCATCTCCTTATGTAATTGTCGCTTACATCTAATATATTACACCACTATTCTAAACGTGTCAATATGCAATTGAAAAACAAAAACGGGGCTTTCACCCCGTCTATTTGCCCTTCTAAGCCGTTTTCTCGTTCAGCCCTAACTCTTCCCTTGCTTGCTCGTCCCAAAGGTCAGGAAGCCCGTCAACCAGCATACAAGCGTATGCAGTTTGTTTCCTGTTCGCATCGTCGAAATTAACGATAACTTCGTAATACGTCCCAAAATCGTGCGGGAACCCCTTAGTGACCAGCGTCACACCTTCAGGCGGTTCGCCGTACATCCGTATAAGTTGACCAATGAGGGCACGACATTCGCGTTTTGCGCGTTGCTCATAATTTTCCTCCCCTACTTGTGCGCAATCCTCTTCTACAGGCGTACTGCAAAGGTACTCAAAGTTTTGTGCCATGTTCTTCCATCTCCCTATGTAATTGATTTGCCTTACAAGTCTTATAATACAGGCAGATAGATATAATATCAACAGTAAATTGGATTCGCGGAATTTTCAGTAAATTGACAAATTAGAAAAAGCAGGGGAAGCCCTGCTTTAGTTTGCATAGGTAGCATATTCTTTCGGGCATTCGTATCTAATGCAGGGATACTTAACACCTTCAAGTTCATGATAGCCGTTCCACATCGGACCAATTAACCCGCTGAATTTCGGTTGCCGTTGCAGTTCTTCGCGTGTGCTTTGAGACTGATTTACACCCGTCAAACGGAAACCGCAGTTTTCGAACAGGTCATGAACACCTTTGTAGTATTTCGTTTCCTTACCATCAACAACGATCTGATAGACAAAGGTTTCATCGGTATTGAAGATGGTTTTCGTGTTGTTCATTTTGGCTCCTCCTGTGTGCTTCGCACTATGTAATTGATTTGCCTTACAAGTCTTATATTACATGAGATGTAAGGTAATGTCAACACCCAATTGAATATACAAAATTTTCTGATAATTAATATATAGCACAAACCCCATATTGCTATGGGTTTATGTGCTTGCTATACTTCAAATTGTGCTTTACATGCTTTTTCGAGAGCATGTTTGAGTTTCGGGTCTGTGTTGACCTGTTCTATGGTGAGGTCTAAAGCGTCGAGAGCGGGCTGAACATCATATGTCAAGACATATTCATGATTAGCTAATTCGTAGTTGAACATGTCAAATACGAATCCATCTCCTGTGCTGTCAGCGTCAACGGCTTCCTGCATTTCCTTGGCGTGGCGTTTAAACATTTCACCAAATGCATCCGAATCAGATTTGCGAATGAATCCACCGCCACCGATAGAATAGATTTTGTCAGTGTCGGCTTCCGTCAACCCAAGTTTCTCCATTGCTTCCGCAAACTGTTGTTTGCTAAATGCAAACACCATCGGGAAGTTGTTTACTTCTGCCTGATGTTTCTGTTTCAGTTCGTAGTAAGCGTTTGCCATATGTAATTGTCTCCTTTTGCGCTATGCGCGTGTTGTTCTCTTACAAACATAATACTACAGGATACGGAAAAGAAAGTCAACAATCAATTGAATACACGGAATATTCAGATAACTGCTCAGTTAAAAAGAACCCTGTAGAGATACAGGGTTATAAAATACTATGATTTTGCCCACATTCTAGCCGCTTGTTTCAGAACGCATACCGTAAACGATAACGAATTATCCTGATATCCTGCTCGTTTAGTCAATCTGAGAACATTGAAGTGTTGCATGTCCCAACTTTGAAGAGGAATGTTGTTTAAATAACAGTTACATGAGAGCGCATCTTGCACTTCTTCTTTCGTTGCAGGGATAAGAGGAATCAGATTATTCAAACCCACCGCTTCGACAATTTCGCTGTATTTCTTTTCGTGTTCCGTCATATGTAATTCTCTCCTTTGCGCTCGTTGCGCATGTTTTGTGCTGTCGTCTTATCTATAATATAACACCAATAGAACACACTGTCAACACTATGTTAAAAGTTTTTCGTAGCATCCATAAAAAGTTAAGCGGTGAGTTTCCCCACCGCTTAACTTTAGTTGATTTGGTATTTAACTTCATCGTCGTTTGCGTCTTGCATGACGGCGATCAAGAATCCGTCGATGGTCAGAGCCACGTAAGACAAAGTAAATCGTTCGTCCCATTCATAGAAGCCCTGACAGTTAAGAACTTCCGTTTCTTCGCCCAACTTTGTCCAATGAAAATCTCTCATATTTTCGCCACTATGATCGAAGTGTGCGATCAGCCACGACAGGACGAACGCTTTTACGCCATACTTGCGCATTTCGTCCAAATCAGCCAGAAACGGCTGATGACTCTCCACACGGCGCATACGAGTGTTGTCAGGATTTACGATAAGTGTTGCCATTTGAACCCCTCCGATTATGTAATTGTTTCGGGCTTATCTGCCCCTGAAAACAATATACCATGTGCAACCATAAGTGTCAACAGTTAATTGAAAATATTTTTGACCTTCTATTTTGGCTTGTAAGGCGCTTTTCTAGTCAACCCAATACGAATATAGCCTAGAGCCACCAAAACGCCGCACATGACCAGATAGAAGCCATAGCGCGAATGTTGGATTTAAGCCATATAAAAAGATACTACCCTAAAGGGTAGTATCTTCAATACGGATATATTCATATCCATTCGCGTCAATCAGTGTCGCATACGTTTCAGGGTTTTTGCGGAACTCCTCTATCCTCTTGCGCTCCCCCTCTCTTTCTTCTTCTGTTTCGCAAGTCAGGTTCAGCCAATATTCCATGTCTTCTGGTGCAACCGTTTTTTGATGGCAGAACGCTACCCGTCTTCCGTCTGAAGTGTAACCACCATGCACGATGGTTTCCCTAGTTTCTTCAGAACCTTTGAACTTAATTACAAGCACTTTGCCAGAAACTTCATGCATTTCTTCGCCTGCCAAAGTGCTGTATACATCAACAAACGTGTGAAATCCGTGATAATTGACCTTTCCGATGATTTGACGATGGTGAACAGATTTTCCAAGCGGTTTCAGTTGATAGCGGTTGAAGCGGTTCATTATGTAATTCCTCCTATGCGCTTATGACGCGTATTGAGTAAGGTAGTTTCACCTCTTGATATAAGAATACCATCAAAAACTCCATGTGTCAACAAGCAATTGAAAAAGCTCGACGCAACTTCTACGCTTTACTTCGCTAAAGCGAGAGCGCATCCCTGCCTTTCTTCCCCCGAATTCGTTGGACACCTCTCGTATCTTGAATATAACACGTTGCGGAAGATATGTCAACAGAAAATTGAAAAACGCCCCATTTAGGAGCGTTTCCAGATCATTTTTACGCTAGGCACTTCATGTGCTTTGACAAGAGCAACCGTTTCCGAAAGATTAAACGGACAATTCGACTCTTGTGAGTGATACCGCAATCCAGCTTTATAACATGCCTTTAGTTCACTAACATTGTGAACTTGGTTTGTGAGCTTCCAAACTTCTGGAAACTCTTGGAAGAATCGCTGTACAAGTGCACATTTGCTGTCGATGCTTCCACCAAACAGGTTTAGCACACTTGCGGTTCCATCGTTCCGCTTGACCACAGAAAAAAGGACATCATTATCTTGGTATTCCACTACTACCGAATTAGCGAAGTGTTCGGCAGGATAAACCTTGCGATCTTTCATTTTAATCTCTCCCTATGTAATTGTTGAGGAAAATCCTCCTCTTAGCTATCATAATAAATGAATATGAATAATATGTCAACAGAAAATTTCTAAGTTGCTTGCGTACATTTCCATTCGATCTCCTGTTGCGAACCTGCCCGCTAAGGCTTCTATTTGCCCTTATATGAGTATTTGGACGAACACCCACACTATCCCCTTGCAGTGAAAAAAACTGACTATGCAAATAATTCTGCCTATTTGTAGTTCAGTGCTTCACCGCAATAAATTGACTTGATCAAAAGAAAGCCATCTCAATGGATGGCTTTCTTGACTGTATTTCTGATCTTTCGCGTAACTCGATCAAACCACGTTTTACGCTTGTTTATCACGTTCAATGTGCGACTCCTCCTGTGGAGTGGTTGTTTTGTTAGTCAATATTTACGATGGTCACATGCCTTGTTTCTTTGAGACAAAAGGATGTTCTGTCACGCAGTTCGTACCACTCTTCACCGCCATATTTATCCAATTTGAGACATTCGTCGTCATACTTGATCGTGTAGCCATTTTTAATGGCTACATCGGACATCTCTTTGTATTTCGGATGAACGTGTTTCGCCAGATAGTCACGGACTTTCTCGATAATCGACTTTGTGTAGTTCGCGTTCTTAGTTTTGAAGAGAACCCACTTTGTAACGATTTCACCGTTTTCTTTTGCATTGTACGAGTGCAGAATGATCATGCCAAAACCTCCTATGTAATTGAATCTTTAGTCATTATAACAGTGATAAGCAACTCTGTCAATAGGCAAGAACTATGCAATCAATCTTGATGCAATAATGGTTCAATAAATTCGGCATACATGCGCTTCTCTTCTTTTTCGGAAGCGCAGTTCTCCCACATTTCAACTTGCTCAGGTTTTAAAAGATGCTTGATAGACTTGAAATTTGCTTGCATTTCATCATACAGACTGTTTTGAACCAGCCGATGTCTTTCCATCCGCTTTGCAAGGTAGCTCATTTGCACTCCTCTTTTCTCGTTGAATGTAAGTCCATCTCTTGATTAATATTCTATACATTAGAAGCAACATAGTCAACGTTATATTGAATACACATAATTTTTATGCAATTCTGTCAGTTCGTTTTTAATTGATATTACGAAAAACAAGAGCGCTTCACATTTGCACATGAAGCGCTCTTGTTTTGTTTTCTATCTTGAATCAGAAAGATTTTTTAGTTCATCCTGAAATTCGAGACGCTTGTTGTAGATCAAGTATCTTGCTTCATTTAATTCAAATGCAATTTCATCATCCTTTCCGTATCCTAGAGACTTGATTAGTTGAAGCGCTCCATTCAACTGTTCCATGAAGTTATCGCAAACCCTCATGTTGTGCTTCGCGTCAAGCCCTAAATTTAATTTAAAGTATACCACGATTTCACGAATTCCTTCGATGAGCTTTTGACGAATTTCCATTATGTAATTAACCCCTTTCGCCTTGCGACAAGTTTTTGTGTTTCGTACCTCTTGATACATATAATACAGGACATTCGCCCATATGTCAACAGGCAATTGAAAATTATTTTGCGCCTCTATACGCCTCTCTAGGCGGTTTTTAGTACAAACATATCCATCACCCTTTGCGATCTACGAAAACCGCTCATGCGGGCTTCTAGGGGCTTGTCTAAGCAAATAAAAACGCCCACCTATGCGGTGAGCGCTTTTTGTTCTTTAATCACGTGCGAACCGTGCATTTCGCGAATCTCTTCCATGTTGTAATTTTTTCGGGATTTCTTGACATATTCGCCTTCATACCAGTACCAAGCGCGTTTCTTGCTTGCGTACTGCATACCAACTCCCGTTGTCTTATTCAGCTTATCCTTATGGGGTTTTGTGTTTCCAGTCACCCACACCCACGAACCGCAAATTTCGACGGTCACGTCTTCCACATCCTCCAAGACTTTCAGCAGTTTCATGATGAATTCACGGAATCCGTCAAAAGCATTTGCGTTGGTCGCTCCACCCATTTGGAAGATTTCAACCATCCGCTCGTATTCGGTGTTGATTTCTGCCATGATTGCGGTTGTATTCTGATCGTTCAAGTCAGGATGGTATTTCTTTGCCAAACGCTTGTAAGCCTTCTTCAGTTCTTCCATCGTAGTGATTCCAGCAAAGTATTTCATGTCGTATCGTCTCCTTGTCGCCATTTGCGACTATGTAATGTATTTCTTGATACAAGAATACAGGAACACAGAACACATGTCAACACTATGTTGAATTTACGAAATATTCAGTTTATTACTCCAAAAAGAAAACTAGCCCACTAGGGCTAGTTCAAATGAACCGCTACGTGTTCACCTTCGAAAATTACTCGATCAGCATAACTTTCTCCTTCTTGCAGTCTGGTTAACACGAACCATTCGGTTTCTACTGGACTCCACTCTTTTACAATAACCGTATCGTGCCCAAAAGTATCTGCGGTGATAGAAATCGAGTCATAACTGCTATGAGATTTAAACACTCTGATTTCCGTGCGACCAAAGAGCGTTTTTCCTTTTTTGGTTTTCCAAAGTTTCTTCTTCCAAACTCCTTCGACCTTCACAACTATCGACGCATAGCATCCAGACATCGGAAGATTGCTGAGATTAGTCTCAATCGGTTGACCATCGACAGTATAGAAGTAGAAGCGAACAGAGTTAGACATTTAAATTCCTCCTTGCGCGTGACGCGCTATGTAATTGGTTCGAGGTGTGCCAACCTCTTGATTAAAATAATACCTCATATTCTAAAATCTGTCAACAACTTGTTGAATAGACGCAATATTCTGTTTATTTGAAATAAAAGACAAACCACCCAAAAGGGTGGTTTTTGTTGCTAGAACTTTTTCACTCTCAGCGTTTGAACGATTTCTTGGGTATCGTTGATTTCATGTTGACTAATCACTTCCAGAACTTCCCAATAATCGCCATCTAATTGCGTTCGGTAGATGTCACCAACTTGACAGACATATTTTGCATCTTTCAGCGGATACGTCCGTTTTGCGAATCGTGGCGCGTTTTCATCATACTTCACAATATCCCTTTCGATCCCCATTAGCGTATCATAGGGAGAAACGCAGATAAGCTGATCAACGGACACTTCTGCATAACCTGATTCAGTAAAGTAGGTTACGAATTGATTTTCGATCTCGACATGCAGAACTTCGGCTTCCTTTGTGCCGTCTGCACCTTTCACCATGATATGATTCCCCGCTTGGACTTTCGTAGACGCTAGCCAAGTCATTATGTAATTCCTCCTGTTTGCCGTTTGGCATGTTTGATGTTTGGTACATCTTGATAGTATCAAACAAAATATGAACTGTCAACAGGTAATTGAAAAAAATGACTAGCAATTTACGCTAGTCATCCAGTATATTTGCCTTGCTTTTTTAATTCATCCAGAATTAACCAAGTTAATTCGTTTTGACTCTTTTTGCTATAACCTTTCAAACCTATTGCTTTCGCCATTAAAATTAGTTCTGTTTTTGGTTTCATAACAGAACCATAAACATCATGAAATGACCATAGTTTCTTCTCAAGATAAGGATTTTTCTTTTCCATGACAATCCCCCAAATAGTGGCATGTTTGATGTTTGGTACATCTTGATAGTATCGCGATTTTTTCCATGTGTCAACAGGAAATTGAATATTCGATAATGTCAACTCTAAGGCTTCTATCTTCCCTTCTAAGCCGTTTTGGACGTTCTCCCCTACTACCCCTTTGGCAAGAGAAAACCGACTATTCAGAATTGTTCGTTTGATGCTTCACCGCATTAAAGTTAGTGAGCATCCCTCCCATTCGACACTTGCCTTGCCACCGCTCGTGCTTCTATCATAACATATTTTTAGATAATAGTCAACAAGCAATTGAAAAGAAAAACCGCCAAAACGGGCGGTTACTTCTTCAATGATATTTTACCTACAACTAGTAGGCATTTCATCGCCTGTTGTCGTTGCATCCGTGCTATGATTGCCATTTGTTGAGAGCGTGTCAACCTCTGTTGCACCCCCTATTATCGGACTTTAAAGTCAGTGATTTCATGCTTAAATTCTTCCCACAATAGCCAATTCATTTGGCTCATATTCAAACCGAATAGCTTTCGCGCTTCGATGTAAAGATAAAATCTTTCATTTTGTAGCTCTCTAGCCCAATCTTTGTCGCAGTTTTCTACCGCATTCTGCATGTTTGACATGTTAGCAGAAAGTGCTTGTGCAAGATGATGAGGAACAACGCTCCCCTCTTTGTAACAATAGTCCCGCATTGCTTTAGAGTGAACCCCAACGATCTTCAATTGCTTCTCAACGATTTTCAATTGACAGCCCTCCAATTGTTTTCAAGATATGTAATTGATGCTCTTTTATAGTACATGATTCAATATCAATTGTCAACAGACAATTGAAAACCTCTACCAAGCTCCTGTATGGCTCTTAGAGCCGTCTTTCCGTCTAGGCATACCCAATGTACCTACCAACACACAGAAACGCTTACAGAGGATTCTAGGGGCTTCTGTGGGCAAAAGAAAACCACCCGAACGGGTGGCTTAGTAGATGTGACCTTGTTCGTATGCGCGTTGTGCTTCCCATGTGTACGCCATGTCTTCCAAGTGCTTTTCAAACGGTGTGAGTGGCGTTTCGGGTTGTTGCTCCTCTTGCTCCTCTTGCGGTGCTTGCGGCGTTTCTTGCGGCTTGTAGTCCGTCATGGGCTGGAACTCGTTCCACTTCAGACCGAACGCCTTTTCGTTTGCGTCCGCTATGCTCTTTTTGACGTTCGCGAACAGCGTCACAAGTCTTTCACGGTGTGCAATGCGCTTGTACATGAAACCGTCTTTCGTTTTCCACCGAAGTACGATTCTAACCATGTCTGCGCCCTTATCGCGTGTGCGTTGGGTGCGAAGGTCTACTGAGGAGTAAACCACGATGTCAACCGATTTGTTTCGAGTGGGGATGCTATACACCGCTTCCCACGTATCGGGGAATTGTTCAGTGACTTCCAAGCACTTGCCGTACATTTTAAGCTCTTTCATGGTTTGAATCAAGAAGAAGTAAAACTGCTTTTTGGTGTAGGTTGTAAACTGCTTGCCCATGTTGATAACCTCCATGCGCCGTTGCGCTATGTAATTGGTACGTCTTGATAGTAACACGCGCAAACGTTCATGTCAATAAGAAAAACCACCCTTTCGGGTGGTTTATTTGGAGGTGTTCGTATGACCGCATACCTCATATTCGTACTTTCTAACAAGCTCACGCAGTTCAGGCATAAGGTTAGGATACTTCATCTGATAGATGCCCATATCGGTTTCAAACTGACCAGTTTCCCAATTGATTCCCTTGTAGAGAAGAAAGCCAACAAATTTCGGTTTCTCAAATCCTTCAGCATGATCGACTGTTGCACCTTCACCTTCAGTGAAGGTGATTATTGTTCCGCAATGACGGACGCTTGCTTCTTTCTTACCTTGTTCGTTGATTTTAACAGCCATCATAATTTCCCCCTTGCGCTACGCGCTATGTAATTAATGCCATCTTACTTCCACTGTTTTACCTTGCCCTGTCCTTTGATCTCAAAGTATTTGCCTATAGTCTTTTTGTCTATCGACAAACCGATAGGTTCGAAAACCTCTCCCGTTAGGAGAAACCCAACATCTGCCAAACCAGCCGTATCGCTTTGTACGAACAGTACGCTTTGCTTTTCTTCTAACACCAATTTCCCATTCGTGAAAGTTTCTTTTACAATAGCCTGTACAGCGGGCACAAGTTGTGGCTCTCCTTTTCTTACAACATTGTAAAGACGACGAGCGATAGCATTACCATGTTTGAGGCTTGTTTTCATTTTCATTACCCCTTCACTTGTTTGATGTGATTGCCTTACAAGTATTATTTTACTCGCTACAAAAGCATAAGTCAACACTTTGTTGAAATAAAAATCTCCTGCCTAGTGGCAGGAGATTTGTGGGTCGATGTCCCACATTTGACGTTCGATTTCGTATCCATGCGGGTCAAGGCGTTCGCCTGAACTTTCGGCGCGGTGCAACCAACCGTATTCGGCTTTCATTTCGCTTCTGTAGATCGCTTCACTTTCTTCTTTGGAGAAAAAGTCTTCTTCATCGAAGTAAACTTTGCAAATACCGTTTACGCTTTTTACTTCGAAGTCGAACCCACAGTAGCGAATTTGGAGCGTATCATTTACAACTTTGAACGAACCGCCATTCGCAACCGCAATTCCTACCAGTCGCTTGACTTCCGCTCTGACTTCATGCATCGGATGATTGTTGAGCGGATAGAGCTTGTTCAACAGCTTGCCCGCTTTAACTTGATTTTCGCTGTAAGTGTATTGCTTGATCATTATGTAATTCCTCCTATGCCTTGCGGCGTGTTTTCGTTGTTTGTCTTGCTACTCTTGATATTACGCCCTTTTTGATGATATGTCAAGCATTATTTTGTATCTTACATAACAAAAACCACCCATATGGGTGGTTTACTTGGTGAAGAAGTTCATATGACCGTCTTTAATCAGCTTACGAATGAACTTTTCAAGAGTATTGCGGCGTTGCGTGAACTTGCAATAGAACTCATATTTTTTTACATGGCTCATGCTTACACGTTCGTCGCTACCATGCATGTGCTTGGTCAAAAGTTCGTACTCCACAAAACAGTTTTCAGGATGAATTTTGCTACGCTTAACAGTGACATGATACACGATGCAAGGCTTTTTACCGCCAAACGTACCAAGGGTTATCATGGTTTCATAAGCTCCATCTTTCGGCATGTGCGAATCCACTCCGAAAAGGTTTTCCACGCAAAGTTCTTGTTTGCGCCCAAATTTATCCATTTCATCGTTCGTCAACCAAACCCAAACGTCATTGATTTGGTCGCCCTGATGATTAAATTTGATTTTCATATGTAATTACCTCCTATAAGCCGCTAGGCTTTTATTTGATTTGTGGTGCATCTTGATAATATCATAGTTTTTGAAGCGTTGTCAACACTGTGTTGAAAATAAAAACCGCCAAAAACTGGCGGTCGATGCTGTTTATTCTCGGTTTTCTTCCAAAACCGCACTAGCATATGTCAGGAGCTTTTGAGGATCGGTTTTCAACTCCTCAACTGTTGAAGCACTCCACACCGTAGCAGTGATCAATTTTTGTTCCCCTTGGTGAATTTCCAAAATTTGACCTTCCAACTTGATCGTTAGTTCCATATGTAATTGACCTCCTAAAGCCCCTAGCGGGCTTTCTGTGATGTTTTAGGGATATACCCTACCCTACCCCTTTCGGGGTAGACGCTCCTAGCTTAAAGGGCTGTTTTGAGCCGCTAGGACGGCTTATTGCTCTTTGCTTCGCGCTTCAACGATTGCGTACAGTTCTTTCAGTGGTTTGTCGATGTGTTCAGCAACAAAATCCCTTACTCTGTCAGGCACTTCATCACCGTATGCTTCCAAGAGTTGATTCTTGGTAGATTCGTGGTGCCAGATTTCTCCTTCCTCTTTGCTGTTCAGTGCTTCCCACAGGAACGAATTTGCTTCTAGTTCGAACGTTTCGCCTTGTTTGTCGCCGCTTTCGTATTGAAACACGACATTTGGGGCTTTTACGTCGATCAGGCGAACATTTTTGATGATTTTCGTTTGATCTTTCGGTTGAATGTTCATCGTGCGCCCGATCAGAGACATTGCGCGAACTTGGTTTTGTTCTTGGTTGTTCATCATATGTAATTCCTCCTATGCCTTGCGGCGTGTTTTCGTTGTCTTGCATCTTGATAATACAAGATGAAGCTAAGAATTGTCAACACTTCGATGAACAGACGCAATTTTCAGATAATTGTACACAAAGAAAAACCGCCCATTAGGACGGCTGTTAGGCTCTTGGGAACGGATTGTTCTCACTGGAAGACATTGTAAATGTCATGTCTGGCAGTTGAGAGATTTGAACCGTAAACGAGATTTGATGTTTTGAACCAAGATAGAACGTCTTGCCCTTGATCTCGTGAACGAGTGTCGCATTGTAGTCTAGAATAGCTGTTCGTTCGAACAGTCGTTCTTTGTCTCGATTGCGGACAAAACCGACTGCTTCCAATGTCTTGATAGCTTCGATTGCCCATTTACGATTGTCACCGCCAAGCTCTAACCATTGTTCTACATTGGCAATAACGTTGCTGACTTCTTTGAACTTATCGAGTGTGATTTCCATATGTAATTGTCTCCTTTTGCCGTTCGGCGTGTTTTGTGGTGCATCTTGATAGTAACAATCAAATTTGCAATCTGTCAATAGGTTTTGATTAATTACTGGAAAAATTTTTCGCTTCATATAATACACTGTGTACGAGTACAAGAACGTATGTACTGACAAGAAAATTCTTGACAAGCGATATTATTGTATGATATAATCGCGCACATGATTCAAGTGTTTAATTTTTCCTTAATAAAGGAGAAAATAGCTAATTAAACGAATATGAATCGCTTCGCGTGGTTTGTTTAACTCTGATTAATGCATAACAGACAATTATATCATACATAGTTGTCGTTTGTCAATATGCCCCTCTATTGCATCTTTATGCATTAATGATGCATATATGAAGATGATGCATGAATATTGATATTTGTCAAGCACTAGAAAACCTAGCAATATCAAGGGTTTCACACAATTATCAGTTTGTCAAATATGGATTTTTATACATTTGCCTTCTAAGGGCTTTGTTTTTGATTCCCAAATAGGCTATAGCTGAGAAGGGGTAAAACGCAATACAGAGCCAAATAGAGGGCTTATAGAAGGTGTCGCATTCGTCAAAACGATCATTTTTCAACACATTGTTGAATACACGCAATTGTCTGAATTGTTTCTTTAGTATGGTAACGTAAGTGAGAAATTAACAATATTAATGATTGGCAATCAAAGTCTAACTCTTAATGGTAACATACTCATATGATAGTTGTCAATAGGCAATTTTCGACGTTTAAGTTTAATAGCTATGAATACGTATGCAGAATATGCAATGCGCAGAATTGTTTATTTCCCACAAACAATTCCGGGAAGCCTTGATATATAAGGCGGAACAAGTCTTTGATATTCTGTCAAGTGCTCTATTTTGGGAAATAATCGGTTGAATAGTTGCATAGGATTCTGCATAAAGTTTAAAATTCGTTTCTAAGGGCTGTTTCTTTCGATCTGAAATAGGTTGTACCAGAAAGGGGGTAAAACAGCGTATAAGGGCAAATAGAGGGCTTTTAGAAGGTCTGATAGCTCTCATTTTCAACATGTTGTTGAATACACGTAATTTTCTGACTATTATTAATTAGTAAGTGTGAGTTAGTGTTTATTTGTATGTTGTATTATAATATTAGTAAGTATTTACTAATGGATGATTATATGATAATTGTATGGGTAGCAAATCATTAATTATATAATAAGCAAAGAATGGTATGCTATATTAATAAATATAAGTGCATATTACTGTTTAATGCTATAAGGTGTACTATAATAAGTAAATGGACTTATGCAATTATATTTATTAATCACATATATAATAGTAGGTGATAGTGTGTATGAATAGATATAAGTTAATAGTATTTGTGAATATATTAGTATATGTAAATATAATATGATGATAGATAGCATGAATATTAGTAATATAAGTAAGTATGCTATTATGTAGTATGTATTAATGTATGCGTATATGTTCTATTAAAGTAAGATATAATAATTGTGAATGGTGATAGATAAGGAGATAATTAATATAATATTATTACTTATTGTAGTAGACACAAATAGATAGGGTAGAGATATATAAGATATATTAAGGAATGTTCGATAACAATGTTGATGAATAGATGTTTACATTTGGGAGCGATATGTTTAAATAAGGAAATAGCAGTAGGGATTATGGTGCTTGACAAGTAGCTGATTTGTAGATAGGTTGACAAGTGGCTACGGTTGTGGTAGGTGATGATTGATGAGAGTGATGGGCTGATAGGCTGGTGTGGGGTGTCAAGCCCTGCGATCTGTGTTACTAGTACCGATATCACTATCACACAATGGCTCATATGTCAAGTGTTTAGTGTCGTGTTGGTAGGTCAATTGATAATGACTATCAATGATCAGATAGAACACACATTCCTCTTGACAAACACATTGATCTGTGCTAGGTTGACAGCCGCCTAATAACTAGGGATATTAGGGCAGGGGTAGGGGGGTGGTTTTAACCTTTAAATGTCAGAATTTTCTGACAAATCCCCCTAGCACACCCTTCCCGCGACCGCGAACCCAAATCGACCGACATCAATCTCTACCTCCAAAATCGACTATCCTTGTTATCGAATTTGCTATCGTAAAACCCTTATCACTTTACCAAAAACAAGCATTTTCTCAATCGACAGATTAAACAAGGGTGCATGAAAAAAGGACGTAAGATCGTTGACCTAAACGTCCACATTAAATGTTGTAACTTATTAACGACGATCACTGATTCTGCGTATAGCTGTTAGTGTCCCCAAAAACATGAAAAGAACAACATAGGCTACTACAATGGTTTCGCTCTGAGAGAGCGGCATCCAGAGTTGCATCGAAAACACATCCTCTCAAACAATCTTATCCGTTCGTATTGGTATCACCATCAAAAAGCCCATTCCAGTGACACCAGCATAACCAAGCAATCGTCAAAAACCCCATTACTGAAACAACGTAATCATATACTGACATCTTCTGCACCACCATAAATTTATTTTTGTTTCCATTCATGTTCTATATAAAATAATAACATTTTTAAGCAATTGTGTCAATACCGATATTTCAATTGTGATATTTACCTAAGAGCGTTTTAATGCGGTAACACCTCCTGAAGTAATCATACCTAGCATTTGTTATTATGTGTGCCTTCTTGTTTACCCACGATGGCAAATGTCCATAATATCCATCATGCGGTATCTCGTAACCTAACTCCTGCAACACCTCAATCAGCAAAAGTTTTTTTGCTTTGCGTTCTTCTTCTGGTGTCACCTGTTCCATTTTGCACCTTCTTTCAAAAATGTGCTTGCATATCCCTTCACTCGGTGATATACTAGTAGCAAATAGTTACCCTTTTAGGGTCGGCTAAAAGAGAGGGGAATATACCAGTGGCATCAGCAATGAAAATCAACCATGAACGAGACTTTTTACAACGTATCAGCATGGAACTTCTTCGAGCGTACAACGACAGAATTAGGACTCTAAAAGATTCATCTTCCAACGGTGGAGAATCAAGCAACAGAAAAATGTACCTCGAAATGGAAGCTATGTTGTCCGAACATGAAAACACGTTGGACGACATCCACGCAATCGAAAACATCGAAGAGATGCGCGAAGCCACGAAGAATTATTGTCGTACCATGCAACAGTATTTGGCAGGTGATTTTATGTTTGCAGACACAAAATCACAAATCTTCTACGAAATTGCCGTGGAGGATTGATTGGCGTGTCCTCCGATTCGATTCTAATGCCCAACGAAATATTTAAAGACCTTCAAAAAGAACTGCCCGTATCTACACAGGTAGCACTGGCATACTCGTATTACTACTACGTGTCCTATCTTTATAGATACTGCCTTTTCGCCATAACGCCAGAAAACATCATGACTCAGGATAAAATCATATCTTTTCTTGGCTACTCTCCAGAAAACAGCAAAATCAAGAAGTTATTCAAAAAGAATGGAACTCTTGATAAAATGGGCTATACCGAAACCACAACAGACTTTCCTGTTTTCCCTAGATTTGATGAGGACAATTTGATTGAATTCACAACTGTGTCTGAACTAAAGGATGAATACATTATCCCTGTAAATATGCGAAATTTCAAAGTTAAACGTCCTCTTAGATGCTTTCACAGGGACAATGAATCTAGGGATGAAAGCATACTTAATGGCACGTTCTATGAATTTGAAAACACCCACGCAATTCGCTTTTCGCTATTCAATGAAATGATGAAGGATAGCGCTTTAGGAACAATGGGCTTCTATTTGTATGCCTATATAAAACACCGCATTGACATATTTAAGGATGGATATCAAGCATCATACAAGGTGTTGGAGCAGGAAACAGGGGTTGGCGAAAGGACAATACAAAAGTACATAGCCGCTCTTGAAGGCTGGCGTTACGTTGACGGCAAACGTGTTTTATCAGGTAAATCATATTTACGTGTTGAACACAAGCCATATTTAGTTGATGCACCAGCCGACGAACGAGAAGCTAATATTTATCGTATTGCCAGTTGACAATTCATCCGATCAATGATAAATTAATGTCAAGCACACCTTGTCTATTAAGACAAAATCCAAGTGTGTAAGCTCTGAATATGTATGTCTTATTTTAACCACAATTCTATCATTGGCATGAAATTGCCATACCCCTCGGCTAGAAGCGAGGGGATTTTTTTGTCCATGTATATAAAGCCGCTATTTGGACATAATACATTTAGCAGACAGGAGCGACATCAGAATGCTTTAACCTCAAGTCCAATCGCTGATGAATTTGGGATTCGCGTCTGTCTGCTAACCCACTCTTCGACAGTTCCGACAACACAAAGAAACCCCCGCTAATCAGCGGGGGTTTCTTTGTTAGTTATTTTTCAGAGTATTCAGTAGACGCATTTGGATGGCTCGTTCAGACTTCTTGATCAGTTCGAGCAATTGTACTTTGTCTAAAGAATCAAATACAGACAAGTCTAACGCTTCACCGATCTGTAGGGCAGGGTGGTTCTCCCAGTCCTTGTTGAACTCCATATAGTATTCGATGGGGGTAGTAGCATCTTTGTGGTTTCCCATCTCTTGAATTGCCTTGATGTCTCCACCTGTGATGTTGCTAACTTCTAGCATACCAGCCTTCTTAAAGGAGTGGAAGACGAAATGGAACCCCGCATCCTTACGCACTCTTTCGACCATCGTCTGCACTTGATCTGACGACACGGTGAACAGCCTACCTGTGGGGTCTTGCGTCTTGTGGTGATGCTCAACGAGCCGTTCATACAGTCCTCGCTTGACAGGCTTCTCGTTCCACTCGCCCTTGTCGTAGACTTTTGCAATCCACAAATTTTCGTTCAACCTCTTAAAGTTTTGAAGCGTCAAACTCAAAAGTGCTTCCTTCCTGAAACAAGTCTTGACAGCCGTTTCGATCAAAAGAGCGAACGTTTCGCCGTTCTCATCATAGCCTCTAACGATGTCCATGATCCGCTCTACTTGTTCCCATGTAAGAATAGGATGCTTTTCTGCATCTCTTTCTTTTCTTCCAGCCTTATGGAAGATTGCAGGATTGACAGGATATTCGTTTGTCGCAAGGTATTTGTAGAATGCAGAAACGCGATCTACAGTCTGATTCACAGTGGTAGTGCTATATGTACCTTCTCCACGTGCCTTTTTCATGTTTGACATCTTAGTAACAAAGTTATCAAGATCGACTCGTCTGATCTGAATATCTGTCAGAGTAAGATGTTCCAAGCTCTTGTTCAACAAGACTTCGAAGAAGAATCGTACTGAACGTTCGTAGTTGGTTCTTGTGTTGGAAGATTCTTCACTTAAACGATTAAACCACGATTGAATATCATCCTGCAATCTGTAATCGCGCATCGGTGTTACATTGTTTTGCTCTCGTACTTGCATGGTCACACCCCCTAGGTTTTGTACCTAATATCTAAACTTATTATGACACAAGATAACAATGCTGTCAAGCCGAGGAACAAAAATAACACCCCATTAAATGAGGTGTTAAAAATCTTCGCTTTCCATTGTTTTCAATGCCTTCCTTGCCATTCTTGCTTGCTGATTTAATTTCTTAACTTTCTGTTCCATTCTCCAACGTTGACGAATCTTTTCCATGTCAGAATATTCTTCGTCATCTTCGATGATCTCAGTGTACATTTGATGATTTCTAGGCTTGGCGCTATCAAATAGGTCAGCGAAGAAAACGAACACCATAACACCTAAAGCAACAACACTTAATAGAGTATCGGTAAACGAGATACCTTCCATGTGTTTACCTCCCTGCATTCAGCTTCATCCACAAGTCATCCTCATCGTCGTTCCATTGGTGAATATAAACGATTCCCTTTCTTTCTGGTTTAGTGAAACTTTCCATAATTTGATTGAACAACTTATTGTGCGGCGCAAGAAAAATCAAAAGACGAATCATTTGGCTTTTGTCTACTCCTGTTCTCATTTTCCAGTATTCGAGATACGTGTTGAGTTTCGAATTCATGCGCAACATCATTTCATGTACCTCTTGCTCCTCCTGCCTGTTGATCTGTGCTTGTTTTGGGAATGCGGAGTTTCGTCTGCCAGCCACGTCCAACACCTCCTTGATACTTCTATTAATATGCACATAATTCTAAATATATGACATTTGTTAATGAATGTACTATTATGTGGTATCTCGGTATCTCTATCCTCCCCTCTCGGCGTTAACCCTCCACTCTTAGCGTTTTTCTTACTAAAGCAAAGATACCAAGATACCGAAATAGCCGCTTGGGGCGGCAGGGGAGGGGAGTGCGGTATCTCGGTATCTCTAGTTCTAAGCGCGGATATTCATGCATATGATGTAGCAAGAACAAACGAAAGGTGTGGAGTTTGAATGAAAAAAATGCTTCTTCTGCTTGTTATTGGTTCTATTTCTTTCGCCGCATATCAAGCCAAATCCTACACAGGCGAATACAAAGTCGTTAGCGTTTCGAATGGCGCAGTTCAAGTGATTTCCCTGACAACTGGCGATCTGATCGACATTGCAGACGAATCGCTAGTCAATAAAGCCTTGCAAGGAAAAATCGTAAAAGATCAAGTTATCGAATATAATCCGAAGGAGACATGGTAAATGGAGTTAAGCATTTTGAAGTCGATGAGCAGAGATGAAGCACATAAAGCATTAATGGAAAGCGATCACGAAACAATTTTAAAAATTAACGAACGGATGCAACTGACATTTTACGGATGTCATACGCACGAACAACACGTTAACAGAATTTTGTGGGCACTGCATGAATCGCCGCCAACACTTCGGCAAATATATTTGAACCGTTAACCAAGGAGCCGCGCATGGCTCCTTTTTATATGTATATATACAATTATATACAGAAAAATATTTTCATATTCAGGAATATGCGGAGATATATCGCCATATATATAAGTATCAAAGCAAATCAGAGGAGGGAGTGAACAAAAATTAACGAATACTTCGGCAAAGTAGTATCTCTATTGTCGCTAGAGTCCCTTGCTATCCTTGTAATATTGAATGATGAAGGAATTGACGCAAAATTCAAAGCAATGAACCACGATGATCTTCGCGAAAAGACCGAATTGTCTATAGCGAAATTCAGAGAACAAATTTATCGTCTGGAAGCCTTGAATTTTGTCGAAGTCGTCAGAGACAACAGCAAGAAAAGCCTGTTCATTACAGGTTATGGTATTACAGCAGTCCAACAAGCACTTGAAAAGGAGTTGGAATAAATGTTTGCAGTCGTAGGCAACGGTGGCGCTGGTGGAAATATCGCTGATCTTGCAACAAGAGTGTTTGGGATTCCATCTGTAGCGGTAAATACGTCTCAAAATGAGTTGAATGGCTTGAAAAATGTCAAATCCAAGTTTCGTTTAATTGGTTCAGAAGGCGTTGGTCACAACCGCAATGAAGCTCAGGATATTTTTGCCAATCAATACCAAGAAGTTGTAGACTTCATCAAGCAAAACCTGAATCAGCCGTCTATTGAAATCGTGTTTGTAGCTTTTTCGACAGGTGGAGGTACTGGCTCAGGTATCAGTCCCATGTTGATCGAGATGTGTTCAAATGAAATGCCCGAAAAAACGTTCGTCGCAATGCCAATTTTGCCTGACTTGCAAGAATTGGTTGTACCACAAATGAACTCTAGCAAGACATCGGAAGAACTGGCGCAATTGCAGTGTGCTATTTTGCCGATTGACAATCAAGCAATGCGTAATATGTTTCCAAATATCGGTAAAGATGAACTGTACCAACAGACTAATGCAAAGGCACTGCAATTACTTGACAGGATTTTATCCTACACGACGAAACAATCAAAGGTTGGCAACTTCGACCGCACAGATTTGCGAACGATTTTCAATACAAAAGGCGTGTGTACCATATCTGAACTCGGAATTGCGAAAATGAATCATGGAAAAATCGACCTTTCGAGAGAAGGTGTTGCAAATTCTGTGCAAAATTCTTGGAAAAACACCGTGTTCACACCTGTCGAATACAAAAAAGTGGTAAACGCTGGAATTGTTTTTGATGGCGACCCCTCTATGTTAAAGTTCATCGACCCCCAACTTATTTTCAGCAAATTCGAACTTGGTATGCCTATCGACCTTTTTGATGGCGGTTACGATGAATCGGATGGTCAACTGCTGACAATATTGTCTGGATTAGCTTGGAATTCCGAACGAATGGGGAAAATTGACCAGATTATCCAAGAAAGCAATGACAAAATAGCATTGATCTTCAACGAGGAAGAAGATGTTAGGTATAAATCATCTGCAAATAGTATCGAAGATATGATACGCTCAAACAAGAAATCCAGCGGACGAACGGCAAGCGATGTGCTTAATAAATACAAGCGTAAATAGCGTATCACAAAAAGAGTCTGTCATCCGATAGACTCTTTTTGTGTTCAAATTCATACAAATCGAAAAAGGGTAACTCTTTGCCAATAATAGAATATATATAGTTATAATATATTATATATAAAACTATATAATATAAACATTTTTTCTGTTAGTAGCAAATAGTTACCCTTTTTCGATTTCTATGATACGTTGCAAATAAATAGATGTTGACAAACAACAACTATGTCTGGTAAGATAGGAGTACAACAGCAGAAGGAGAGGAAACAAGTGTTCGAAGACATTTTGACAAACGATAACTATGTATACGAGTCGGGAAGTGAAAGAGAAGCCGAAGTTTCGGATGAAGAAATCGAACTTGAAGTACAAGTAGTTCGCCAACTCTTTTACGATAACGATAGAAATTTCGGTATCTACGGCTGTCTGCCATCGGATACCACAAAAGTAAAACTTAACGCATATGGAAACATTTCCCTTAAAGGAGTAATGCCACCATTGCAGGAGCGAAGTTACTACAAGGTTTTTGTAAAAGAAGTACGTGATCCTAAATGGGGAATTGGGTATGAATTAATTCGCATGAACACAGAATTGCCGACATCTGTTGATACGCAGAGGGCATACTTGTCAACAATTCTAACCGAACTGCAAGTACAAGCTATCTACGAAGTGTATGACGGGCAAGATGTTTTGCAAATGTTCCGTGACGATACGTTGGAATATAATCGTATTCGTGGATTCGGAGAAACAACGTATAAACGAGTGCGCGAAAAGGTGCTTGCAAGCATCGAAATGGCAGAAGCGTTGGCTGAATTGAGCCAATATGGTCTGAACTATAACATGGTATCCAAACTGATTGGACACTATGGAAGTGCAGGAATTTTGATGCAAAAGGTTAAAGAAAATCCTTACATTTTGACGCAAGTTGATGGTATTGGGTTTAAAAAATGTGACCAATATGCACTTAAAATGGGTGTAGCTCCCGATTCGTCGTTCCGTATCGACGCTTGTATTAAGTATATTCTCGAAGAATCTACTAATGACGGACACACATGGATGTATATTGACAAGTTGTTGAACAGGGCTAACGAATTGTTGGGTATTGGGATTGAAAAGATTGACGCTTGGCTTGGCGAATATGGGAGAACTGAACAGCAGAATCAAAAATACATTTTAGACAAAGGTCGAATTGGATTGTATTATTTGTTCCGTAGCGAATTTCGGATCAAAGAGAAATTGTTCGATCTGTTGTCCAGAAAACATCCAATTCAATCTGACGATATTGATAAGCTGATTGAAAAGGTGGAGGAAGAACAGGGATTTAAATTCACAGACGAACAGAGAACGGCGATTGTCTATGCTTGCAACTACAAAGTGCTGATTATTCATGGTAAAGCTGGTACGGGTAAAACGACGATTCTCAAAGGTATTATTCGTGTCTTGAATCTGGCTAGTGATCGACCTTTATTGTATAAAGCGTGTGCATTATCTGGCAAAGCCGCACAGCGCATCAATGAATCGACTGGCTTGGAAGCATCAACAATTCACAGGATGCTTGGTTATGAACCGCGCACAGGCGGTTTTTTCTATTGTGCAGAAAATCCTTTGCAGGAAGATGTAGTTATCGGTGATGAATTTTCTATGATCAACGTACCGATTGGTAACAGTTTGATTCAGGCATTGCCAGATAACGCGATCTTCATTATGCTTGGAGACACCGAACAGCTTGAACCTATTGGCGCTGGCAACTTGTTTAAAGACCTGATTGATAGTCAGAAGTTTCCGACAGTTACTTTGACGCAGGTTCACCGTCAGGCTCAAATGTCTGGCATTCTATCAACGGCGAATTTAGTGCGCGAAGGGGTTCAGTTTGCGGTTCGAAACGACTACGGAAATCGCGTTATTGGCGAATTGAAGGACTTGCATTTCCGTCCATACGAAACAGCGGAAGATGTGTTTAAAACGGTGATGAAATATAGTATTTCGTTCTATCAGAACTTCATCGTGAAGAACAAGGTTTCAATCATGGACTTCCAAGTAATTACGCCATTGAAAGAACGAGGAAAAAACTGCACCAGAGAGTTAAATTTGGAGCTTCAAAAAGTGTTTAACGACATGAGTAAGCCTTACATTACTCGTAATAAATATGATTTCCGCGAAGGAGACAAAGTTATTCAAAACGGAAACAATTACGATGATATGGTATTCAATGGTACTCTTGGGACAATTACCAAAGTACACGTTGACCCCGACAAGAAAGAAAGCTATGTACTTATTGAATTTGTTGGGACTGGTACGGTTAAGTATACGGCTGAACAAATGTCGCAAATTGAACTTGCTTATGCGCTAACTGTGCACCGAGTGCAGGGTTCGCAGTTCGAAATCGTGCTGTTTGCAATGGATTATTCGGCATTCAAATTACTCTCTCGTCAATTGGTGTACACAGCTTTGACGCGTGCTGTAAAAACGTGTGTATTGATTGTGGAGTTGAATGCATTGATCTATGCTGTAGATCAAAACAAATCAGCAAAACGAAACACTTTTTTACCAGAATTACTAGAAAATTTTGTGTTGCACAAACAATAACTATGTATGATATAATAGAAGAAACAGGAGGGGACATCATTGGGAGCAGTGCAAATTGATATTCACAAAAAAGAGCGTCCGTATGAACGAATCGTTTTAACGGAACCCGAAATGGTAAAGGAACTAATCGAAAACAGGGACAAACTCGATCCCTGTTTCGACCTTGTGATTGAGCGCAGTCCATATGTCGCTGGCGTTGAGAATGACCTAAATCAAGAACTTATTGCGCTATATTCTGATATTGATCGTTGTATCAAGTTTTGCGAATTTAGCGAAAACCAACTGCGAATGATAGACATGATTAGCAGAGGGTGGACGATGGAAGAAATTGCAATTTCTTTGGATATTACTAAGCAATCGGTAAGTGAAGCCTTGGAAAAAATGTATGCACGAATTGTCAGAGCGAACATGGACATTTGGAGCATGGCGGCATTTACAGCACGTAATAAAAAGGTAAAATGGCAAGTCTGCAACGGTAATTGCAAGCGAAATTTGCCTCTCGCAGAGAAATATTTTCGTAAACGCAAAAACAAAGATATCTTCTATAAGAAGTGTCGCGAATGCGAATCAAAAGAAAGACTAGAAAAGAAGGCAGGAGAACAACAATGAACAACACTCAAAATTCAGATAAAGCAAAAGATAAACCGTATATGAAACTCATTCTGCCCGATGGCAAAGAGGTTAGGCTAGATAAGACTTTGGACATCGAAGCCAAGAAGAAGGTCGTGGATGGGATTTTGACAGAGTGGGGCGATTATTTTCGACGCTATTGGAACAATATTAAGACAGCAGTAGCATTGGAAGTAATTAGTGACTATTTAGTTTGGACGAAAGACGAAAGCCAAAAAGGTAAAGAAGATAAAGAGATTTTGTCTGTAGATAAGACAAGATGGATGAAAAAAGGTCGCCAAAAGGAGATTCACTTTGGAGCAATGTCAGCAGAAGAAAAAGTTCGCCTCGGTATTTCCGAAGATGCAGACGAACTAAATCAATAGACACCATTGGAGAGGAGCCAAAAAGCCCCTCTCTTTTTTGTTTTCTGTGTACATTTAACTTCGTGCCGAAAAACACCTGACAAAGAACCCTTTGTCGTCACTTACTAAGTGTAAGGTTCGATAAAACATGAACCGCGAGAGTACAAAATTGAGTGCCGAAAAACACCTGACAAAGTACGGGTGATCGTCACTTACTAAGTGTAAGGTTCAGTTTTATTGAACTTAAAGAAATCGGTTGGGAACTTCCCAACGAAAATACATTAAATTTATAGTCCAACGGGACAAAAGGAGAAAAAGAAAACAATGGCATCTATCAACAAAGACGCACTCGTAAAAGACATGACCCCTATTTTTGCAGAACTGGCAAAAGAAGCAGGTCTAGATATTCGTGTAACACAAAAACTAACTGGACTTGCGGTTGACGCTTACACTTCTGCGGTTAAGGCTCACATGGCGCTTGGCAACGATGTAAAAATTGTTAACTTTGGTTCTTATGAACTGCGTACTCGTGCTGGTCGTACTGGACGCAACCCGAAGACTGGCGAAGCACTTGAAATCGCTCCGTCTGTCAACTACGGTTTCTCTCCGTCTAACAACGTAGAAATGCCGTCTCACGAAGTTGCTTCTGCAATTCTTGCTAAACGTGAAGCTGAAAAAGCGGCACGTAAAGCAAAAGCATAATTAGCGGTTCCATACGATGGAACTGCGGTGGGTAGTCGATACCAATGTACTACTTGAACACATTCAGGTAGTACATTCCCTTGAAGCTGAATATGGGAAGCCTGTAATTCTATCGCACGTATTGCGCGAGTTGGAGAAGCATACGATTAGTCGTAATGCTTCTCTCGCTTACCGCGCACGTAAGGTAATTCGCTTCCTTGACGCAAACGAGGGCTTATTCGAGTATGACTTGGCAGATTATAAATTTGACCTGAACGACAGATTTGATGCTGGTTACGTGGATAATATGATCATACAGGCTTGCGTAGTGAACGGTTATGGTCTAATATCCAACGACCTTCTGTTAATTCGAAAAGCCAAAGCATACAATATTCCTCACCTAAAAGGTTGGGAGTTAGCTGTTCCAGAAGATGTTTATGGTGGAGTTCGAGATGTCTTCATTGACATGTCGAAGAAAGAAGATCGAGAGTTCTATAAAGAACTTTACGCCGTGAAAGATGAATACAAGATTGGCGGTTACAATCCACTAGGTCTGGTTCGGAACGAATACTTGTTTGTTTGGGACACTTCAAAACCAACCGAGTTTGATCAAGAAACTGGCGAACCGATTGCATATGAGTTGGTTCGTGGTGCGAAGCATCGTTGGGACGGAGAAATGCTTGCCAAACTTTCGTTCAGCAAAATCAAAAGTAAATTTATGGGAGAAGTCGAGCCAATCAATCATAAGCAAGACGCTTTGTTTGATCTGTTGCAAGACCCCACCATCACTGTAAAAGGTTGCTTTGGTACTTTTGGTGTTGGAAAAGATTATGTAATGTTGTCCCATGCAATTAACCTACTTGAACGAAATAAATTCGATAAGATCGTTTGGGTTCGTAACAATATTGAAGTTAAGGACACAAAAGAGCTTGGTTTTCGTAAAGGCGATTTGTTTGACAAGTTGATTGAATTTGCAATGCCCCTCGCAGACCATGTTGGTGGCGTCGAAGGGCTTAAAATGCTTTACGACAAAAGAAAGATCGAATTGCAACATCTTGGCACGTTGCGTGGTCGCGACATTAAGAATGCGATTATTTATGTAACAGAAGTTCAAAACAACACGAAAGACCATGTTCAACTGTTGCTTGGTCGCGTTGGTCAAGGTTCTGAGCTTTGGTTGAACGGAGACATTAAGCAGACCGATAACTATACTTTCGATATGAACAGTGGTTTGAAGTCACTAATTCGCCTAAAGGGGAATATGCGCTTTGGTCTTGTCACACTTGATAAGACAGAGCGTAGTGAAACTGCTGAAATGGCAAAGTTACTTGAAGATTGATCGAATTGTCCTTCCGTTTTTGGGAACACCACATAAACCGTATTGGTGGGAGTGGCTTTTGCGTTGAAGTAGTTGCAGAAACAACAAAAAGTACCTTACTGGTTGGAGGCTTTTGAGTTTTGTGACGAGGAAATATAGCGATATGAGAAGAACCAGAACTTCGCTGTTGCTGTAGTGGTGGAAATGGAGGACTCTACAGCGATTTGATTTAGATCGAACGGTCAATTTCAGATGCGTGGTCATGGGACAAACGGTGAGGGAATTTCCCAATATACCCTGCGCCTTTTAATGGTTTTACGGCGGTAAGTGTGTAGCACAATGAGGGCTAAACCTCGACAATTGCGTAGCTGGTGTACAACAGCGCACACAAAAACCAGTTCCCAAACGTCTTTCGTAGTTGTGGCGTTTAAACAAATAGTGTAGCTAACTGTTTGACAACTACGATTTTAACTTGGAGAGGTAGACCGTAAGTGGAAGCGGGCGTGGCTGTAACCCACGTGCCTTTGTGCCTTGGAGGTTCGATTCCTTCCCTCTTCACCAATATGGGTAGTTACCGAAATGGTTATAACGGCGTGGTCTTGAAAACCAATGTGCTGTAACAGGCATGGGGGTTCGAATCCCTCACTACCCGCCACTTGCGGAATTAGTCTAATGGTCTATGACGTGTGCCTTCCAAGCATGAAGCAAGGGTTCGATTCCCTTATTCCGCACCACAAAATGCTCAACAATACGGACGAACAGCCCACTTGATGGACTGCCTGAGTTGAAGCGACAGCACGGCATAGCTGGCATTCTAGACAACTGCAATATGCTAGGGCTAATGTCGCGCCCTGACACACAATTGCTCTGTGTTGAAGCGACATCCAAATATTGTTGGGTAGCATAATGGTAATGCGCTCTGCTTGTTGTGCGGAGGGCAATGTTGGTTCGAGTCCAACCCCGACAGCCATTTGTGGACATAGTTTAACGGCTAGAACTTGTGCTTGCCAAGCATACGGCGAGGGTTCGATTCCCTCTGTTCACACCAGCGGTAATTTTGGATTCGTTTAAGCCCTAAAATAACGAACCGAAGAGTGGTTTGGCTACCTTTAGAACTTCGAAATAAAAGTAATAACGTAGCAATTCATGGGGGCATGGTGGAATGGGCAGACACGCTAGTCTCAAAAACTAGTGCTTTAAGCGTGAGGGTTCAAGTCCCTCTGTCCCTACCAATTGGCTCTCTAGCTGAGACAGATTAGCATTCGCCTGAAAAGCGAAGGAGGTTGGAGCGTTACCAACGGGAGCCACCACAGGGTTTTAGTTTAACGGCAAAATGCTTCTTAGTTCAAGGAAGAGATGTGGGTTCGAATCCTGCAACCCTGCCATATAATCAAAACCATATAGGAATAAAAGGGGAATAACAATAATGTTTAATTTTGGTATGAAATCTGCACGTGTAGCTGACCAAATCGACGCAGAAGTAAAAGCTGGTGTTGCTCTTTTGCAAAACGCAGAAATTGTTCAGAAACAATTTGACTTCGTGGAACAAACGTTGCAACAGTTCGCGTCTATTATCCAATCACAAGATCCATCTGCGGCTATGCAATTTACGAATATGCAACAGCAAATCGACAACACACAAAGTCAGGTTAAAGCATCTCTTCAACAAATCGCACAAATCTTTAAAAATATTGACGCTTTGACAGACAAGATTCAAAACTAATCACTTGCGGGGAGGTTCCCTCCCTGCTTCTATTGGGTATTCTGTATAACGGGAGTACGCCAGCCTTACAAGCTGGAGGAAGGGGTTCGATTCCCTTATACCCAACCAATACAATGGGGATGTAGCTCAATAGGTAGAGCATTCGCCTTGCAAGCGAAAGGTAGCGGGTTCGAATCCCGTCTTCTCCACCATAATTCTCTCCTTTGGTGTTTTCTCTTGGGGCATTTAACATGCCCACTTTTTGCTTCCTTCGTCCAATGGTAGGACTCTCGAATGATAATCGAGGTATGATAGTTCGAATCTATCAGGAAGCACCAATTATTGCGTAGAAGCTGAAGTGGTGTAGCACCGCACTGTTAATGCGGGGGTCGTGGGTTCGAGTCCCACCTACGTAGCCAAAAGCTGTCGGGGATGGCAAGGCAAAGCGAACAAAGAATATTCTTTGTTCGGAAATTGTGGCAGAGTACGAAGAATTTCGTGACGATCAATTTCCCTACCCCTGAACAATATTGCGGGTTAGTGTAATGGTAAGCACCTCAGACTTTGATTCTGATAGCAAGGGTTCGAATCCCTTACCCGTTGCCAATGCGTCCATAATTCAATTGGAAGAACGCCGCTCTCTAAAAGCGGAAGGTGTGGGTTCGAGTCCCGCTGGACGCACCATTTTATTTATATCAAAACTTTGCCCATTCAATACGGCAAGTGCGCATTAGTTAGATAGAAGAATGGGCAAAGTTTTGATATAAAATGTTTGGCACAAGTGGTAATGAAAATAAGGAGGAACTACAGTGAAAGTGGTTTTAAATAAGCTATAGATTGAAAAAACAAGAATTGTTTTTCATTTCAACAAGAAGCACAATGAAGATAGCAGTATCCCACCTTGGATTGTAAAGGCGAAGGGACGAACATACTACGTGAACCACATGTCTGTTAGTGAGGGCGTTGGCTTTTCTACGAAAGAAACGCCAGAAAATGAACACACAAAAGCGGCATTGATGGTAAAGGGCATTCTTGAAATTGTGACCTATGAAGACGGCACTGTCGAAGCGTTCGTTTCGTAATGGATAGAGGGCAGAAAGGTTCCTGCCGCGCTAGAAATAGTCAACAGAGATGCAGGGTATGCCGTCCTGCCTATCTTTTTGGAACAGTGGGTGAGCGGCTTAAACCACCTTCCTGCTAAGAAGGCGTGGGTAAAACCACCGCGAGTTCGAATCTCGCCTGTTCCGCCATATCTTTCAGTTGACAGAGCACTTGAAACATTTTGAAACTTCGTGCCGAAAAACACCTGACAAACAGGGGTACATCGTCACTTACTAAGTGTAAGGGTTAGATAAAACGCAAGCCTTTGCAATCGAGCCTACCATCTTCGATTAGGTGCAAATGGTAGGTTGGATTGTGATGGGAATGCGTGTTGGTTACGCATACTGCGTTGTGACCGCAGGTGTCGCGAGTTCGATTCTCGTCCATCACCCCAAATTTTGGCGCATTCTTCTAATGGTTAGGAAAACGGCCTTTCAAGTCGTTAATGTCGGGTTCGATTCCCACATGCGTCACCACGAGATCACGAGTAGTTTAGAAGTCAAGCATTGCGTTTGGCTTCAGGATGAAAGGGTCGCGGGTTTCTACGTTCCAATACTAGTTGAAAAACGTAGCGTGTGTTGACTACGAGAAGGACAACAGCCTTAGTCTTTGAGCTAGAAACAAAGATGGGATTCTGGTGTTCCTATATGAAAATGAAGTACCAGAGGGGTTCCTGTTGATTGTCCAAAAGAATCAATAGCGTTTCATGATGTCGTGACATCATGCGGTTCGGAGTAACTAGTAAACAAGCTCCCTTGCAGTTGGATGCAACTGGCTATCTGATCAATAGCTTGCCAACTGTTCGTATTACATGGGGGCTTGACGGAATTGGCATACGTATCTGCCTTAGAAGCAGAGTTTTAGGAGTTCGAGTCTCCTAGCCCCTACCAATATTACGGAGTGGAGGAGTGGTTTCCTTGACAGGCTCATACCCTGTAGACACGGGTTCGAATCCCGTCTCCGTAACCAATATCCTCTTAGTCGAATGGACGAAGACGCGAGACTACGAATCTCGAAGTGGTGGTTCGATTCCATCAGGGGATGCCAAATGTGTTGTCACCAAGAGAATGGTGACTCATAACAGGGAGTGGCGCAGTCTGGTAGCGTAGTCGCTTTGGAAGCGAGCGGTCGCAGGTTCGAATCCTGTCTCCCTGACCAAAATTCGTACAAATTGAATCATAAAAATTGAAGAGACAAAAGGAGACTACAACAGAATGGCTCAAACCATGACTATCACGCAAGCTCTTGTGGAATTGAAAACTCTTGATGCTCGTATTCATCGTGCAATCAATGACGGTACATATGTAGCATACTACACTGGTACTGCTCAAAAGATTGAACCGCGCTTTGGAACTTCTGTTGAAGATTTCACTAAACGCGCAGGGTCGAAACTTCAATCTGTACTTGATTTGATTGAACGTCGCAAGCGGATTAAGTCTGCTGTTGTAATCTCGAATGCTGGCGTGAAAGCTGGTGACGGATATGAACTTCGCAAGATCACAATCGGCGGTAAGGAAATGACAATCGCAGAAGCGTTGGAGCGCAAGAATTCTTCTATCGCTTACGACGAAGCACTCCTTGCAAAATTGGAGTCTGATTATGCATTAGCTCTTTCGAAAGTGCAAACTCTGCAAAAAGAGCTAGATCGTAACGTTGAGGATTTTGTTCGTGTCTCTTTTGGAACAGAAGCCACTAAGCACCGTTCAGCCGAACAGCAAGCGTCTGTTGATGCATATACTGCACAACGCCAACCGATTTTGCTCGATCCTCTCGGTATTCGCGACATGATTGATAAATTGCGCACTGAAATCGAAGACTTCAAGGCAGAAGTTGATTACGCTCTTGTTGTTGCAAATACGCAAACTACTATCGAGATTGATGGGTAATAGTTTTCGTATGGTGTTTCGCCACGAATTCAAGAGCGAGTGGTAAAGTGGTTTCACTGTACCAATAAACAGTGTTGTTGCTAATCAGACGAAAATCAGCGAACTTCGCTTCCTAGCCCATTGGGTTAAATGGGCAACCTTGTTATATGACTTTTATCGTGATACTACGGAAATTATTTAAAAGCACATTCATAGTATGTTGAATGTAGACAAATATGGATGTAAAGATAAAAGTTCAAAGTTAATAAGGTTAGAAGCTCACGACTCTTACATTCTTTTGAATTAAGAATCATGATTCAAGTCTGAAAACTTGACAAAATCCACGGTAAACAGCTTTCGCGAAGCTGTGATTGGCTTGCAGGTTGTAGCGAATTGACCTTGTTGATTGCCACGTGGCTGTTTGGTTAGCAACTTGTTTTATTGCCGAAGTAGCACAATGGCTAGTGCAATCGCCTTGTAAGCGAAAGGTTGCAGGTTCGAATCCTGTCTTCGGCACCATTAATGGTGGTATCGTATAATGGTTATTATATTCGGCTGTCTCCCGAAAGACAGGGGTTCGATTCCCCTTACCATCGCCAAAAGCATCGTCGGCACAACCATTTATTCCATCCTCCTGAAGCTGAAATATGTTCTTCTTTTTCTGTGTCGATGATGTGTTTTATGCGGGGTTGGCGAAGTGGCTAACGCGCTCACCTGCAACGTGAGAGATCATTGGTTCGAATCCAGTACCCCGCTCCAAAAGTGCTAAAATGGCAATGTCGTGTGCGACAATCGACATTCTCCGCAGGGGAGACGATAAACTAATCCTGAAACGATATTAACTATTGTCGCTTCTTTTATGTGCCGTTGGTCTAGTGGATAGGGCATCTGCCTTCTAAGCAGATACAGAGGGGTTCGAATCCTCTACGGCACTCCATATTATGCGAGTGTGGTGGAATTGGCATACACAACAGACTTAAAATCTGTCGCCTTTAATGGATTGAGAGTTCGAGTCTCTCCACTCGCACCACACGTATTGTGCTGGTGTAGCTCAGAAGGTTAGAGCGCATGACTTATAATCGTGAGGTCGTTTGGTTCAAATCCAACCACCAGTACCACTTTGCGCTCATGATGTAACGGTTTAGCATAGCTGACTTTTAATCAGTTCGTCGGGGTTCGAATCCCTGTGGGCGCACCAAAATATTTTGTTTGCATGTATTTGCTATAGGTGTGGTGGCGAAGTTCGGTTTAACGCTCTGGTCTGCAAAACCAGCATTCGGGGGTTCAAATCCCCTCCATACCTCCATCTAGGGGCTTGGTGTAATGGTAGCATGACAGTCTCCAAAACTGTTGGTACGGGTTCGAGTCCTGTAGCCCCTGCCATTTTTTTGACTATTCATTGAGAATGATTTTCAGTCTCAATACCGAGAAAAAGGAGAAACAAGGACAATGCGATTTTATGCGATTGCTACTAAACAGGACGACAAACGTTCTTTTGACTTTACGATTGCAATAGAAGCGACTCACCGCCATGTTGCAGAACGAATGGCGCATGATGAAGCCAAAATGGTTGGTGCTACAGTCAAGAGCGTTCATGTAGTAGGAAATGACCGCACCAAAGGTTCACGACTGTACAAGCCCACATGGGAACGAGATAAAGATGGCAGAATCATCACCTAAGATTTCATTGGTGGTTGCAACAAGCAAAGATCAATTGCAGACGATTTCCAATATGATTACATACTTGTTGAATAATAATATTCAAAGATATGTTATTGGAAAAGACTATTGCAAGGTTTGGCTTGTTGATGGTGGACGTATTGATGTTGTGCTTGAAGATGTAGGACATAGTTGTGGTGGAAGATGCCATAATTTGTTCTACTTTGGAGATACAAACAGTCGTACCTTTGCGGAAGTATTTCTACCACGTGTTTGCAAGTAGAGAACAGGAGATCAACATAATGCCTAAATATGGAGAAAGAGAAGTAGCAGATGTAATGTTCATTGATTTACGAACTGGTCAAATATTACACGCTATATCATATTTGAAAATTACGGAATCATTGACGTTCTTCGATGTTCAACCAAGTAACTCAAAAAAGGAAGAGTTCAAAAATGATTCAACTTTTAGATGAGAAGTACTTGAATTCCATTAAAGATGTTCTGCATGAAAAGTTGTCGCAAGGAGCGGTCAAGCGTGTGTTGGTAGATTCCAGCTTTACACGCGGCATTGGAAAAACAACTGCGTTAATCAATTTTGCAAAACTACATGGTCTAACGGTTTTCGTTAAAGGAAGAGAAGTAGCTTCTTTGTTGCGTAATAAATTTAATTACCAACATATTTTTTCAGATACCCAAGCAAGAAGTGTACGTGGATCTAGTAGCAGTTTGCTATGTGTAATCGACGAAGGGGTAAATTCGCAACAGGTAAAAGATTCTGGATTTACTGTCGTAACTGGATTTACCGATAAATAATATTCGGAGAAAAAAAGGGAGTAACGACAATGGCAAAATTCACGAAAGCATTTAGCGCAAAAGGCTATCTGCATGAAGATATGATGATCGAAGAGATCGACACGAAGAATGAAACATCTGAACTATATGATCTATTGGCGATTCTAAAAGAAGAGTTCGTCGGTAAGACGATTTCAATTTCTATCAAAGTCGAAAATGCGGTTGAATCAAGTTCTGAACGTCCTTCGGAAGACGAGTAAGGTGTAGCTTATGACAGTACGCACTTATACTGATTCTATGGGGGATAAGGTCACAGTAGGGAAAGCTCATCTTGACATGGCTGTCGAGATCAAGCTAGAACTGCAAAACGCATCTCCATCTCGTAAGTGCAATTGGAAAGAGCATCAGGCGTGTATGGAGAGCGAAGGATTTTGGGATTCTGACACAAATGAAAGTTATCGTTGCATGGTGAAAGCATATCAAGCTGAAATTGGAAAACTTGATACGGCAAAACGTCATGCAGAAAAAGTGGCAGTTTCAAAGTTGGACTCTATTCGAAAACTGACGGGAGATTTATATCGCGAACGCCGTGAAAATCAATTGATTCTAAATGGAATTAATCGAGCGAAGCGCGAACTTACTCATGTGGCTGTAACGGCAGAAGCGGTACGCGATGCACTTCTTGATGAAATTCAAATTAAAATCCCCGAATACGCATATGGCACTCGAATTCAAAATTCGAAGAACAGGGCTGTTGTAACGCTGACAGACCTTCATGTGGGAGCATTGGTTGATAACGTGTTTGGTAACAGTTACAACTATGAAATTGCGCGGAAAAGAATTGATGCCTACCTAGATCGAATTATTGATCATTGTATAGCGTTCGAAATCAATGACGTGCATGTGGTGGGCTTGGGAGATATGATTGAACATGTTTACATGAGAGACAAACAACGTGATGATGTAGAATTTAACATGAGTCAGCAGATTGTAAAAGCTGGCGAATTGATTCTATACTTCTTGACGAGCCTGTCGGGGCATGTAAACGTAACTTATGAAGCAATTGACGGAAATCACGACAGAATGCATGGCAATAAAGACATTTCTGCCGATTCAGACAATGCTAACTACGTTATCAATCATATGATTAAGACAGTTATTGATACAAGCGGTGTTGAGCGAATCCAGTATCTCGAAAATAGATCAGGTACGGAAATCAATATTGAATTGAATGGAAAGAAATTGAAGTTTGTTCATGGTCATCTTGACGAGGGCAACAAGCGTGATCGCTTAAAGGCTTACATTTCAATGGCGAACGATTTTGTAGATTGCTTAGTGTATGGACACTTGCACAGCTATCAGGTAGAAGAGTCAGATCATGGTCGAATGGTAGTTGGCGTAGGTAGTTTTATTGGTCGAAACAGCTATTCGAAAAAAATATCATGTGCTACAGACGCTTCGCAAGTAATGATTGTGGTAACTGGTGACGGTGAAATCATCCCACTGAGGATTGGATTGCAGGTGGTGTAAGCAATGTTCATAAACAGATTCGCACAGAATACGATAGACTTTTCGTTGCTAAAGTATGGCGACTTGATCATTCAAAACGGTAAGAAGTACATTTTTCAGGGGATCGACAAGGACGGGCAACCGATCTTTGAGTCGGTTTCGAGCGAGGTGCAAAGTGAAAATGTTTGAATTTAATCGCGAATCCAATGCTTGTCCTGCTTGTGGAACGGCGCACGATAAAGACAATGATCTTGTCGGTGTAGATATAAGAGAATTTGATTCGGAATCATACATCGAAGATATGGTTGCTATGTTCGCAGAACATGTAACAACGGAAGATCAGCTTCGTGTTGGTCTAAAGAAAGTTTTTTTGGATGGATACTTGAACGGCATTCAGGTTTATTTAACAGAAGAAATTCAAAAGAAGCTCGAAGAACTGAATGAAGCTCAAACCATGCTATTCGATGACAAATAAGAGGAAGTCTTTTGAGCGTCTATCTTCTAGATAGACGTTGACTTGGACTTCTTCTTATTTAAGAAGGAGGGCGTTTTATGGTAAAAGAAACGCAAAAGAAAATATGTGTTCGTTGCCAAAGGAGCAAATCGGTAACTCGCGACTTCTTTGTTAGCAACAGTTCCATCTTTCCAGATGGACGAGTAAATACTTGTAAAGCATGTTTAAAAACGGAGCTAGATGAAAATGATATAGCTTCCGTCAGAAGAGTTTTGCGGCAGATCGACAGACCATTCATTAAAGAGAAGTGGTTTGAATGTGTTCAAGCTGGAAAAGAAACTCTTGGATGGTATTTGAGAGAAGTAAGTACATTGCCACAATATAAAGATAAGACTTATGATGATAGCGATGGAATGAATGAAGTTCCAGAAGCTACAGCAACTATGCAAGATAACTTTAGTGCGGAAAAGCGCGAAAGCAAAAAACAACTTCCAGACGTTCCTTTAGAGATTAAGTTAAAATTTGGGGAAGGGTTCACGGATTTCGAATACTTGCAAATGGAGCAAGAATACGATGCCATGAAAACATCAAACCCCATTGAAACACCACAGCACGTTCGACAGTTGATTCAATATTGTCAGAACATTGTCCTAATGGACAGGGCGCGTCGAGAAAATCGAATGAAAGACTACAAAGACTTGAATGCGGTGCAAAAAGACTTGGTTGGCATGGCTGGTTTCGCAGGAAAAGACAAGCGGGATGGGGCGCAACTATCAGGTGTGCGTTCGTTTTCTCAAATATTCGCAGAAGTAGAAAAACGTGGATATATCAAGCCAGCACCCATTGAAGAGAATCAAGATATTGTAGATAGAACAATTCAGTATATGCTAAATTACAATCTACGTTTGTTTGATCGTCAGATTTTAGACGAACCACCGCATGATACGCCAAAGGTGAGTGATGTTGAATGATGGACGAGCAAACCTTGACTATTCGACCATTTGAAGAGGTGTTGGATGATTGGCGAAAATATTGCGAATATTGGAAGTCATATCCTGATAGATTTATAGATTTCATTCGTACAGAAGATTGCCCAATTAATCTTTTCTTCTATCAAAGAATCATGCTTCGTGTGTTGTTCAGATATAAGAACACCTACCTGACCTTTACACGCGGTACAGCAAAATCGTATACGCAAATTTTGGCCATGTACCTTAAAGCCATTATGTATCCTCGTACTGTTCTTTTCTTGGTGGCACCCGGAAAAGAACAGGCGGCAAGCATTACAAAGCAAAATGTAGAGAAAATTTGGACTCACTTTCCTATTTTGAAAAATGAATTGGTACTAGACTCCCCTCATGCGGCAGAAAATTGTTCGTTCGGTAAGGATTACGTGACTTTAAGATTTCGCAATGGTTCGAAGATCGAAGTTATCGTAGCAAGCGAACAAGCTCGTGGTGGTCGAAACAATGGCGGGGCAATTGAGGAAATTGTTGACGACAAGATGAAACGTGAAGTCATCAACGATGTAATTTTACCTCGAATGGCAGATGATCGTTTGTCGATGTATCGTGACCCCGAAACGGGAAGCTCTCGTGATCCATACGAAAATCATAAGTTCGTTCAAATAGTAACTACCGCTGGCACTCGTCAGTCGTATGCTTTTGAAAAGCTAATGGAAGTAGTTGGTCTGATGGCAGAAGGTAAATCGGCATATTTTATGGGTGCTGGATACGAATTGCCATGTATGCATGGACATTTAAGTATCGAAGAAATTATGGAGAGAAAGGAAGCCCCAACCACTAATCCACTTGGTTTTGCACGTGAGTACGAATCCGTTTGGACTGGTTCAAGCGACAACTCTTTAGTAAACCTCGATGATCTTACCAAGTGCCGTGTACTGAGAACCACTGAAAACAAGCATAGTGGAGAAAAAGATGTCGATTACATCTTATCATATGACGTTGCTCGTGCTGAAGGCGCACAAGCGGCAAGTTGTGCTTTATGTGTAATCAAAATCAAACCACGTGGAGATGG